ATGAAACAAGATATCTATCTCCCTCTTAAAATGCTCAGAGCTCTCACTACTCAATATCCTATCGTGTGGAAAGAGATGGAAGAATTCCATGATATGAATGGTACAGCAAGTTCTGTATCATGGCCTGAGTGGTGTTATGCTCCAATCGAAGCCGCACTGACTGTTGTATCGGATGGGCATGACCTTAGCCGTCTGTCGATGAATGAAGTGAGCGCTGTTGTGACATGTGCGCAGCTCGTTTCTGTTTTGGCACCGTGGAGGCTCAGTAAAGAAGTCTATGTTATCAACGAAGATATAAAAGACCTTCTCTTTGAACAAAAGGATGACATCGATATACCTGTCGATATTCTGATGCATCTCCCGTATCAGTGTTTTTATGTTGAGTTGCCCAATACTTATTTCGACAATGAAAAGATTCACGGTTTCTTCGTGTCTCTTGATTATAATGTTAAGCTGCATGAGCGTGATTTGAAGTTGACGTTCCTTTCTGAGAATGGGGATTCGTTCACTTATCCCATCGACCTTGATGCCGGAACCATTGAAAACAGTATTAAAAAGTTAAATGAACAGCTCGCTGAACACGCCAAAAGAAATAAAAAGCTGGAAAAGTATGCAGAGGCAGACCCCGCAAAAGATGAAGAGACGATCACGTTTATCAAACAAGTCATGCAGGTCGTCCTTTATATTTTGGCACAGAACGCAGAGATTGCCCCAGATGAAGAACAGGCAACTGTAACAAAGCGCGGCAAAGTAATCAAAGATAAATATTCTGAGATTCGTAAATGGGATGTTGGCGAAAGAATCGGCGCAGCCATCCGTCAACAGAAAACGAAGGCATCTGGTAGCGACTCTGAACCCACTACTCACAACTCACCGCGCCCTCACATGCGTCGTGGTCACTGGCATCATTTCTGGACAGGTCCCAAGAACGAGCCTGAGAATAGACTGTTGGTTTTAAGGTGGTTGTCGCCAATGGTGATTGCCGCTGATTTGGAAATAGAGGATGCTCCAGTTGTATTTCATAAGGTGGAACAATGAACAATCCAAAAATACTTGACCTTGCACTCGCGTTTATATTTCATAGACACCCGGCGGCTAATAAGGCTCAAGCGATTCGTAATCTATCGGACGATGAGTTAGCAGCGCTTTTGTATGAAATAGTTGCACAACAAGATAATTGCCCTCGCACAATCAATGGTTGGAAGGAATGGCTGCAGGAGGAGATAAAATAAAATGCTAAAAAATGGGGTACCAGTCCAATTACGGATTGATACCCCATTCGTTTTATATCAGCTCAATATCACTCGGCTCTACATAGCCCGACACATTTACTGAGATTGGGTACTTGCCGATGCGGCTCTCAAGATTCGTCACTCGATAGCGCCCGTTTACAAGTTTCCCATCAAAAATATACCATTCACCAGAGCGGCGCATACCGCAATGTGTTTGGCTGTTTGAAAATAATATTCCGTCTAATTTAATTTTGTCTCCTGCACGAAATGTATTCTGGTTATCTGTCATCAAAACGAACCCCATGTAGCAGGCCCACAGATGCCATCTGCAGCCAGCCCATGTCCTTTCTGATACTCAATCAGCTTCGCCTTGGTATTCACGCCAAAAATGCCATCAGCTTTAACACCAAGATGCCGTTGTAGTACAGTTACAGCATAAGAAGCACCATTCATAGCGTCTTTCGCACCCTGTCTGATAGTCGGCATAAGATTGGCTACGCTAATATATTTCGTGCCGGATTTACTGATCCAGCGGCTGCGTGTGGTGCGCACATCAACATGAACAAAGCCACTCGTAAGCACAGCACGGCTATAATATCCAATACCACCACTCTTGGCAAAGTAGGGCAGGGAAGATACATACAGTGCGATCCGAATCGGGTCAACGCCCTTGATCCAGATATCAGCGGCAGTTCCTTTACAATGCTGGCTACGAGGGCTTCCACCGATGGAGATGTTATAGGCAGGAGTACGATACCCAGAGTTGATATGGACAGGAGCGCCGAAGTGAGCGCGGATCTGTTCTAGCACTTCAATCAGCTGACTATCGACTAGAACTGTATCACTCTTATCGGAGCAGGCGAACTCATAGACGGAAAAATGAGCCGACACCTTTTTGTTCTAGTCCTTCTTCATAGAGTATGTAATAACACCCATTTCATCACACCTTCAATTCTTTTTGAGCTCGTCCTTGATTTTATCGTTCTGGATGTCCATCTCTTTGACAGCAGCCTCAATCATGGTCTCAATAGTCGGAGTGATCTTCACACCCAGATGCTCCAGAGCTTCCATAACGTATTTCTTCTTGTCGGCTTTTTCGATAGCGCCGGTTGCGCCCAGCTTCTCTGCAGCACGAACAGCAATCTGTACTAGCTTGTACACACCGATTTTCTTCAGATAGGGGATACCATAGGCCATAAAGGCAGTACCAGCGCCAGCAATAACCAGGCGGACGATAACAGAAACCAGCTCATTGATAATATCCATCATAATAAACCTCCAAAATAAAAAAGCCCGGGACACGCAGTCTCGGGTTAGTTCGTAATATTCTTTGTGTTGTTCTGACCATCGATCAAATAGTTCTCAAGTGCAGCCTTGGCCTCCTTCATTGGCTCGATCGCGTTGCCGTCGATGCCGTGACTGAGGAGTGCAAGCAGAGCCTTCATGGTGACATTATTGCCTTGCTCGCTGTGACTGATACGCTGTTCTGATTCGAGAATTTTACGGTCATGTACTTCCAGCGTGATACTGTTTTCTTTCTGGTGCTCTTCTAATGAGACCAGCTTGGATTGAAACAGGTCGAGCCTGTCTTTATCTGCACCTAGTTTTCTATTGATCTTCTCAAGTTCTGCATCGTGGGCATTCAGCCGCTCGTTCTGTTTGTCATCTGGTGCTTTCGCATGATTGATTGCCTTGATGATAACAGCGATAGCGGCTGAAATAGCAGTGATGCCACCACAGATACTCAGCAACATGGTCTACAACTGCTGTATGGTAAAAGAATAGACGTGAGGTGCGGCATTCAAACTTCCTATCATGTCTTCTCACCACCATTCGTACCACTGTCTGTATTTTTGGCTTTCAGTGTTTCATTGATCTCGGTCAGCTGTGTAACAATAGCGTTCAGTGCTATCACGATTTCTTTGCCTGTTTCGTCTAATAACAGCGGCTTTAAGACTTCCTGCGCCATAATTCCTCCTTTCAATTGACAAATTCCTATCAACGTGATATAGTGAGAGCAGTACAAACCCTCCATCGGGCTAGTACAAACTCATTTTCTATGAGTTGTTGCGTGAGTTAGAGTCTCTGTGATGTAGCCATCGTCACAGGGGCTCTTTCTCTTTATGTGCGTTTTCCGCCATCACATACAGTACGCCAATGATAATGCGGGCGCTCTTCATGGAATAGAACATAACGCAGCCAGTCATCAACAAAGATGCACAGCAGCGCAAGGAAAAACCATAGCACTGTAAACGGCAGACAGATTTGACCTAGCAGATTGAACGGCAGGGAAGAGTAGTCCCAGATATGTAAGCCAAGCATCAAATTCAGTGGGACACCTACTACAAGCTCCATAGCAGTCACAAAGAGCGCTCCAATACCAGCCTGTTTCCAGAGCGGCATTTCCCAGGGAATATAGTTGTTCAGTCCACCGATCACAAGAAAACAGATGCCACCGACAACAGCCATCGTCCAATGAGAATGCCCGCGCCACAGAATTTCGATGCAATAATAAAGGCGTCCTCCGATCAAAAAGAGGATGCCGCATTTGATTAGTTCACGAAGTTTGTTGCTCATTAGCGTCCTCCTTTATTTCTGCATTGGTCGTTTCGTCTGTAGACCCGGATTCATCAGGACTTTCAGGATTCTCAGTAGAATCATCATCACTACCATATACGATAGCGATAGCATCTACCTCTTCACTTGTCATACATGCTTTGATGTCAACCTCCAATTCCTGCTGATGAGAGACAAAGGGCTTCACATACATACCAATCGCCAGTGCCAGAGCTGCCAGATCGTCATAAGTCCACTCCACACATTCATCGCCGGTAGAATTCCATGTCAGTTTAAAAGGCTGTCCGGCAGCTGTAGAGATTTGGTACAGGGCAAGGTTGCTTGTAAGCAAAGCCTGCTTCTCACTGGTGACACTGTAATATTTGCCATCAGTCCATTGAATTGGATGAGATGCAAGATATTCAGAAAGACACATCTTACTTTCTTTAATTTTTGTTTCTTTATAGAGCTTTAGCTGTTCAAAAAGTTCTTCAGTGGTCGGCGGCTGGGGCACTTCACCGTATTCATACACTTCATACTCCGTCCCGCATAGGCGAATGCCCTAGTAAGCTTCCCCGGGCTGTGCATTTTGGTTGTGTGCGTTCACCGCAGCCTCGATTGCGCTGTAATCTGCCGGGGTGCCGTCGGTCTCGGTCGTCGTTGTGTACCCGGGGCGGATCATTGTTTCTTCCATTTTAAAATCTCCTTTCCGGGCGCTCAGATAATATAATTATTGTCGCTCTGCCACCAGGACGTAGCCTTGACCGTTGTCACCAGCGTGTTCAGCGGCAGCACGATGCAGGGGCGCAGACCCTTAGAAAATTCGCGGTGTTCGCCTACACTGGAGAAACTACCATCCGCATAAAACGTGTACATGTAGTTACCGTTGTGGGTTCGCTTGGAGCGTGTCCAGTATTCGTCATTCGCGCTTCGTTTGCTGGTGGCATCAGTCGTATAGTCGAAGTAGTCCAGCTTTGCACCCTCCTGCGCCATCAGGCCACCCACACCCTGCCAGGTGTAAACGCCCATCTCGACTGCGGAAAGCAGAAAGCACTTTCTCGAAAGGCCGTTCGAGCCGGAGGAAACATTGGCCGAATTGTAATCAGCCTGCTTCACGTAGGGCAGATGCACGGTCATCAGGCGGTTTGCTACACTGGGTGTGATATTTCCGCCCGGGTAGTTGACACACCAGTTGTCCAGTGCCCACCCTTCGTAACCGTAGATGTAACTGCCACTGATAGAAGTGGATGCTGCAATGTTCGTCCTCCAGAGCCATGCGCCGTTGGCCGTGCTGTCGTACAACCCGCCGCCTGGAACGCCCTTATGCACCAGCTTATACCAGCAGGTATTGCCGCTCGGGTCTGCAATGCCAAATTCTGTCCCCAATGCAAAGGAGCTGATGGGATTGCCGCCGTCATAGAACTTCTTGGCCACGCCGTCCACGCCGATATAACCCTTGTGCACAGGTCTTGCTACGCCATCTATTCCAGTATAAATTTTTGAAACTGATTTGGCGCTTCCGCCAATTCCTGTATAAATCGCCATAATCAATCCTCCTTACGCATATACCAAAAGCACTGTGCCAGTCGCAAGACTACTTCCGGCACCCGGGTCACTGGTTTGAGAGATAATTTGTGTGATATCTGTTGTAAAAGCCACAGTCCTCCATCCCGACTACGTTGAACACATATCACGCCGGTTACGATAATACAAACGCTCAATACCGTTATTGCCGCCGCTCCAACCAGCAAGGATCTGACCGTCACCAGTGCCGCCAATGCTTAAAACATTACCGTAAGATGTTGGATATCCATTGTTATATACTTGATATACAGAAAGTCCTTTTACGTCAAGAGGTGAATTTATTGCTGTTTGATTTCCTTGATTTGAAATATATGACGCTGCGTTTGCATTGCCAATCGTCTGTTCTCCGATATTTGCAGTTGTAATAATAGTGCCGCCTCGTGGTTCCAAAATGGTACTTGTTGCGACATTATTTCCACTTGCATAATCTGAATCAGAAGTATATTCAAAATACAAATATTCTTGCCCACTGAGTGCTCCAATTGTCTAAACACCATTTTGAGTTCCCTGTCCAACAACTGATTTATAACAACCATCAGACGGAGCGGCTTGATACACAGCGGTGGTATTACGAGCATCTATCCATGAAGAAGGCGTATTCCTTACAATTCTTCCGCTCATCGTTCCACCAGTTAACGGTAGTGCGGCTACATTATCCACATTTCCCAACCCCACATCATTCTTATCCAATGCTCTGAATGTGGCAGGACCATCAGTTCCTGTAGGTGCAGCCAAAACAGTCCGCTTGGTACGATCTAAAGTTGGGTTATACACATGTGTATCATAATTTTCGAGCTCGTTTACCTTGTGTGTATGTCCAACAGCAGCATACAACGTATCTGCCTTCGCTTTGATCCAGTTCCATAAAGCAGCCAGTGGCCTGCGGGTGTACTTCGTAGTCGCACTGCCATCATCACTCGTAACTATAGCGCCAACCATAACAGTGTCAGCATCTTCAACAGCGTCAGCACTCGTCTCCAGTGTATCTACCAATACGCCCAAGTCATGCGTATGATCGGCGGGGGAGACACCCTCTGCAGTCAACTCTTCACTCGTCATTTTATCTGCTGTTGCCACATGACCTGTATTATCAACACTGATGCGATATAATCCGGCCTGTTTTGCTTCGTATACCGGGTGAGTATAATTATTAGCTCCAGCTTCAATACCATCCAGCTTTGCTTTATCAGCCGAGCTCATCAAACCATTATTTTCAGTGGTGGCTACATTAGGGTCGCTTAAACTAGCAAGTTTCTTCTTTTCTTCTGTTGTATAGTCGTTGCTGGATAAGCCGAACCCTTCGATTTTATCTACCTTTGTACCGAGCATAGCCTCAATCGTTTTCCAGAGGTGAACCGTACCCGCTCTGTCTAGCCAACTTTTTTTTTCATCGTTCATCGATATGTGATCGCCTCCTTATAAAACGTTTTATTTGTAATGCGTTGTTTATATCAATCTGCGGAATTTGAATGTAAATGTGGAAGCTGTATCTGCGGCCATAGAACCTTTGATTTGAAGTCTTAAACCAACCCCTTCGGAACGGCCAGAACGAATTGTCCTAAGATAAAAATGTTGTCCATTTGTAGAATGACCAGAACAATGTAAACCTATATCGTCTGCATTACCGCTGTTTGTCTCTTCAGCATACCACTGGACAACTCCACAAAATATGTCTCCCCAAATATTGCAATACGGGGTCGTGTCAGCACGAAACTGCATAATATAAGTTCCAGACGGCAGATCAGTTGAATGAATTCCAGTATCTTGCCAATCTGTTGTGATCGTAATCGCAGAAGTTTGAATCGTCACCACGTCCGGAATCACTTCGCTTGCTATCTTACTCTTAATCCAGCTCCACAATGCACTTAGTGGCTTACGGTGATACCCGGCGGCACTCGTGTTCATCACAACTTCGTCAGAATCTGTGGGGGGGGGGGGTAAGAACCGTATTGAGGTTGAACGGAATGAACTCACTATCAATACCAATATTCATATTTCCTAAAGCCATAATTCGTACCTCCTTTAAGCTGTAGCAATTTTCTTCCAGTCGCCCCATGAAGTCGTGCCTTGACGATAGTAAATGTTACCATTGCTAAAAGCGAATTCAAAGGAACCGCCGCCTGAGGCATCGTGCCAAGAAGATAAACCAATCAAAAACGCACATGCATGACCACTTGACAGCCCAATTTTGCTACTAAGCTTCAAACCACGAAAAATCAGCCGACCGTTATAGTCACCATCAACGCCATAATAATCAGACGGAGAAGTGTTATCATTTCGATTATCTCCTTCAGGGTAAAGGTCATTATGTATGTGAGTGGCAGGGTTAAATTCAGATGGTTTATTCTGCACTTCACTCCATTCAGGGAGTGTTTTGTTCCCGCTATTCATTTCTCCTAGTGCCATATAATCCTCCTTATAAAACGAATATTTTACTCGGTTCAGTAGAATTAAAACTCATATAAATCGAGCCAATAGGGTAGGCTTCTACCCCTACGATATTTAAGTCCCCGATTGCCATATTTCGTAATCCTCCTATTTTGTTTATGGAATGTAATAGTATATCAGCATATCTCCACGATTTGTTGGTAGTTCGGTTACCAAGGAGCTCGAAATGGTTAATTTATTTCTATCTAACAATTCGTAGCTAGCACCTTCCTGCCAAGCGCCTGTCATTGCGTGACCTATCGCGATTGCCCCATCTGGTAATGAAATATCAAGAACTGTCCAATTACATTCTCCAGTTTTATTTTTTAATTTTACTCCACTTATAGGAAGGCTTACACATCCGATTTTGTTTTTTAATGCTTCTGCAGAAGCGATTTTTTTAGCAGTATTTTCATTTGTTGAGATCTCTTCAAGTGATAAAACATCTTTGTATGACACTTTTTCACTTAGTTTATTGTCCACCTGTGCCTTGGTATATCCCTCAACAACCGTACCACTACCGCTATCTGTTTGTCCGCCGCCCTGCACGATATAATACTGAGCTGTAATTTCAGTTGTTGGAACTGATACAGCTCTCAGACGCACATATCCATCAAAGGTCTCCGGGTTTGCAAACTGGGCGTAAGAGGCCACTTTTGCACTGGCCGGTGTCACGCTGATAGAAATAACATCCTTTGAGGTGATCCCGTCGATGTCGAGGTCAATATACTTTGAATATCGGTCCACCGTATCGTCAGTAAGCTAACTCGTAGTCGGAATAGTTAGTGTGTGGATATTGATTGTATTTGCCTTTACCTTCAGCTTCTCATCGATCTCATTCTGCTGGTAGTACCGCTCATCATGAGTGTGACCATCATCGCTTTTCTTTAATAGCTTTACATTGATTTCATCTTCTGTATAATAGCGGTCATCGTGGTTATGTTCTGCACTCGCTTTCCCAGTCAGAGCATCACCAACAGCTTTAGCATCAGCAGCATGTCCAGATACAGTCAGTGTCGCATCCACCACAACCTGCGGCGTAGGCAGAGGATTGCCGCTATCATCAACCATACCGCCAGTGATCGCGTCGATCTCTTCATTCGTCAGTGCAGCCAGCAGTTCATCCGGGTGCGGGGTATCAATCGTGATATCGCCTGTCTCGCCAGTCGTCACTGTAGTCACACCACCGCCAGCGATTTTGATTTTATCCTGCGCTGTACCATTCAGGATTAAATTGATGTTAACTTCGCCATTGACTGCGTTTTTGTCGGCTTCCAGTGTGAATTTTGATGGGTTCAAAAGAATCCAGTCATCGCTACTATAAACATACAAGCTGTCTGGACGCAGGTAGTAAATCTTATTAGACAAAGGAGCCAGCGGAAGCGAGCTTACGATCTCCAAGTCTTTGCTGATTTGAATTCGTCTTGTGCCGATATCTCGATAAGTGCTTCCAGTATCAGTACATACGATCAGTTGGCCGTCAATCACAGGAGCTTGATCCAGCTGAGACTGTGCGACCTCGCGTAATGATAAATTTGCCATACTCAACTCCTTTGCTTAATAAGATTCACCACACAGCGTCATTGCCATGTGGTGAAACAAATCAATTAGCCATCAAGGGATTTCCAGGTAATAGCGCCTTCCAGCACCTGCACACGGCCATCCATAGTGGTATTCAGACCATCTGCATAAGTCTTTGCACTAGTCAAAGCAGCATTAGCCTTGGTGGTTGCGTCATCGGCGGCAGTAGAAATAGCCTCAGCCTTCGCAGCAGCCAGCTCATCCTGAGTGGGCTTTGCATTCCAAGCCTTGCGCTCGTCAGCAGTGATATGCTTTACAGCATCCTTGATATGCTCGTCCAGCTTGTCATTAACGACCTTGACCTTCGCGTCTGCTTCAGCCTTAGTGTAAGCGTCCGGCACTGCAACATACAGACCATCTTCCTCAACGGTGATACTGTTATTGCCTTTGGTAGACACACGAACATTGACAGAGATCTTATTGTCATCAGAAACAGTGACCTCAGCAGTAGGAGTGACCACACCAACATAGATATCGATCAGAGCAGCAACAGGGATCTTCACGACCTCACCAGTGGTAATAGTCAGTTCGATCTCGTGGGTCTTTGTGTTGTATGTACCGGTCTTCACAACCAGATCCTTGCCCAGATTGATCACAAGCTCATCGCCGCCAAACACAGGCAGCTTGATGGTGCGGGTCTCAGCATCATAGGTGGGATCATGGGTCAGGCCGCTCATCACGGTTGGAACAGGAGCACCGTTCTTTGCCACACTCAGAGTGCCGGTAGCAGGGGAGTATGTGACATCCGTAACGAACAGACCTTCCTTGCCCTCGGTTGCGGCAATCTTTGCATTCACATAGTCAGCCACAGCCTTGGTGGTGGGCAGATTGTCGTCGCTTGCATCCGCATTGGGAATCTCAGTCACAATGGGGCGATTCAGCTGTACGAACTCAGTGCCATTCCAAATGTGGAAGGTATAGTCAGTCATACGGATATACAGCAGACCCTGAATCTGACCGCTTGCAGGCAGAGCGCTCACCAGCTTGCAGCTCTTGGTGTACTCATCAGTACCCTTGAAAATCTGGCGCGTGTCTGTAATAAAATACAATGTGTTGGCATCTTTGGTAGTCAGCTTATCATAATTCGCTTTTGTACCGTAGCCAAAATTTACATTAGCCATCTTTGCCTCACTTTCTTAAAATTCTTGCCAAACAAAATTTGTCGGCTCAACGTAAAAAGGCTCAATAGAAAAAAGCCCCGTGGCTTCGCTTTGTTGAACGATCCACGGAGCATATTTACCATTTTCGTCTTTCACCATAACGGTTTGACCTGCATAAGTGTCTTCCGTCTCATTTAATTGCTCGTTTGCTTCAGTAACGCTGGCGAAACAACGATTGCGAGGACGAATCTTTTGAACGGATAGGTCATCACGCACATACATGAACTCCGAGGAATCCTTTGTGATGATCATATCCCTGCCGTCCAACATTCCCAGCGCAATCGCAGCTTCTACATCTTCGGCGTTACCATATCCAAGCTTTGAATATTTAGCCTGTGCCATCTTTGCCTCCTTATAAAAGAAGCGGATGGCTTAGAACGGAACCACCCGCAAACTACCGTCTTCAGTTTCGACGCTCTCCTGAGTAATCTTGACTGCACTACCGATGGGCTTACCGTTGGCCAGCAGCTGCAGGGTATGGTCGTCGTTGTAGCTCAGGTCATCAGCCTTACCATCCAGAATAGCGTTGTTACGATCACTCAGTGCCTTGATCTGTGCATTCAGTGCGATAATGCGCTGGTCAAGTGCGCCCAAAGCCTCATCAGGAACAATGTCGCTCCAATTCTGGATGGGAACAACAGTGATCACGCCAGGACCAACTTTGCGCACGTGCTGAACAGTCGTGCCATCTGGGTCCATTGTCACATCAACAAATGTCAGCTGGATCTGGATATCGCCCGGCTCATTGGTCAGGTTGGTGTCGATAGGCAGCTTATACTCCAGCTTGTTCTTATAAAGCTCTTCTGATTTCTTCAAAATCTCTGTCTTGTAGCGCTTGCTAATAGGCAGAACATACTCAAGCATCACGGTGAATTCACTCATGTCAACATCCTTGTATGTAGTGTCAGCCAGAAAGTGTAGAGTATCCACCTGCTTACTGCGTTCCATAATGCGTTCCCGCTTGCTTACGGTCAGTGTATTATCCTCATTGATCAAAAAGGTATACATATCACACCTCCTTCCTGATGATATACAGATACTCGTCCTTTGAGATTTTGTGCCCGGCAAACAGATTGTCCAGGAGCTTGTCCTGAATCATTCCGTCATTGTACAGTCGATGCATACTCTCAACAAACTCGCTATACTTCCTCTCGTCATTCATAGCAGCCCTCCTTGAATCAAACTCAAAGTGTAAGCATCAATAATAGCCTCGGGCGTTTTACCACCCAAGGCTTTCAGCTGCTCATATTCATACAGGTCAATTTCCTGCAGTTCCACGGTGTCATACTCGGGACATGGGATGAGATAATACCCGTCCACATGCCAGATATGATTACCATCACTGCTGATAATTCCCTGTGCATCATCCTCCACGCAGTTCACCATAATGTCGTGCTTGGGCTGATACTTTACAAAGCGCAGGTGGTCAAGAGCATCGATCACCCGGCCATTTTTCAATACCTTGTAGTACACTCTCAACACCTCCTTAAACGCTGAACATCAAGCGGATACCCTGTTCGTTATTTGCAGGGGTAAATCCGTAATATTCGCCAGTCACAGTCACAGACCAGAAATAGCTGCCATACTGAGCATTCGGGCTTCGCGTCCAATATGCAGCGGGATTGCCATTCTCGTCATTGCAGATGCGGCTGGTATTATCAGTCATAAAGCTGATTGCCGTACCTTCGTAAATATAAGGCTCAACATTCTGAGAGGGGAACAATTCGGCCACAGATGGCAGATAGAAATAACTGTCCGCAGTCACAACTTCGCTGCTCTTATCGCCAATGGTACTGCCAACCTTGACCTGCTTGATGATCTGTTGCCAACCAATCGGGAGAGCATTCAGAATACGACCGTCAAGGAATGTACGGATATTCGCATCTGCCCAGCCGCCAGTGTTAGTGGAACCAGTATTCAGAGCCATCTTCTGACCAAGCAGTCCGGCCTGAATAAAGCTGATAGAACAACGCTTGTTGGAATTATCGCTCAGGTAATACTGTTTGAAGCCACAAGCCTCGAAAGTGAAGTCCTCATGTGTCCATGCGGCCAACTTCCGGCAGGCAGCGTCACCCAGATCGGTATACCAGAGCTTGCCCCAGTAGATTGTGCCTTTTGCGTAACGCTCGTAAGCGCCGTCGTCTGCCTTAGCACAACCAAACACCAAAGTGGCATTTGTCTGTGTGGTGCGAGTACGATTCAACTGAATATAGCCGATTTCAGCAGCAGTGGTATTCGCCGCATAAACGTGAATACCATTTTCGCCCTTGGTATGGCGCAGAACGATCATATCACGAGAACCAAGATGTGCGCCGGTGGTGGATTCAGTACCCCATGCAACCTTGGAGCCGTTGTTGACCCAGAAGCGGAAACCATTCATGCCATTGGTCTGGAAGCACTGAGCAATCACAGAGTTTGCGGCAGAATCTTCGTCGATTCGATAGTCCAGCGCCATAACCCAGCTGCGGTCTTCAGCCAACAGAGATACGCCGGTATCGACATAATTCTTGCCAGTAAAGATCTTCGGCTCGTTGAACAAAACTTTCTCTTCCACGTCGCTAAAGGTGAAGTCGTTGCCCATCTTGATGGTGATAGCGTCTTTGTCAGAAACAACACTCTGCTCCAGATTCACCTTGGTCATGGCATAAATCTCAACAGGGCGTAGGTCACTCAGCTGCTTGTCTCTGAAGTAGCCGCTGACGTATTCGCATATGTCGTAAACAGCATTGATATCCTTGTCGCCATTGACATAGCCGCCTTTGTCCCAGCCACTGAATAGATAATACTTATAAGCAGTCTCTTCGCTTGTATAGGTCGGAGTGTCGCCATCATACAGAACCATAGAGCCATACGGAGCAGTTGTCTGCTGTAGAACAGCGCCGCGATTCATATAGCGTACACGATACTGACGCACAGATTCATCGTATACAGCAGTAACAGTCTGATTTTCAAAAACAGGAGTGAACTCGGTGTCCCAGCCACTGAATGTAAATACCGTACTGATGGTACTCGGGAAGGTAGGTGTCGGGATAGGATTGTCAGAGCGGGTCACAGGGTCAACTGCACGCTCGCCCTTGTCAATATACTGGATATCCAGAACAGCGCCATCCTTATTCACGAACTTCCAAGCATACTGGTTGATCATGGTGTTGTAGGTGATCTCCAAATCAGGCCAGCGCTCTGTGTACAACAGCTTCTCACGCTCACGGATGATGGGTACATGAACTTTGCCTTCCACGACAGAATTGTCAGTGTTGTAGCCATTTTCATCCAGACCGCTCATTGCGTACAGGCGATTCAGCAGGGAAGTATCAGCCAGTTCCCAATCAATACCGGTAATACGCACACGGTTCAGGTTGGTGCACTTGCCCAGCATATCTTTCAGATCGATGGTTGCACACTTCTCAACGGTCAACGTAGTGATATTGGTGTAATCCTCAATCGTCAGGTCAGTCAGATAGTTCAGGTTCTTTGCGGTCAAGCTGGCAATTGCAGGCAGGTGGGCGATTTTGATCTTGCCGCCGCTTGCAAAAGAGACACCGGTAATACCAGAGCCGTCAGCATAGAACTCAGTCAGGCTGGTGCATCCGGTCAGACCAATAGATTTCTTCAAGTTCGGCACGTTCTGCAAGTTCAAATGTTCCAGCAGAGTGTTATTACCGACAGCGAAATCGGTCATGTTCGTATTCTTATAGCCGCTCACACCGGAACCTACTTTCAGCTCTGTCAGCTTAACACCGTGGCTGAAGTCAACATAGCCAGGATAGAAGCCAGAGATATCACCAATGCTCTGAATGATAGAAGCGTTATAGATATAAACTTCAGTATCATTCATTGCGGTGATGGGGCATTCAATCGTGTAGGTCTGTCCGCGCTTGCCACGCACCTTCACAGGGTTGGAGCCGTACAGAACAGAGACGTAGGTATCAGCGTATGGTGTGATATGGAATGTGCCGTCCGGTTTCACGCCAGTCCAGTTGGTTGGAGTATAGCCACGAATGGTCATATCATCACTGGTTGCAGCAGAACCGGAATACTTAGATGTCATGTACTTTTCCTGATAACGCTGGAACTGCCGACGCTGATGCCGCTTGTTACCATGCATCATAGGCAGATAGCTGGTGGTATTGATGGTGGGATCTTCGTAGGTGCGGAAATATTTGCGCCGCATATCCATAATCCAAAGCTTTTCAGGCTTCACATCCTGATATTCCTCGAACTTTTTCAAAATACGAGTCGCACTCCATGCCAGCGCATTCTCACGGTTGCGGAACATCGCTGCTATCTCATCGGGGAACAGGTCACGCAGCTTGCACCACAGCTTGGAATCCGCAGCGTTAAACACATTCTTTGTGCCGATAGTATCAGTGTCCTCATAGCCATAAGTCAGAGTCAGACCACCCTCGTTATCATTGCCCATGGCGGTATCGTTATCGTAGTCAAAGCAGAAGTCCCAGTGAACCAGATCGCTGGTGTGCGGGAACACGTTCTTTGCACGGTTATCAACCATGGTGTGACGCTCAGTAAACAGATAATGGAAAATAGCAGAATCCAGATCAAAGTGATCCTTGAAATGTGCCTTGAATTCCTCGTCATCCGCATTCACCACCCAGTTCTGAGCTGTGATCCACGCCTGTTTGCCAGCCTCGATTTCTTCCTCAGTGCAGGCAGGGTTGCTGTAACGGAACTCAAAGGAGTGGTCGCCATCCCAAGTTTCCTGTGAGAAATCGCCGCTCAGGAAGCGGGTTTGCTCATCGGCGTTGTTGTCAATCTCAACGATAAATTCCTTGTGATTCTCGGGGTCCATACCCATCGTATCATTGTTCTTTTTGGAGTTGCCAATGTCGCCGCAGGCATAGAAGTGCCACTGACCATCGTTAAATACGGTCGCATTGGTGGTATCGGTCTCCTGAATAAACACAACACAGGGATAGAACGCCATGGTATCACGCACTTTGGGATTATCCTTCTTAGCCTGACGCACATAGGGGTTAAATTCATTGAAATCATCCGCCAACAGGGAGTTGTTTGCATTCTCAGAGGAAGCAACATTGACTTTGATGTTAAAATACTTCTCAGGAACGCTATTTTCGGTCAGTGCATAGGTGTCACCGGTAGTGTCATCACCAAACGTAAAGCCGCCCTTGCAGTTAATATCAATATTTCGAGCAGATGCGCCATAGTGGTCGGAGCTGGTGCCTTGACCCTTGTGGGAGCCGGTAGCAGTCCAGTTATCCTCCTTAGCACGACCATTCTTATAGATCTGCTGGATCGTAGTGTTGGCGACCTCGTTCTTCTTGCCAGTTGTGAAAGTAGGTGCGGAGATCTTGATGATACGCAGATCGGGGCATTTCTCTGCCAGCAAGTCAGGGGTCAGTTCGCCGCTCGCATCCGTAATGTCGTTGCGCATATAGCGAGAGACCATCTCTTCGGCGTTCTTCGCATCGGCAATAAAGTTGTCCAGAATCTCATCATCCGTCAGGTTCATACCGTAGCTCTTCATGCGGTACACGATAACGTCACAATCGTCAGAGCCAATAGTAATGCCAACGGGAGCAGCCTGAGTAAAGCTGTCGCTGGTATCGTACAGTTCAACACGGCAAGGGATACCGTCACACCACAGAACCATCTCGCGGAACTGTTTGTCCGGCAGAATATTGAACTCGAACTCGAGGAAATCGTCCTCACAGATGGGCAGATCAATACTGTTCTGGTGGCTGGTTAGCGTAACCTTCTGAGCCTGAATGTTCAGACCAACACCGCCATTCAAGCAAGTCACGGCAGTAGCATCATAGTTGCGGACGTTCGTGGTTTTAAACACCAGCTTGAAATTCTTGCCGCTCTTCTTTGCATCGTCTGCGAAAAGCTTATAGCTGATGGTGGCAGTCGTACCGGCCTTGACACAGAAGTAAGTGTCGCCATCTTCGTCGATCTGGTAGCCACCGTTCACCCAGTCAAAGTTATCGCTGACAGTCATCTTATTGCTGCCGGAACTCCACAGGCGGTTCACGTCTGCGTTGCTGCGGCCAGCTGGGTTAAAGTCCAACATCAGACCGGTTTTAACTGGCTCAATGGTGATACCCAGGTCTTCGATCTTTGCGGTGATGCTCTTAATAGTAGCGCCGCAAGTAATGGTCAGTGTGTGGGTGCCAATATCAGAAGATTTAAAGCTCCAAGTCTGAGCAGTACGACCAACAGTCAGTGTAGAAGTCTTAATGCCGTCAACTTCCAGCGTAATGCTTGCAGTAGAAGAGGCCGGGTTATAGACAGTGTAAACAATGCCAGTGGTACTGTACTGTTTTGCGGTGAACTCCTTTGTGGCGCAACTGATGATCGGTGTGTTATTGCCTTCCTCTGCCCACATGATATCTTTATAAATGGTATTACTGGTCACAGCTTTGCCATTGATATTTGCAGTCATGGTCACTTCCAGCAGGTGAGCGCCGTGTCTCTGTGCCGGAATCGCATAGGTCATCTGTCTGCCGGTAACCGCAGTTGTAACACTACCAAGCTTTTTGCCATCCAGAGTAAAGGAAACGTCCTTATTGATATTTCCGTATGGAGTAAAGCGGAAAGTAACTTCACCACTATAAACCAGAGAATCATCGAAGATACTCTCCAGATAAAACTCGACAATATTGATATTCCAAGTCTTTGAACCCATGCTGCCAACGGAATCAGTGACCTGTAATTTGATCTTGTTGTCGCCATTGTGCAAATACTGGGTGATATCAAAGCTGTTCTTGCCCTGGTAGACAGTCGAAGTGGCGACCTTTGTATTTCCAACGTACCATACGCCAGTAGCATCGCCAGTGTCTTCGCCAGAGTTGTCCACAGAAGTAAAGTTAAACTCGACAGTTGCGGTGTCACCCTTAACAACAGCGATAGAAGATTCACCAATACGCTCAATGGTGATCGTAGAAGTGCTGCCACCGCCACCGCCGCCACCTTCAATGATAACAGTGGTCTTGACCGTACCGTTCTCCAACAGGTTCAGCTTGGAATCTTCGTAAGTGATATCGTATTCGCGGCCAGAATTCTCATCGGGCTTAAAGTCTTTCAAGGTTTCCTGAATCTTAGCGATATCCGCATTGGCCAGGTCAACAGAGGTCTGAATGCCGCCAACCGTATTCTTCAGGCCGCTCACATCACTGGATAGCACGTCAACGGTTGTCTTGTCTGCTTTCTTATCGAGCAATGCGTCAGTAGCTTTCTTATTATAATAGGAAGACTTCAGGGTCTCAGGCAGGTCACCAACACTATTCTTCAGCTCCTGTACAGCGGCATCATTTGCGGTCTTGTATTCAGTCAGCTCAGTCTGAACAGGGGTCACAGCAGTGCTGATCTTATTGTCCACAATACCATTATACATGCTCACCCACTCAGCAGAAGGGTCAGTGTTCAACTTGATCTTTGTGATCTCTTCAGCGCCATTCAGGAACGTCAGGGTGCGAGTATCGTTGTCATACTGCACATTGAAATTTGCCAGACCATCAACGGCAGCAATCTCACCACGCAGCATCGTAACAAAGCCATCAACCTCGTCCTTCTTATAGAACTGCGCCAGCTTTTCATCCACACTTGCAACTGCATTCTTTGCGTCCTGTGCGCTCTTCTCAGCAGCGGATGCGGCAACCTGTGCTTCGCCAACCTTCTGACTCATTGTTGCCAGGAACTGGGTATACCAGTCATTGCCACTCGGATCGACCATCTGCTTGCCGGTCAGTGATTTCAGCACATTCAATCGGCCATTCGGGCGGGTGCGCCACAGATAGCTCTTGGTGGTGCTTGTATTCGGGACATTCACAGCGCCGGATGCCATGATCTCAAACTGCAGCTCGCCATCTTTTGCAGTAGCATCATTTGCTACCAGCCAGTAGAAGCGGATCTTGGTATTGCTGTAGCTCACGTTGATAGGGGAAGCGTAATTTTCCTCTCTGTCTGCGTTCAGGTAGTGGATCTGAATCGTCATCTGAAGCAGGTCAATACCATCGTAGTAACGCGGCATTTCAAACGGAATAACTTGCGAGTTGGATTCCTGTGTAATATTGATCTGATTTGCATCCAGCTGAATATCTTTGTTTTTGTCGATGTAAGACCACTGGTCATCAGAGTAATCAGCAAACCAGGTGTAATTGCCACTACGCTCAAATGTCTCTTCTCCGTTATCATCATACACGGCAATTTGGTCTTCGTCATTTAATTCCAGAGTTGCGACATCTATATCATCAACAGAAACATTTGCGGGGCTTGCAGCTTTTTTCGCAGCCAACCGCTTAGATTCTCCAAAAGATAGTGCCATTTGCTCACTCCTCTCTTATTGTTCATCTGCCGTAGTGGCAGTTAATTCGGGAAAATATTTATCAAACAAATTGTCCTGATAGAACGTATATTTGTTGTTTACGATATAAGTGTAATAGGGGTAATAGCGGCTCAAAGAAAGTGACATTGTGCCTTCGCCAAGATTCATAGAGATGCTCTTGATGATCCAATCCACGGGGGTCTTACCGCCCAGATATTTGGCAGCATACTGAATCTTTTCATTCACGTCGAGCCACGGAACCAGTCGCGTGGTCACACTCAGGCCGTCCGTCAGGCGGGCACGCTTCCACAGTTCGTATTGACAAACTTCCATGGCTGCGTCATCCGTGGTGTAATTCTCGTAGTCTCCACCCGATAGAATCTCAGTTCTACGACCGATCTTTTCAATGGATAACCGTGCATTGTACAGGTCGTCAATATTGTTCGGGTCATTCACACAGATAAAAGCCATATTGTCGCAGTTATCTTCTGCCTTTTGAGCTTCGATCTCTTTGGTAGCTGGGATTTCGTCCACCAGTTTTGCCATAGCGTGACTCTGCTGTTGGCCCAAAAAGTAGATGCGGCCAGTATTCGGATTCCACTGAAGAACATAATACTTTGTAGCCTTAATACATCCGGGGTCTTGAATGACATCTGAACCATTGGCATCAGTCAAAGAACGATACAGCGTGCTGGTCTTTGTCTCAGAGCCAACTTGTTCATTGCCGTCTTTATCCTTGTACTTCCATGTAAATGTCAACACAACTGTCATAGCGCCACTTGTTACGTTGCCATTTTTGTCCGTCTTGGCAGCTTCAACATTTGCAGGAGCCACAAAAGATACTTTCGTTTCACTTTTCCATGTTGATTCGGTTGCGTTCAATACAAGGTTGATTGTTTTATTTGTTCCAGACCATCCTTTTACAGTTGCAGCTCCATCCGCTTCAATCGTCGCACCAAACACTTCGACACAGTTTCGAACAGCGGAATAATCCACCGTGGCCGATTCGCCATCGTTTGTCACAAGCTTCTCGAATACTTCCGGGTCAAGTACAGGCGGGTCGTCAAATCCACTGGGGATTTCCTTGCATACAAACACATCATCGTCAAAATACATCTCAAACGGATAATACAGGTCACGCAATTCTGAGAGAATATCCCAAACAGTCGAGCCAGTATCATAATCCAAGTCATGTGGAACAGTGCGGCTCCAATAGTCGATAGAATATTTCTTAAACTCCGTCTCATCTCTCATCACCGTCCAGATGGCATCACCGATACGAGTGCCTTTCTCAATGCGATGTGTACCACCAACCAGCTGTCCACCCAAGTCTCCGTTGGTACGAGAAACCAAGTCAACACAGCTGGCCTGCACAGTGTTTTCTGTTGCGCTATATGTAAAGCCATTGGATGTAAATGTATAGCACCTCTCGTTGTACCAATAGATTTTTACACCATTAACATAAGAATTATCAGCTGAATTGGAATAGCTAAGGAACAGGTCGTTATACAACTCATTCAACGCGGTCTTTGTGTCAATCACTTCTGCTTGAATGTCGTGCATGGAATGTCCTGCAAACACACTGGTTTTTCCGTAGGTCTCCCTTAATTCGTCCTCACTCTAACCGGCAATAGCAGAAACATCCACCTTACCAAGCGTAACTCCGTTCAGAACCATACCTTCAACAGCAGCAATCATCCCATGGACATGCATTTTGTTACCATACACGAAACTATCGATGCCTGATTTATCTACCTCAAAGATATTGGCAGGGGAGAGACCGCCGCTCATTGACTTCGCTTTTGTTGCCACAGCATCCAGATAAGCCCAGATATCATCCTTCACAAGCGGCACAAGTCCGTCTTTGGTCTGCAGCATCGGTGTAAATGCGATATAAGGGCCATCTTGACAAATTGGGTCATCACTTCCCAAAACTGTAGAGTAATCACCAAGTTTGGTGTACCATTCTTCTGCTTCAGCTGGGTCATCCGGTGGCGTGCCGTCATTGATCTGGTCAAAGAACGTATGATACTTTGAGATATTGGCTCGTGTCCACACTAGCACATCTCGATTCAGATTGTCGATATTGCCGTATTTTGCATAGCCTCTATTTGTGATGTCCTGAATCAAATCATCATAATTCGTCGCAGCGAGCTGATAATCCGCATTTTCCCTGATCATCTCGTCAATACTCTTTGAAGCACTGATTTTCGACATTCCTCTTCCTGACAGACCAATGAATACACGCACATTTTTACTGATCCAATCCTCTTCCGTCAGGCTTGAAATGCCGCTCTTCTTACCCAGATACAAGGTCACATTAAAGGTTCGCCGCACGTCAGATTCTGAGTCGATAGAAATAGAACCATCGATCACAAGACCTTCCAAACTATCAATTGTAATAAAATCTTTGTTCAGCATATCAATGCGGCAGTAAATATTAGACGAATGATTGTTCAATAGCGCCAGGTCTGCGTCAGTCGGAAGATATGTCATACGCTGCCTCCCGGCTGATAATCACTCAGCCCATTGTTATACATGTCGCTCTCACTCTCTGCGTCACCGAGCTCCACAAAGTCGAACTCCAATACGCCCTTGTCGTAATGATCAGAGCAGGAGATAGACACATTGCCATTGACACCCATTAGCCATCTGCGGCCATCAAACATCTTCAGTAGCTTCGCACTGCCGTTGGTCAGCCACTCGCTCAGTTCATCACGGAATGCATTGCCGCCATTGATATCAAAGTCTTTCATTGTGTTATCAAAACGGATGCCAACACCAGAGAAGTGGCCGCTGTAATAATTGGCTTCACTGCCAGCAAACAGATACGGGTATTTGCTTCCCATCGTCTCAACAACTGTAGCAGAACGCACCTTCTCAACACTGTCAACTTTTGGTTCAAGGAAGATATGGTAGGTCTTATTGCCGTCAGTGATTACAGCACCATCAAAGTCACTTACAACGCTGGCCTTTGCATAACCAAGCTCAATGCCATTTGCAACTGGAGCTACGGCGTACTCATAGTCGGTCTTGCGGCCAATGGCGTACAGGTCGGTGTAGTCAATCATCACATAACCATCGTCAGCGCTGTACATATAAAAGTCATTGAAGTCTTTTGGCTCCAAATCCTGATTCTTTGTTGCCGATACCTCAACACGATAGTATTTCATGTTGTTCAAGAAGGTCTCAGAGAACCACTCCTTGTACTCGCTGGAACTTCTGAATTCGTCGGTCGATGCAAAATCACTTGATGCCTTGATGAACTTGCGGTCAGCGGTATATGCAATCAGACAGAACGCTTTGTCCTCAGATTTGAACTGGAAAGAAAGAACTCGATTCTTGTCGATATAATCCGAGGTAACTGCCTTATAGTTACCCATCGGCTGACCAGTCGTTTTATTGATGTGAAGGTTCGACCAGCCCATCTTCATAATGACATGGTTCAAGTCGATCTCTTCCTGATAAAGCGAAGTCCAGATTGCTGCGCCTTTCTTGCGCCGCTTGATTCGCAGGGCATTTGCACCACTGCTTCTTGTTAGGAAATACTGTGCGTGCATACTGATATTAGCCATACGATAATTATTCTGCACGGTGAATTCTACGTCATCCACATACTCTGGATAGTCAGTTCGGAACGCCTGTAAGCCAGTGTCCAGCTGATAGCCGCCAACAGATTCTGCCGTCGCTCTCAGATAGTACAGGGTATGGTTATCCAGTCCATCGATCTGAAACCCCTTCAATGAGTCGCGATAATAGTAGCTCACTGACTTTTTCAGCAGCTCGCGGTTCGCATCATAGAGCCAAAATTCATAACGATTGACTGATTCACCCTCCGATACCTTATACTTGTAAGAGAACTCAAAGGAATAAGAAGGGTAGGGGATAGTAGTCACGCCAGAGGAACTCAGGTCGTTCAGTTTGATTGTTGGTTCCTCGTGACAATAAAACAACAGTTTGTCAGAGTATTCTGAAAACAGATTCGTGCCTTTCAGTCGGCAGCGAATGATCATATAATACGGATCTTTGCGGTTCTCAAACGTGCCTGCCGGAATTGTAAAATATCGTGCCAGACCAGTGCCACCGGCAGGGAATGTACCAAACTTATACACGCCTTTTGAAAGCGTATCACCCTGCAAAATACTGCCCGTCGGAGTATCGAAGACGATAAGAGCAATGATATCAATGTCTGCGTATGCGGCAAACTGAAATGTATGATCCTTTGTGGCATCAAATGCGCCGATTTTAGATAGAATTGGTTTCAAGTTATCACCTCCGAATTATCCTTCGATATATAGCAAAGCTCACCATTGGTATTCACAGCCAGATTCAGTGCGGCCAGAAAATTGTCAACAGTGATTTCTGAAATCGTTTTATTGATATCTGATACGTTCGTTTTCAGGGTCGAGATGTTGGTATTTGCAGCCGAGATCTTGCGTGTCATATCTTGATAGTGATTGGATTCAGCCGTTTTTGCGTCATCAAGGTCTGTCCTTAACGAAGTAATATCAGAAGCATTTTTCTCAATGTTGCTTTTATTGTCGTATACTTGTTTCTTTGTGGCGGTATAATCTTTGTTTGTGAAACCACCAATATTATCATTAAAGCCATTCATCGAGCGCCACAGACTAGCTACATCGTCGGCTTCTTTTGTCTCAAGAGCGCCAACACGTTCAACCGCTGCGTTTGCAGTAGTGTCATCCGTGTATTTTGTCGCAACAGCCCAGTCGCTGAATGTCCATTTTTCAGTTTCACCTCTCGCAGTAATACAGATATACAATGCACCACCAACACCGCCATAAATCCATAGATCATTCACATCGTATGGAGCAGTCGGTGTGTCAGTAAAAACACGAACTTTTTCTGTCGCAAGATCTCGTGCGGATGTTGCCATCGACAGTGCATTGATAACACCGGCATCCACAATTTCCATCCAGAAATACTGCCGCTTATCCTGATCATATACCCAGCGATAGCAAATGCCAGTCCTTTTATCATAGTAGATGTCGTTGACGTGTGCTTGTTTCTCTTCATCTGTCTTCCAATCTGAAGCAGGATAGTTGTATGTATGCGGATGACCATTTCTGTACCAAGTATTGATGGTATTTTTCAGCTGATCCTGAACAGTATCTTCTGTCTGCTGGGATTTGTCTTTCATCGACTCAAACTCGGCGTTCAAGCTATCAACACCGGTCACCAGAGATTTCACTGTCAAAATCTCAACGCTGGTATTACTCTCCGATACGATCAGGTTACGGAAGTTGCCCTGCAATGCAGTCACAACAACCTTCTGGCCCACAATGTAGTCGTGATTTGTTACAATGCCGTACTCGCCACCGAATACAGCGATTTTATAGTGCTGGTCTTCTTTTTCTGTAATCACTCCATAGGCGGACACGTCAAATTTTGCGTTCTTTACGGCGTGTTCGGCGGCAGAAGTCACCACTTCGGCCAGCACATCAGTTACTGATTTATCTGCCATCCTATTCCTCCTAATCAAAAATAAAAGCCGACCTGCTAGGCTATCCTAGTGGTATCGGCTGTAAAAACTATTACTTACCGCTTACTTTGCATTTGAGCAACCTTAGTCGGTAACTTCTGTTTGATTTCATTTGCCAGAGCATCAGAGCTGCCAACGGGATTTGTGATAATAATATCGCCAATCGAAGTTGTAACATCTCCACCGCCGCCCTGAACAATCGGCTGAGAACCGTACTTTGTCATCTGCTTCTGGAACCATGCATCCGGGTTGCCGCCCATCTCGAATAGGCGAGAGGTGATATCGGCAGGGACAACACCATCGCCAGTCTCAAGATAAGTATACCGACCGGAATCCGGCTTACGAACCAACATCTCAGGACCCTGCTCATCAACATTAGCCATGTGAGGGAACTTAGCAGACTTCAGACCATTTGCATGGCCAAACAGACTGCCAAAGAAACCGCCAATTGCAGCACCGCCAATTGCACCCAGAGGCCCAAGGAATGAACCAACGGCAGCGCCGATGCCCGCACCAGCAGCGGCAGTCACGCCCTTGCTTGGACCGGTATTCTGCTGTGTGCTCTGTTGTGCTTTCTGACTTGCTTCACTGATTGCGGCAGAAGTATCAGCAGCCTTCTTACCAACAGCTTCAAATGCATCGCCTGTGGTCGCCAAATCGTTTTTAATCGATGTAACGGCAGCTTCGCATCCAGCCTTGATGGCGTTGTAAGACTGGTCCATCATCCATGTCAGATTGGTGTTAATGTCCTTTGCGCCAGGCTCAACATTCGCCCATGCGTTGTCTGTCTCAGTGGACAGAGAACCGCCATTACCAAACGTATTTGCGGCATCAGAGGTGATCTCGTCATAAGCACCGCCAATGGTCTGCTCAGTCATGTCTGCCAGATGAGTTACACCAGCCTCATTCATGCTCCAACTATTGTCAAAGCACGCACGCATATCGTACATCAGCTTCTGGGTGTCTTGGCTGGTGTCAGCCCATGCCTGCTCCATTGTCTTTTGAACATTGGTGCTCAGGGTTTTTACACCGCCACCAACCTTACTCCAGCTGTGACCGAATGCCTTGGAGATCTCGTTCATGGCCTTATTTGTGCTATCAACAGAAGACTTATAAGACGCATTCAGCTTATCCGCAATCTCTTTAGACATGTCGCCGGAAGTGGAAGCAAGGCTGTTCCATCCGCTGGTATAAATCTTTTGCAGCGAATCGAACATCGTGTTGGTGACATCTTCAACCTGCTCGGCGCTAAGGCCGGTGTTTTCGTTCAGCGCATCAAAGGTGTTGTTCACCAGCTCATTCATCTTCTCAGACATCTTTTTGCTGGTTTCTTCAATATCCTTTGTGTCCAGACCGAGCTCGCCAGCCACAGATTTCCAGCTAGACTCAAAGTTGCTCGTCATAGACGAAATTTGGCTCTGGGTCGCCTTCTTTGTGTTGCTGGTGGATTCTGTCACTGTCTTAGAAGAGTTAATCTTACCGACCGTAGACATACGATATACAGTCTTAGTGGCCATATAAATCATGCTTTGAACGGCGGCAATAATCGGATTATCACTCTTCTTGAAGATGTCAGAGAGTCCAGACATAAACTCAGTTGTATCGCCAAGGATCTCGTCATACTCGCTCTTGAAAATCGAACCAACGCCAGCGGCTGCGGCAGCTGCAGCACCACTCAACTGAGCGCTCGGACCTTGGGCACTCATACCGGCACCGGCTGCGGCACTACCAGTCACTTCGGCCAAGCCCTTTGCCAGCCAGCCCTCGGGGTCAGCGCCAATCGCCATCAGGTTGTCGGTTTCCTTTGCAGGAATAACACCGTCGCCCTTTTCAAGGTAGGTCATGCGTCCCTGGTCTGGGTTACGAACAATCAGCTCTTCGCCCTTTTCATCAACGTTTGCAATCTGGCTCTTCTTAACGCCACGAGTACCCTTTGCATATTTCTTTGCTTGGAATGCGGGAGTAGGTTCATCAACCTGTGTATTGGAAACATTACTTGCAATCGAAGCAATCGTAGCAATTAGAGCAACTGCACCTGCAACAGCTGCGGCGGCAGCAATCCAACCAGCGATAGGAATGGAAGAAAGAGCAGCAGCAATCGCTTGCATCATAGCGGCCATTGCACTGCCAACGCTAGTCACCAGAGTACCAAGTCCGGCGAAGATAGAAGGGAAGAAGCTTACAACGCCAGACGAGATGGCACTACCGATAGACTGTGCTCCAGCCGCAATTGGGCCAAACATACTTCCGACGGTCTCAACAATGCCACCAAGACCAAGTCCTGTCTGACTGTTCAACAGGCCAAATCCTTCTGTGAAGAACGAGCCAATATCAGTAAACATCAATCCGGTTTTCTCAGAGATAGATGTCTATGCACCTGAGAAGAACTTACCGATACTGCCAAGATTGTCTTTCGCAGCACCAACTAGTCTCTCAAAGAATCCACCAGATACACGCTGAATATCGCCGGTATTCACCTTTATTGTGTTGCCAAGGATATCCAATGTCGCAGTGGTGTCTGATTTTAGTGCGGCAGAACCAGCCCTGTTCTTACCAGTGATCCAGTTCCAACCGTCAGAAACCACCTTAGCAGCTCCATCGAACATCTTCTTAAAGCCACCACCCAGATCAAAATCACCGTTTTCGCCAGTGAACATGTTCTTGATTTGGTTGATGAAGCCAAAGACTCCGCCGCCGTCACCACTTCCGCCATTAAGAATGTTCAAAATATTCGCCAGTGTCTCCAAAGTAGAGATCAAATTGGAAATATCAGTGATAACATTCTTGACGTTTGTCGCGCCCTGAATGGCCTGCATATTGTTAAGGACACTACTCTTGAAACCGTCATAGTGACCTTCCATCTGCTCAAATGTCATAGCCTCGAACTCGGCTGTGTATTTCAGCTTCTTCTGATAATCATCCCAGCTGGTGCCAATAAGATTATTGGTTTCCTGAACTTTATCTTTGAGCTTTTCCAGCTTGTCAATTTCATCTTTCTTCTTATATTCACGCTGCTTGTCAGATAGGTTTTTCCCAGCTTCACGAACGGCATTTTCATCTGCTTTCCATACAAAACCTTGACCTCTGCCGCCATATACATGAACAGTCTTATTGGCCTTTGCACGCTCGTATTCATCCTGAAGTTTTGCCAGTTCGATTGATCGCTCCTGTGCATCGTTTTCTTCATTGAGTGCGTCAATACGCTTGTCAATAACATCGATCCAAGCTTCACCCTGAATCTTGAGGTCGTTGGACTGTTTGTCGTTCAAGTCATCAAAAACACCGATAAAAGAATTCAAAACAGTGTTCAGTTGGGACATCAGGGTCTTCAGCTTGTCAGCCGATTTGCCCATGCCCTCCATCGAATCTGCGCCCTTATCAAGAGAATCCGCCAACGCACGTAGAATCTCTGCTTGATCTTTGGTCTCATCTTTTAGTTCGAGCTCTGCAGCCTTTGCCAGAATGTCGGCCTTGGTTTTTGCCAGCATCGCTTCTTTATTAAAGACGAGCTGGTTGCCCTCCAATTTGAGGAACTGCAGATACTCGGGAGACATTGTAAGCAGTTTCTGAATACTGTCAATGCTCAAACCGCCGTAAGTGTTATACTCGTTTGTGACATCGCTCAAATCGGTCCATGCGTTCTGCATATCGTCGATCTTGGAGCTAAACTCTTCAACCGTAGAACCCAGTCCGTCGAAGTAGTCTTGAACAGAAATAACGTTGTTCTTGATATTATTGGCAGCAGTTTCATAACTATCAGCAATTGCATTGGCAGCCGCGTTGTTCTCATCTCTGGCGGCTTTTGCCTGTTGTTCCAAAGATTTAACGACTGCATCCTTTAACACATCACCACTTAGGTCGATTTTACCAGTATCTTTATTGTAGGCTTTATTGATCAGATCCGGATCATATTCACTATACTTTTTAATGGATTGCAGCGCGGCACTTTGAGCTTCAGTGCCTTCATAATCCAGAGCACCAGTACGGCTCTTTTTTGTCTTTTCCTTGACTACTTTTCCGTTGTCCCAAACACCCTTAAAGTCATCTGTTACAGCTTTAGCATCAGAAAGAGCAGAACCATATCCTTTAATCGCATCCGTAAGCTGTTCAAATGTAATTGTAGAAGAGTGAACATTTTTATCCAAATACGAAAGGATTCGAGACAATTCGGTTGCCTTCTTAGACGCTTTCCCGTTCGCCTCTTCTTCCTTTAATTGATTTTCTACTAACTTTCTAAACGCATTTGCATTGATTTCTAAATGGTCTCCATTTTTTACTAAGCAAGACGTAAATTTATCTTCCAAAGTCATAAGAGACTTCATGGTTTCGACAGTGATATAGCCATACTGGTTATATTCCTTCATGGCTTTTGTCAGTGTATCGAATGCGGATGCAGCATCTGTTACAGACTTGGAGCTTGATCCTTTATTTGTTTTGTTAAATCCATTAAGTTGGTTTTTAAGCTCTTTTCCGCCTTTAATAGCAGTCTGCATATTACTATGAATAGCGGTCAGACGAGTATTCAATGCGGCTGTTATTGTGTCAATTTTCGCCTGCATTGCGTCATCGCCTTCGGCTGCTCCTTGTGCGGTCGCCAGAGCGATAGCTAAGTCACCGGTAGCGGTTGTTGCATTTTGGATAGCGGGTACGGCATTTTCAAGGGCGGTCTGCTGCTCTTCGGTGGCGGTCGTTAAATCCTCGGTTTTCTTCTTAGCATCTTCCTTTTGAAGCGCATTGAGTTCGTTCATGGCTTGATCGATTGCGGTTGCCTCAGCTTCGGTATACTGCGCAACAATTAGATCAGCATAACGTTCGTTGTTGATCTTTAACTTTCCATCTACAACATCCAGACATGCAAGATACTCGTCATTCATGCTCAAGAGACCCTGCAAAGCGTCTGCACTCATATAACCATACTTGTTATATTCGTCCATAGCGGTTGTGCAAGCCTTATATGCAGATTGGATGTTGTCTATATTCTGAGAGATGGTTTCCATCTGTTGAATAGCAGACGATACGCCATTTACGGCATTTTCGATACCACCAAACATACCATTTTCTTCGCCAGCTTCAGCCACACCCTGAATAGAAGTCTTGTATTTCGTGGCTGCCTCTGTAAGAGTATTGATAGCTGCGGCCTGTTCGTCAGTTAATTCTACATCATCGGCAGTAAGACCAACAACATCAGATACTGTCATTGCACGAGAGTCTTTACCAAGAGATTCGGCAATATCATCAAAAGCACCTTGTAAATCATTTGAGAGTTGATTCTTAGTGGTAATATCGTTCCCATATGCAAGGTTATCATATAGACTGTCATATATCGATTCAATATTATCCTTACCTTCTTGGGCAACAGCCTGAGCGTCATGCATAGAACGACCAATATATTTACTCAACCAGCCCATGCCAGAATAATCGCCCATTTCCCCACCATACAGTTCTTGAGCAATTTCGTCATTGCTTGAACCAGAGATAGCCATGATATCCGCTTTTGTGAGCTTTTTACCATCAGAACCAGTGCCGCCCTCAACACCTGCAATCATGCCTTTGACACGAATCATCTCACCATTGATGTCTCGCTCAAGTCCGGTAGCATCAAGCTTCATTAACTTGTCGAGGTCAATGGTGTCATCTTCTGTCCAGCACTTCTCTGCAATAGTCTCAATATAGCTGCGCACCTGATCTTCGGTAAGCGGAACAAGGCCATCTTCAGTCTGAAGCATCGGAGTGTAAGCCATGAGCGGCATTTCGGGGCTTTCTCTATAAAGATTGTCGTATACGCCGAGAACAGTGGAGTATCCACCTTCTTCTATTTCGCCAGGGTTGAATTTGTTTTGCTCAGCAACAAAATCTTTATACTTTTCGAGATTCTCTTTGGTCCAGTCAATCTTATCACGGTTGAAATTATCAACGTTGCCATACTTATTGAAACCGCCAGATTCCCACTTGGCTTCTGTTTCCTGGGCTTCTTCGACTGCGTCCTTATACTCTTTCGTCTTTTGGATTTTTGAATCAATTTTGGCTTCTTCAGAATCGGACAGAGGCTGCGGATTGTCACGGAAGTTTTTACTTGCAGAAAGATCATTAGAAAGATCGTATTTACCAACTTCTTCTTTATTCTTCTTCAGAACATCAGCGGAATTTCTGTAAGCAGCAACCTGATCATCCAACGCTTCTTTTTGAGCGGAAAGAATATTGTACAAGCCTTCATAGATACCTTTCTCTTCAAGGTCAGCATCAGAATATTGCTTTCTCAATACTTTTAAGGCTTCGGTAAGATCGTCATACCAGTCAAGAACCGACTGAGGATCATTTGGATCTTCGGGACCGATGACTAGTGAGTTATTACTAATACCTTTAAAGAGGTTGAAACCTTGAGCCTGTAAATCTTCAGCCATATCGTGATCAAAAGACGAAGTTAAAACATAGCCACCGTCAACAGCGCTTTTTGCATCGCTAACTAATTTCTGGCCTTGCCTTCTCTTATCATCTTCATAGTCATCAGTAGAAGCACGAACTTGCTCTTCACGAATTTTTTTCAAAACAGCAAGTTGATTTTCGTATTTACCATTTTGAAGATCAATTTTGTTGACTTTATCTTCGTCTAATGTACCCTGATCTTTAGCGAGTTGAAGAATTTGTTCCTGAATGCCTTTCGCTTTGTCATAACTATCAGTGTCCTAGGTCGATTTATCTCCAAGATTTTCATATTCATCTGCGAGTTCTTTCAAAGAAGTTTTTGTGTTGGTTGCAGCATCTGCTGCTTCTTTGGAAGATTCTGCGAGTTTATCTGTACGTTGCGCTGCTTCGATAATTTTCTTTGAGAAATAAGAAACTACTAAACCAATGCCAGCACCTACGGCCATATTGAGTGCAATAACACGAGCTTTAGCGTACAAGGTTGCAAGACCAAAAGCTTCAGTTGCCTCTTCACTTTCTGATGCCCATCTGATATAATCAGAGAAAGAAGAACCACTGCCACGAACAGCTTCGTCCATATCTTTAAAATTCTTATAGCCAACAGATACAGTAGTGAAAGTTTTCTTTAGTTGTGTTACAAGATTTTTAGCGGAAGATGTCAACTGTTTTAATCCACCAACAGTATTGCCGTCTTTATCAACGGAATAAGCTGTCAGGAAAGATAATATCGGTTTTCTTGAGGAGAAAAGAATTTATGGATGACAAAACAATTGAAGTCTGTCCGCATTGCGGAAGATTGGCATACTGGCCGAAGTTTGTATGTTACCATTGTGGATGTTTGTTGACTGATTATAAAAAATGGATAAAAGCGAATGATGAGGGGAAAGCTGAAATTTTATCGAAAATGAAACAGCCAAAAGAATATAAACCAATGTATGGACCAGGGAATCATCCTGAATGGATTGATGAATTTGACAAAGAAGATGCCCAGATTCGTAAATATCTCGCAGAGCAGGGGAGTAAGCCGCCAGAAAAGAAGCCGACCCCGAAGTACGTTCCAAAGTGCCCGACTTGTGGATCACCTGATATCGAAAAAATTTCCGGTACATCCAAAGCAGTGTCGTTCGCTCTGTTCGGTGTCTTCTCTAGTAAAGTGCGTCATCAGTTCAAGTGTAAGAATTGTGGGTATGAATGGTAAGACGTGTCTAACTCGTATGGCATAAATAAAACACCCGGAACCTCGTCAGTTCTAGGTGTTTTTCATTCAGTCAAATGGATAAAATTCTTTGATTTTTGGAGAGCCATCGTCGTAAGCCATTTCAAAACACTCAATATTTGACATTGGAATACAGAGAATCTGGTCGCATGGCTCGTCATCTTTAGATTTTGAGTTTTCGTCTGTTTTTTTTGCTAGGACACTATTGTAATTAGTAAGGATTAGCCAATCATCGTCAGCTTGATGGATAAGTCCACAATACGCACGACCATCAGATAAATAAACGATGACGTAATTGCAACCATCAAGATCTAATGTTGAAAGCCAAATATTTTGAATATCAGATAGTCTGAGATATGAAAACAGTCGATCAATCAATCCGATTCTCTGTAGTCCATACAAAATAAATGGCAGCATCGTACAAATAACGACATAAATAGCCCCATTGAATCGTGTTATGGCACAAGCGTCTACTACTATCTTTACAATATAACTAATTATAATTGCCCAGAAAATAAAAGCAGAGTGGTCTTGCTTTTTAAGAAATATAAAATTATAAATAGTTAATGTAATTGCACCTGGAATAAAATATGCGAAAAGTTCTGGTAAGAATTCTATAATTTCTTTCATGTCATTTAATCACCTCTGTTTGACTTTTTCTTTAGGCTTTCCTGGATTTTGATTCTTTGGAGAATATGTGTAAGTTCCATTACGTTTTTGAATATGCTCTTGATTGCTTTTTGTTTCTGGATGTTTTACAGAAGTTTTGCTTTTGTTTTCCATGATTTAACACTCCTTTTACAAGAGTGTATCATAGACCGTCGTAAAAAGCAATGCAAAACGCCCGGCCTCCCAGTAGTAGGGAAGTCGGGCTTGTTCATTATGATGGCTGTACAGCAGTTATTTCAGAAGCTCAAGAATATCATCAACAGTAGTTCCATTTGCCAGCGCCTTCTTTACAAGATCGACGGCTTCCTTTTCAGCAGCGGCCTCGGCAGCTTTCTTGTCAGCTTCATCCTTCTTTTTAGCAAGATGAGCCAACTCTTTATCCAACTTTTTGATTTCAGCTTTCTTGGATTTCAGATCAGCCTTCAAAGAATCGATATTAGCCGCGATAGAAGCAACATCTGCATTCAACGAATCTTTTGCGGATTGCTTTTCATCAATCAGTGCGGCATAATCGACAGGAGCCGCTGCAATCATAGTAACCTTGTTTTTGCTTCCTTTAGGTCTCGGCATGATAAATACCTCCGTAAAATGAGTTTATACGATTGTATTTTCATTATAACCACCAGTGCGTCAGCTGTCAATATGAATCATGTCGAATTACAATTTTGAATATTTTCTTCTACTTATATCGCGCCAGAGAATGGCGCGTCTCCTCGTTTCCACCTACTTCTTTAAGTCGTCTGGTTACGTCTGAGGTGGACTTCTGAACTTTCGTCCAGAACTGACTATCCTTCCAGTGGTTGCTCACTGACCCTTTTTAGTCGATGAACCTTCCACCATCCTACATTATATAATAGGGGAGTGGATCGGCTGCTGACCGCCCATTGTAAACGCTACTTAGCACTCGACTGTTACAACATTTTAACAATACGGTAAAACCGAGCTTTTATCTCAGCATATAGCATCCATATCCTTGTTTCTATTTTTCGATTCCTACATTATACAAGTATAACAATAGGCGATATGGCTCTTAGGGTTTCCCAGCACTCTAGGGGGTGTTTAGTTTTATATGGTGTTGCATCCTATGTTCTTTAAACGCAACGAACATAAACGGGCATATTAACTTTACCTGCACCATTTTGGAGTTTGCCGTTTGCTTGCATAATAGACAGAATACCAGAAACGGCAGCAGCAATCGGAGGCAATGCCCCTGAAAGCTTAGTGATATTGTCTGTGATTTTTACGATGGCTGTTAAGAACGAAACTGTATATTTTACAATACCAGAATCGAGAACATGAGTAGACAAAGATTGGAAAGAAGCGTCCAACTGTGCAAGACGACCTTGAATAGAATCAAGGTATTTTGCGTTTTCCGCCAGCGCACTTCCGGTAGCATTTGCTGCTTGTTTCATAGCATCTTCTGCGACACTAAAGTTGTTAAGCAGGGCAGAAGTTGCTTGACCTCCGCGTTTACCAGAAATCAGTTCAGTGACATTTGCTTGAGTAACATCAGAAAGATTACCCCAAACCTGAGACAGCTCCTTCATAATCTGATATGTAGACTTAAAGTTTTTACCAGCTGCATCAGACATAATATCAACGCCGGTTAGGGATTTTAATTTACTACGAAGTTCAGATACAGAATTAGCCATGCCATCAATTTCAATGCCAGCCGATTCAGCATCAGTCTTAGCAGCACGCAGATACATACTCAGAGTTTTCAGATATGTACCACTAGTATCGTTATCCTGAAGGACACCGTTAACAGCGGCTGCCATAGCCATTGTCTCCTGATACGTATTACCAGCAGCATTCATTGCGGCGGCCGACTTCTGCATAATAACACCAAGGTCGTTTGCAGTGACAGGTTCAGTGTTTGCAATCTGGTTCATAACATCCAGAAATTCACTTGCCTGATCGGCAGCCAATCCAAAGCCTTGCATCGCAGAGATTAAGTAAGAAGAAGCATCACTCGCAGATTCAATACCGTCACCAACATTCTTCATCAGACTACTGACACGAGCAAGTTCCTCAGCTTCCTGTTCTGTGTAACCAAGACGCGCCCAATCGGCTGTGCTATTGATAAAGTCACTAATACTAATGCCTAGTTGTGTAGCATTATCTGCAGCTCGATCCATAAACGACTCATATTCGCTTGCAGTTAGACTTGTGACTTTGCGTAGTTCTGTCATTGCAGTGTCGATGTCAACGACGTTTTGATAAATTTTCTGTGCAGCTTCTTGCATTTTGTGCAACGCAGCCATAGTGATCATAGTGCTCAAATGCTGGCCAAAAAGCTTTTCAAAAATATCAAGTAAATTCTGCGCCTCAAGACCAAGATCTTTTGCCCTTTGTTTAATTTTTGCAAGATCCTTACCGAGTTCATTATCACGCATCCATGCCGTTGAAGAATCCAAATCACTCTGAAGCTTTTCAACATCTCCGGCAAGTTCACTCTGCATGATTTTTGGATATTTTTCCAGGTAATCGTGTAATTCACTCTTTAAATTTGAAATTCTCGTTGATGCTCTGATGAAAGAATTTTCAAGTGTGTTTCTTGTTGAGAGGTCCTCAGCTAGTCTCTTATACTCTTTTAATGAAACCGTCAAAGCAAGGATCGCACTATTATAATCTTTTACATATTCAATCCCATTTGCATTGGCCTATTCAACAGCGACCTGATCTTTATTGCTTCCGTCAACGTTTAGTTGAGAATGCATTCTATCATAAAAATCATCAAGAACCCTTGAAGAATCCTTTACTGTTTTATACGTAGAACTATCGCCAGCACCCGCCTTTTCCAATCGACCAAGAACTCCGCTAAGCTGTGTCTTGTAATTTTCAAGCGTTGCAATTTCTTTATTGGTGACTTGGGTAGATTCTTCATCTGTTTTATACGTTTTTCTTTTTGCCTCATTAACAACATTTTCTGCCTGAGCTTTTTCATGCAACAAGTCCAAATAAGATTGCTCAAGTTGTAAGCCACGATTTTGTAATTCATCATCGAGTGCTTTCAAAGCTGTTTCTGCTTCTTCGTACTGAGTATTATACTGTTCTGCCTTCCAAGGAAGATTTGCAGCAGTAGCACGTTCTCTTTTTTCACCGGCATTTTGCATGCGGCTAACTTGGGTACGATATTCGGCCATCAAGGCATCAGTCTGTTGTTCGACATAATTGGAACGATTTGAATTAAACTGCTTAGAATTAGCTGCTCGGATTTTGTCAGAGTTCTCAAATGCTTTCATATAAGCATCATTTCCAGCAAGATCAATCCCACTGTATTTGGCAGCCTCTTCTAATTTTTCAATATCGTCAGTTAGCCGCTGAATTTCCTCATCTGTTTCTTTTAATTTTTCGACATCTTCGTCTTTAAATAACGCTACACGATGAGTTGATTCCTTATTTAATTCCTGATATAGACTGATAATTTTTTTGAGAACCTCAGCGTCTGCTTCGTTGTTCGCTTTTATACGAGCGGCATCTGAACTATTTGAAATTGCAGAATCTATTCCGGAAATATTATTGTGATATTGAGAAGTGTATTTTTTATACTCTGGAGAAGAATTTAACCCTTTGTCATGGATCTCTTTTCTAAGAGCACCAACTTTTTCTTTTTGATTTTCCAGAAGATTTTGTTTAGTTGTCTGATCCACTGGGGCAGCATTACGAAGATCTTTATATAATTTTACTTCTTCATTAAGAGCTTGATTGTATTTGTTTAATAAATCAATATTCTCTTTCTTTGTTGCAGCAGCTTCCTTTGATACCTTTGCCTCGTATGCAATTTGATCTTGAATCTGTTTGTTGTTTCGCACAACATCGACATCAGCCCATGCGGAATCAACCAATCCGCCATATTGTTGGCTATAAGAATTGATTTCGTGTCCAGAAGCTTTCATAATTGCCTTTTGAGTAGCAATAGCATTCCGAATCATTTGCTGTGTCGCCAAGTCATCTGTTTTCGCTAATTCTTCACGTTTCTTTTGAATTTCGGCAAACGCATTGATATATTTTGCTTTAGCGGTTTCAATCGCATTAGTTGCCTGAGTGAGATTATAAGCTTGCTGATTCTTATCAAAATTTGTGGAACTATTTACTCTAGCTTTTTCAACAAGCGTGTTAGCATTTGCAACCTCTGTGAAATTATTGATGGGAATACCCGAGGCGATTGAATTGTCCTTAAGAATTTTAATCTTGTCAACAATATCACTTATTTTATTATCGACCTCGGTTAAAGTAGCAACATCTTCAGGTTTAACTAGACTTGAACGCTGCTGATAAAGTCGAATCAGCTTATTTGATTCGGAAACAATGTCATCTATAACACTACCAACATTCTTCTCATCCTGTTTTTGTTGAGATTTGGCGGCGGCTTCATTCGCTTTCTGAATTGCAATAGCTTGCTTCTGCGCAGCTTGTGCCACTTTATCACGTTCTGCAGCTTCTTCATCAAGAGCTTTTTTTGCTTCCTCCTGAGCCTTGGTATCTGCATTTTGTTTTGCAATATCAAACTTATTGTCAGAACTAGCTTGAGCACGATAATATCTTAGAGCTTGTTTTCGAATACTTTTGACTTTTAAAGGATTATAACCAGTTTCGCTTGCTGAACGCATTTTTTCACTAAGTTCTGCTTCAACCATGCGAATGTCTTCTTCAACTTGATTTAAGTCGAAAGCTTTATCTGGGTTTGTATATTTGCCACGCTGCTTCTCAAGACTGGTTAACTCTCGATAAATGGATTCGATTTCCTTCAGATTATCAAGTTCGGCCTGGTTATATTTCTTTTGCTCTGCTGCGACTTCTCTATTAAATGCTTTGTTTTCAGCATCTGCCTTTTTTTGAGCGGCTATCGCAATTTTTTGCTGCTCCTGCTCTTCCTGTTGCAGCAGTTTATTAGCCTCTTGCTGAATCTTTAAATCATTCGAATCAACAGGACGAAGACGAGATTTTTTCTTTGTTTTAGTTGCCGAAGTCTCATCATTAGATGTTTCACTATTCTCAATGGCAATATTACATTTTAGCTCAATTGGACTCTTGGGCACTGTAATATCATTCTCAGTCAGTGTAACATGCCCGGGAATCTCAACTGGTGTCTCTGGCGGGGTAATATCTTCCGGCTTCAATGTAACCTTTTCAGCAATCGAAGGCGTATCAACTGCACTTTCCTTGACAGGAGTAACTCCGTTTTGCTTCAGTTTTTCAAGTTCTGCGTTGTTCTTTTCCAGTTCTGCTGTCTGGTTCGCAAAACCCTCATTGGCAACCGCGATACTGTCAGCTGTTTGCTTTGCTGCATTACCGACCTCTGCATAGTACTTTGCTGCTTTTGCCAATAGATCAGTCAGATAATTGATAGCGGCATCCTTTTCTCCAAGGAACGGTTGTTTGTCTCCAGAGGATGGGAAAATGCTGTTCAACTCAGACATTTCTTTGAGCAATTTATCTTTTGTCTGATTATCTGTCAATTTTGATACATCAATATTATTCCAGGCATCTGCAAGGCCAGAGAGCATATGGATGGCCTGAATCATAGTATTTGAATCAAAATCACCACTTGCGTTTCCAAGTAGAGAATCTGACCAATCTTTTATACTTTTTAAATATGGCTTTACATGTTCAGTATCAAGGTCTGGAAGTTCATCTTGAAATTCCTGAAAAGAACTAAAAATATCAAGACCAGAAGACTTTCCATAATTGTCCTTCATTAAATTTGCTAGATTCTTTGTCGCACTAGCAATCAGTGTAACGACTCGCCGCCAGTCCTGCTCAAAATCAACGGCCGACGCATTCAGATCGCCCATAGCTTTATTCGCATCAGACAATCCCTGAGCGGTCTTTGCAGTGGCAGCACTAGCATTTTCAGAAGCCTTTGCCTGATGATCGGCCAGATTCTGATAAATAATATCCTTTTGTTTTACGGCGGCCGCTTCTGCGTTTTCATTCTTTGTGGCAGTATATTGCGCATTGGCCATCTGCTCCATGATTTTGTCATCAGACGGAATATTGACCTTTTTCTTTGCGCCGGTCTGAGCTGCAGCTCCATTAACACCTTTTATAGTTGGGGTGATCGCAATACCGTTGAAAGCAGCCTCAACATCTTTCCGTATTTTAGACAGCTGATCTGGAGCAATATTTGCCACGATAGCAATGTCATTAAGCCCTGCTTCAATCTTAGTTTTCAGCGCGGTGACACTATCGTCGCTAATCGTTCCTACTACATCAACAGGAATCTCTTGTTTAGCAGCCGTACTTGCATCAACGGCAGTGGTCTTTTTGCCCTTTTTTGTATGCTTTGTAGAAGTAGTAGAGGTCGAAGCAGATGCGCCTTCCAGCTTTGAATAATCAAGACCATCAATTACACCTTGCAGTTGGTCTCTGATCGTATCGAGGCTGGCCTGGGTCGCTTTCAAGTTGACTTTTGTTTCTGTCTCTTTTTCTTTGAAAACATCCAATGCCTTATCAACATTCGAGATTTTTGCCATAATAGGCACAAGATGTTGATCGCCCTCTTGGTATTTAGAAACACTCTTTAGAAGACTGTCTACGTCCAGTTTGCCCTTGATCTCAACGCCGTCTTTTGGAATTTTTTTATTGATATCTTCTTGTAATTTGGCGGCATCAATTTGCGGGTCAACCTTAACTTTGATGCTCAATTCTGGTTCTCTCGCCATGTTTTATTCCTCCTTCTGGAGCAACCAATCTCCGAATCTAAAAAAAGCAGGCTTTTAATAAGTCTGCTCATCTTTTTGATTATTTTGTATTGTCGTGATTGATCCGCTGCTCGACCATATCTACGATATCTTTATTGTGTTTATTGATATCTTTTTGAGTATTCGTCATAAACGGACGCGGTTTCATCCACCTATAGCGCTTGTGTGTCCATGGATTTCGTATGTTGTCACTTTCAAGCAAGCGGGGGAGTCCATCTGGATTATGATATTCTTTATGGTTTGCAAGGCGAGGACCTTCAACTTGAGTTTCATTATACACGGTCAAAACGCGACCATGTACAACATCTCTGATATTTGAATCATCCAATAATCCGCCATTGGTTTCACGACGTTCATATTCAACAGGGGAATAGGTTGCATAAACATCTTGCTCTACATGAGATTTCATCTTATCTTCCACATAATCTTTAACCTCATTTTTCAGAGCTTTATTTGCCCGTTTCATAATTTCTCGCTGAAGCCCCTCAACGGTATTGAATGATTTCTTCCCCATAGTTTACTCCTTGCTTTCAGCGACTGCAGAAATAAGCTCTGTCGTATCAATTGAAGGAGCACCATCGAGCATTCCTTCAGGAGTTTTGACGCTATAGTTATCTTTTTCTACCGGTTTCTTCAGATTTTCTTCAGCGATTTTTTCAATCATTTTGTTCATGTCGAACTGATCACCAATGCCGCTCAGTACCTCGGCGGCCAACTGCATCAACTGCTCAAACGGCTGATTCTTTGCTGCGGCTTCAAATGCGGCCATATACTGCTGGCGGGCAATCTCGATTTTTTCGCGGCAAGCCTTGTTCAGTGTAGTCAGAATATACTTGCGCGGGGCCTCGTTCATCAACTTGGTCGTTTCATCAGAGAAAGCCAGTTCACTCATCTGGTCCTGGTCCATCTCACTGGTTTCCAGACCAGTAAACATGATCAGTGTTGTAATTCTGAAAGCGTAGTCATACAGCGCCGGCTCGTAACGGCCATCGCGCTCAGACAGGCTTACCACGCTGTCAACAAACAAAATTCGTTCAGCCAAAGTCAGATTATTCTTTGCATCCATAAGTATTAGTCCTCCTGATTTAATTTATTATTTTCAAGTTCCAACTTTACAGCTGTCGCAATGCACATCGCGTCAGCTTCATCAGACGAAACATCTTCTCCATAATAGGTTTTCACATAGTCTATGGCCTGCTGCTTTAATTCTGCACGCTTTACTCGACCCTGTTTAAATCCTAATATTTTTCGCCACTCGGATGGCTTAATGATCTCATAGGGAATATTGTTTAGCTCGCATACCCCCATAATCGCTCCTTGCAGTTGCGCCAGCTGGATCAATGTTTTTGGCGAGCTTTGCAGTGCAACATCTTCGATCACTACAAGGTCTGGACGATTGTTCTTGATGCGGCTCTGGATCATCTGGCGCATCATTGTCGAGCGTTCCAAGGTGTCCTTGATTTTGCTCAGGTCGATCAGCGAGTGGTAAACAGTGTCACCATCAATAGTACAGACACCCGTCTTGCCGAGAGCCTGGTCAAAAGCAATGATTTTTATAATAAACACTTCCTTTTTCTTTCTGGATGTGGTACAATTCAAATTTGAAGAACACCTGCGTATCCCTTTTGGGAATTATTAAAACGGCGAGAATTAGTAGGGGCTTCCCGAAGTCCAGTAGAGAGACTGCTGGCAGAAAGGAGGCCCGTATGATGATTGACTTCGACACCATGTCTAAGTTCGTTCAATTCGTAGCTGCTTTGGTGACTATCGCCAAGTTTGTTATGGAAGTAAGCCAGCCCCGGGCATAAGCGGGGCCAATTATCCGATTATTCACTGAAGCTCCTATGCAAATTAGAGAGCGGAAAGTCGCCACGTGGGTGTTCTTCTTATTTGTGAGTTTCCTCATATCAACGCGCAATTGCAATAATTGTGCGCTCATAAAAGGGGCAGAGCCCCGAAAGACTCTGCCTCGTGTAAATGCTATGTATCAGCCCTCGTTAGGGAAGATGAGAGAGAACATGTCGCCATTCTCGTCGGCCAGAACGTCGAAGGTCATGGTCAGAGAAACGGGGTCGCCAGTGTTCTGCCAAGACAGCTCGAAGCCGGCCTGAGGAGCAGCCTTGTACCAGATGGGATGTGCCTCGATGATGTCGTCGCTCTCGGTCTTGTAGGGAATGGAACCCTCGACACGATAAGCCTTGGGGAAGTGACGGCTATCCAGGTGCACAACCTGAGCGGCTGCCTGCTTTGCGTAGTAATAAACAATGTAAGCAGTATTCTCAGTTGCTTCAGCAACGGTAACCTCAGTGCCGCCCTCAGTAACAGTAGCGGTGACCTCGGTGCCTAGATCGTCATCAGCCTTAAAGACCTGAATGGCGGTGGTGCCAGCAGCAGTAGAAATGGTCAGCTTACCAGCCTCGGTGCAGGTGACCTTCTCGCGCTTCAGGAAGTTTGCGGTGGTGCCCAGGTCGTTGCCAGACAGCATCTGGAAGACCTTGACGGGGTAAACCTGTGCCTCGATGGTCAGAGTGCCGGTACGAGAGCCGTCAAACTGCACGCGGTTAGGTGCGCCCTGGCCGCCGGTTGCGAACACGCGGTCACCCTCAAAAGAGGTAGAAGTGACGTTAGCCCAGTCAACATTCAGGAACAGCTTCTTGGTGGAGTAGTCGACCAGCATCAGATCGGCGACCTCGCGGTTGGCGAAATTTGCATTCTTGTTAGCCATAATTGTTATCCTCCTATAGTTTCGTTTTCTTTGTCAATTCGCTCTATCCATTTCGAGGGGTCATATTTACCGCCCCAAACGGAGTAATTCATTTCAGCGATATTTAGTTGTTTTGCGCGTAATAGTTGGGAGAACGTATCTCGTATCTGTCCAACTGTCAGCTCAAAGATGTTTGAATAATTCAAACTTGGATGAAAAGTGCATAAGAGAGAAATCATGTTCGGCAGCTCGAAATTCGGGTCTGCCTTTTTTGTTTGTTTGAACTTTTTCTTCTTCTTTTGGAACTTCTCATAAAACAAGCGATCTTTTTCAGTCTTGAATTTTGGAGCTTCTTCCGGGATGTCACTTTCGTCGATATCAACCATCTGCAGGCAAAGCTTTGTTACGGTCGAATAGTTGTTTCTGTCGATATAACCACCGATAGAAAATCCTTTTTTACCGCTATTTTCTTTGTCGATAAAAATTGCTCGATGCTGCTCGTCCCACTCCAATTTCCCAGAAACAAAAAGACCCAGAGCCGAAATTAGTTCAGCCCTGGATTCATCTGTCGATGTAAGAATATCGAACATTGCAATATTTGCTTTTTGCTCACTTGTCATTTGCTCCCAGATATCTGGCATCTTCATCATAGTTGCCGCATCATGGTAGTATTTTTCTGGGGTATATAAAAATAAGGTCAGTGCGTATTGATACTGGGTATAGCCAATCTTCAAAATATCTTTCAGAAAAGGGGAGTGGATTCGCCCAACGTCTTTTAGCTGCACACCATATGGACTTAGATGATCAAGGTACGAAATTTTTCTCATCAGCGAGCCCTCCTAAAAGAGCCGACCTGATAAACAAGCATTCGTCCGTAATAGCACTGCGCTGGCTTATAGATGCTGCTTCCAGCCTATTCAAGCGGTCCAATTCCAAATTCTTTGTTTCCATTCAGAAGCTTATCAATATCACTGGCCAAAATATCAATGCGTGTCCCAGCCTGTCCTTTCCGATGATATGTCTGCATAAGGTTTTTACTGCAATATGCAAATACGTAAATGGTCATCATCGTAATAGAATCACCGCTGGTTTGTTCTGGCACGACCTCAACACACAAAAACGTTTTTGAGTTTTCCTGCGTATCTGGAACATACTCATACTTAAACACGCATCCACCTTCACCCGACCCATTCTTACCAAGCAGAAGAGTTTCGGGATCGTCGATATTATCTGTATTGCCCAATAGGACATCAAGGACATTTTCGTCATTGATCAACTTGGAAACGACCCGATTTTTGAATACCCCGATCTCATCGAGATTCATATCAGATCACCTCCAATTCGATCTTTTCGGTAAGGCCGGCTGCTTTAACCGTCAGTACCACGACTTGTCCAATCAGCTTAGAATCATCCACACAAGTGATCTTACACTTTGCACCTGTCGTAGTCGTATTACCGCCTTTGAAACATACTCCAGCAGGAGTACAATCGCCGGTAAGCGTCTATTCTGCGCCGTCGTACACTTCGCCATCGATTTTTGCAGTAAACAGCTTGCCAAATCCGCCCGTTGGGATGGACGGTTCGCCCGTAAACTCTATCGAAAGCACTCTGTCGTCTACTGTGTTGTCGTCAGGATAGGTGATTTCCACGTTATCGGAAGCATCTTCCGGCACATAATTGCAGATCATTTTCTCTACATTGTCTGTTTCTGCGTTGTAAAGATCCTGTTCAACGTTAAACGAAAGGAACCCGATCTGGTCATTATCATAGTCAATTCGGCCAGTCATCTGGTCAATCGACGTGATTCGATAGGTCTTTGGTTCTCCATTGACGATCTCCAACATCAGCCGTTTTCCAATGTTCAGACGGGCAGAATACTCGTCGAACGGGGTTTGAATGCGGAATTCACGGGTTGAATAACTCATTACCTTATTCTCACTCAGGTTGGAGTAATACGGCTTTTCCACAGTTGCCCATAGAGATACGATCTTTTTTGTCTGGTCATCCTGCCACACGATTTGTTTCTGGCAGATCTGAATGCGGCCGCGCACGGTAATCTCATCGTCTGCATCACGTTCTGTAATCAGCCAGTGGCTCTTACCCCAGTACATAATGCTGCCGATCTCAAAATCCTCACCAGGTCTTGTGCGGAATATTTTCTGGTTTGTAACAGTAGATGATATAATATTTACCCAGCGGGGTACGTCATCTATCGTTACTTCTTTATAAGAAGGATTGACTGGCGCTAAAAAGCGCGTATCATGGAGTGCCTTATTGACCACCCTGTCGCGCTGCGTCTCTCCATCCTGTTTCAGCATGGCTCTATATTGAGATCTTGTCATATCCCACCGCCTTACTGTGTCCATTCAGAAACACTGTTTGACTTAAAGGAATACAAGTTCATCTCAGCAGTCAATTTACGCTGCGACTGCGTCAAAAGGTCTTTCATCTGCTCAAGTAGCTTAGCAGGGGAGAAGAAAGAAAAGTCCTTAGTGCTCATAGCGTTCTTCAAAGCGTCAGAGTTGTAAACATACGGCTCAAGCCAATGTACAATCATGCTCAACGCCAGAATACTCTGTTCCTTGCGGGTCAGAGTAACATTGAACTGCTGCAACTCATCATCATAGTCAGTCAGGTCTTGCACGCAAATGTCAGCAAAATCATCAATGGCGGCCTGAAGCAGGTCGCTCTCTGCATCTGCAAACATCTCGTCAGTATATCCTTCCTTATCATAATCTCGAATGCGCCCACGACAGCGGGCATAGATACTTTCAAAAGTGGTTGCCATGACCCGCCTCCTTTACATCAAATTGTGTCTTCCAACTCAACAGACAGGGAGTCCTCCAGCGCCTTAATCGCACTGCGGCTGTCCAGCTCACCGGTTTCGATCTTTTTCTTAGCCTCAGATGCAATCGCATCCTTGGTGCCGCCCGGCAGTGTCGGGACGATCTTCTTAATCTCATCGGCGGGCATTGTAAACACGTCATTGAAGTTGTCGGTGGTCAGACTATTTTTGTAATAGCGCTCAACGCCAAGCTTCTTGATAATGGCGGGATCATCGATCAAAATCCAATTTTCCTCAAAGAACCGGCGCTGATTACCGCGCATAGAAACCAGCTCGCGATACTCCATTTCCTGAACATCGCCAAAAGCCTCCCACTCAACGGTATAGCCGGGATTCAAGGTGGATTTATAAATCAGATTACCAGCTGTGCCATTGCGGCACTCCACCATGGTCTCATTTGTAATTTCGACTACAGGCTCAGTCACCACGGGAGCAGCGGCTTTCGCGGCGGTAGTCTTAGTTGTACGTCTTGCCATTCGTTCCTCCTATTTAATAAAAGAAGCGGCAGGGCTGTTGCCCCACCGCCATTCAACTCAAATTATCGATTAGGCCATCTTGTATGCGCCGAAGTCACGATCAAACACAATGGCAATGCCAGTGCGCTTCATCATCAGGAACTCCTGGCTCATATCGGCGTTGTTCATCGGGGTGCCCATCAGCATAGTGACATCACCCTCGGTAACGCGCTTAATGGGCTTGGTGTCGCCAGCAAAAACGTACAGGGTCTTGTCATCCAGGATGAAATCGGTGGTACCGGTAGCGTGACGCTGCTTCACAGCAATCAGCTCAGTACCATTGAAGCGGCCAAAGTGACCCATTGCGTACATATCTTCCTTGGCGGAATCAGACACAACGGCGGTCTTGATCTGACGCAGAGCCTTACGGGTGCCAACAATCACAGCGGTCTCGCCAGTAGAAGCCTCAACATGCTCGATCAGGTCCAGCAGCTTGTCCTCGTCAAAAGAGCCGGTCTCAATGTAGGGAGCATTCAGCTTGCTGAACATGCCAACGAATGCAGCATATGCAGAATCCAGCTCATCCTTGGTGAAGGACTTGGAAACGATATCAACAAACTTGTTAAAGTCGATACGGCCAGCCAGAACACGGTTCAGCTCCTCGTAGATCTTAATAGCGTGCAGCTGAGTATTGACGGTGATGTCAGTACCAGCTTCCAGACGCTGACGGCGCACGCCCTGAGTACCCTCGGCGATATCGGCAACAGCAAACAGGCACTCGCGCTCGATGTGGAACTTGGGAGTGTCGCCCAGAGCCAGGTTGCGGTCCTCGACCATGTTCATAAAGAACTCGTCGCCCTTCAGACCTTCCTCAGAAATAACATTGACCAGCTCCTCAACAATAGCGAACACCTTGGAGCAGCTGCCATCACGCAGAGCCTTAATGTCCAGCTTGGTGGAACCGCCATTTGCCTCAACCAGAGCCTTGCGCAGAGCCTCCTGGGTGTCGTTCACAGAATAATCACCAGCAACGTGGCCCTTGTAGCCATCGAGAGCCAGCTTGACCAGATTAGAATCAATAGCCATGGTATAAACCTCCTATAATAAAAATGGCCGCCCGCTTTAAACGGACGGCTTTATGTTGATTTCTTAAAACTTCGGAATCACTTCAGGGTGATCATGTAGTAGGTATAGCGACCATCGCCAAAACCAACAGTCTCAACAAAGTCGATGCAGCCAAAGGTCTTGTCATCAGCAGTCTCCTGAATCTGGATCTTGGTGTCATCGGCAGCAAAACCGACATACTTGCCCTTTGCAGGGGTGCCGTTAAATGCCTCGGCAGTAGCAGAGAAGCCACCCTTAGAAACATTCAGAGCGTAAACGCGCACGGGCTTGCCAGCCTCATTGACCCACTCGGGCAGATAATGTGCCACGGTCTGATCATAGAACAGCTCGACGCCAGCGGTCAGATACAGGTCAGCAACGGTGGAAGTTGCGGTGGGAGCGGTAGCCTTGTAGACCTCGCGACCCAGCTTTTCGCCCAGAACAACCAGCTGAGCGTTATCGATCTCAGCGGCATCGGAATCCTTGTAGAAAATAGCACTCTCCAGCTGAGCACCATCCAGGGTGCCACCCAGCTTGTCAATGCGCACAACAGCATGCTTATTATTAGCCATAATTATGTACCTCCTAATTTTTGGTAAATTACTTATTGCCGAGATAGTGTTCGATCAGACCACCATACGCGACATCTGAACCGTTCTGGGTGCCACCCACGCCAAAGCGGACAGTTCCTTTGTTGTTTTTATTGGGAACATAAGAAAACTCGGCACTCTTGCGGCCAACCAGCGCATAGCACTTGGTCTCCAGATCGGAGTAGCTGATCTCCTTGTTCTCCTTCAATGCGATATACTCAGCATCTGCACCAAGCTTCTCGTCCATAACAGAAAACAGCTCATCACGCTTAGCTTTTTCTGCTGCGACGACTGCATCTTCCTCAGCCTTCTGGTAAGCCTCCAGCTTGGGTTTGATTTCGCTAACTTCATTGGCTGCCTTAGTAAAGCTATCAGACAGTTCAACAAGCTTATCAGTCAAAGTAGAGAACATAGTGATTAGGCCAGGCATCACGTCGCCCTCGTCCCAATCCTCATAAGTGACTTTCTTACGCTTAATATTCGCGTAATCCAGAACAACATTGTCGCCATTCATAGAGTAGGGAATACCCATTAGCTGATACGTGCCAGAATCGGTCACAATTACCTCGCTGTCCAGAATATCGGTGAGCCAATACTTAGGAATCATACAGTCAGAATCCCATCGAGAAGGAACCTGAACTTTTAGCAACGCATTATAAATTTCGTCTCGAAGCTGATTGGCGCTTAGAGTAAACTCAGCACCAGCAGCGGGCTCATTCTCGGTAGGAGCAGTATTCTCAGTTCCGGCGGGCTCGGCAGGAGCAGGCTCGGGTTCCGTAGTAGGTGCGGCATTCTCCTCAGCGGGGGCCGCTGCAGGCTCAGTCACAGTGTTTTCATTGGGAGGAGTAGCCTCATTCCCGGCTGGTTCGGTAGGGGCTACCGTGTTCTCAGCAGGAACCTGATTCTCCTCGACGCCAGGAGTCTTAATTTCATTTTCATTCATTGGCGTTGTATCTCCTTTCTCCTCATCGGATGGATTATCATTTTGCGCAGTATAGTTCTGCTGAATTGCTTGATACTCATAGAGCCGATCGCGGATCTGAGCAGTAATATCTTCAACAGAAAAATTGGCAGTAACGCAGCTGCCTGTCATAGCGGGCTTGATACTCGGATCAGTCGTAGACAGAATGCAGCAACCGTCAAATTTAAAAGACCCCACAGGAACGTTGCCGTTCTTATCTGCGGGGCCACAAGCCATATCGGTCAGCTCAACACTGTGATTCTTCGTACCATCGCGGGTAAAAATATCTACAGGATCGCTAAATTTTGTCCAAATCAAACCATCAACACGCAAATACTCCCGTTCAATACCGGTGCCGTCATCCTTAACGATCCAGCGAGGATTACAAGATTCAGGGATAACACCATAAGCTTGACCAGCATAGACGTACTTCACGTCTTTGTCGGTGATCCGCAGTTCATGTTCATGTCCTTTAAAGTCCTTGTCTTCCTCGTCAAGTTCATCTACAACGTAGCCCAGGATCGGCGTATTACGGATTGTCGGTACTGCTTTGTTGATCGCGTCTTTTGTGAAACTTGTCTTATTGAGGTTTGCTCCAGTGTGCATTACATCAATGCTGACATCAATGAAGCGAAAATCAGAAGATTCGTATTCGCCCTTCTTAATAAAAGAAACCGGATATCGTTGATTCATTCTGTTTTCACCTCCTCGTCAGCAAAATAAAAGCCCTGGCGAATCGCAACCTGCAACTCAGCCAGAGCATTTTCAAACACAGAATCGTATACAAAAACATACTTGTTTGTTGGGTCTATTCGTAGCATCAGAGCGCCACGGTCGGTCAGGAACTTTGCCATCCCGGCGGAGTGTGCTCCGTGTACGATAACTTCATAAATCTCCTGACTCATCTTATGCCTCCTGTCTATCGGCGCTTACATTGCCAGCATCAGACAGGCCCTCGCCCTTACTTGCATTTGTTGGGCGGCCACCTTCATCCCCGGCGGAACCGGACTGAGTATTGGAGCTCTTGAGCGGTGTTTCACCAGCACTAAGTCTCAAGATTTCATTTTCAAGATAAGTCATGTTCTCATAATCGCTACCCGCATAACCAGTAGTTGCAAGAGCTGCGGTTCGAGTCGGCATACCATAGGTGGCATCCTTGAGATATCTTTCATGCATCTCAGTCACGTTATAATGAGTAACTGGTAGAAAGTTTAGGCGGAACCTATAAGAACTGGAAACGCTCTTCAGCTTGCGATTGATCCAGCGTTCCAACTGTCGCATCACTGCAAACACGATCTCCTGGTCATTCACAGTACACAGCTGCAGGGTAGTAGCAGAAGGATCTTCGCCACCGCCGAACAGATTTTTATTCACGCCAGCGCTTGTAAAGAATGCGGCCTCAGCATTTGCGACCTCTTTAGAGTCACTGTTCACGCCGCTCTTTTCAAAGTTCTAGCTGCTGATTTTCATGGGAGTAAGAATTGCGCCAATATTCGACGGCAGTACATTACTCATCATGTCATAGAACTCTTTTGCTGTATCATAGTCGATCAGGAAAGAGCCGTCAGTATCATTCACTGGGATCTCCATTGCCAGCGCCTTATAGTTATTGGTCTCACTTGCGTTTTTACTGATGGCACGGTAGTCTTCAATATCGGCAAGCGCACTAAACAAACTCACAAACGGGGGAATGGGGATATAATCGTGCTCGTTTACTTTGATGCAAATGGACTTGGAACTGTCCAGCTCCTGCCACTTGTAGTTCTGCGAGTCAGCCTTATATTGGTTATACATCGTCTCAAACTCTGGCGGATAGTTGGGCAGCTTGTCTTTGTTGGAATCAAAATAAGAAAAATCAAAAGCAAAGTTATAAACGCCGTCCTCAATGCTGCTTATTTTACAATAGTCTGCATCAAGATTTTGAAAAGCAAAACTGTCATTTGTCTCCCACGCATAGCCATAGTAAACGTCATCGCGGAATGCAATTGTCAGTATCTTCGTGGCTTCGTGCGGGATATTCATCAGCTCAACTGCTGTTACAGCAGAATAATACGCCTTCTTAAATTTATTGGCGTTAATTGTCTTAGAGCGATCAAGTCCATACGGAGAAATCGTGTAAGAATATGTAGACATATTCGCAAAATACTGAATCAGTCGGCGATAGTAGTTTGAAATATTGAATAGATATTTACTCATATTTCGCAGCTGCTTCTCATAGTTGGCGGGGTTGCCAAGATAGGTGACGATCTGATCTTTCGTATATTTTGTATATGTCGGATTTGTGTCGGTATTCGATGCCAGATTACGGATACCGATATGTGACAGGTTCGCATAAACGCCATTGACAAGATCCTGATATGTTACATAAGAGGTCTTGCCATCTTTGGCATTTGTTACGCGGACCTTTTTCTGCATTTTATCTTCAGCCATTACAGTCCTCCCTTCTTTAATACAGGCGCTCTAAAGTTAAACGTGAGCGAAGTTGGCTTTTTATTCTTCTTCTCCATGCTTCGTTCAACTTGCTGCGCAATGTAATAGTTGTAAGACAGGGAAGAGTAGCGGTCTTTACGGCAGCCGGATTTCTCCTTGACTTTGATAACGTTATTTACGGTTTCGTAGCCCAGATTTACAAGTTCGTTTACAGCAAGCCCGGTATTGATATATGGCATCTGTAGTGCGGCTCGTTCAGTAGGCGACATTTTATCATAGCCTTTATAGATTTTGCGCAACTGGTCTTCACATCCGTACTCACTCTGAAGCAGATGGATACGTCCTTGCTGGAAACCGCTGCGTAATCCAATGGCTACATCACTGTTAAACTGAGAGCTGCCCATAATTGCCTAGATGACCTTTTTGGCATTTTTGTCAGAACAGCGAGATGCGATTTCTTGATTGTTACAGCAGCTAATCGCAGGATATGTTTCGCCTGTTTCTGGGTCATACATATCGCGCATCAACAGGTCAACCAGAGGCAATCCAACACCTCTACAGTCAACCCCGATATAATCACAGTTGAAATAATCGAAATACCGTCGCAGTTTTAGTGCCTGATCTTGCGCACTCATACCCTCAATGTTCTCTGAATAGACAAAATTGCTAGTATAGCGCCCTGATTTATTTGGCAGCATACAATTCAAGAAGATACTGGTTGCATCGTTGTCGTTTTTGCGACTGCTCATCAATGCAATATCGGCGGTGAGAATTCGTACTTCGCCATTTTTCTTTTTCGGCACGTCCATAGCAGCTTGATTAAGTAAAAGATTCGGTGCGTAGAACGCCTTTTCAATGACGCGCGTTTTGTTGATGTCATCAAATTGGAATAACCCACCCTCAGTAGCACCAAGCCACTTACATTCATTCTCCATTGCAAATGTCAAATCAGAAAAACTTGATTCACTCATTTCGTCCTCTACAGCTTCTTTCAACAGCAAGCCGCTCTTGATTGACATTTGATACGGGAAGGATACGCAGAAATATTTCTTATTAAAGTCGATCATATTTACAAAGTAGTCCTGACATTTTTCATAGCTCCAATGGTTTTGGAACCAAGCGGAACTTAGGTAGAATTCTTTGTTTCGCTCTGCAAGATGTGCATATTGTGGCTTGTCCAAATATCCAGGATGACGAACAATATTCAGGAACTTCTTCAAAATCAAATCTATAACATCTTTAGAAAGCAATCTATATTCATCACAGATGAGAAGTGTAGCTCGACTACCACGACTACTATCTGTGGCAGTGACTACTTTGATATAGCTGCCGTTCTTAAATATAATCTCTGCTTTCTGATTGTTGATATCGACCTTTTTGATTTCAGAGCGTAGAAGGGGACTGTTGGGGTAGATCTCCTTCATTATCTTTTCATCCAAAATACTGATAGATTGGCTTCTTACTTTACAGGCGATACAAACCTTGGAACCAGGCCATAGAATACATGTAATCACACAGAAAACTGCGGTTAGAAATGACTTACCAAGGCCGCGAGCAGCAATGAAGCAGAAGCCGGTGCATCTCACCATCAAAAACAATAGTAGCTCTTGGAATGGCTTCAATGTCAGGTTTAAATAGTCTTTTGCAAACCGCTGAGGATTCGCTCTATAGAATGATGCCCTCATGGCAACTGCGTTCATTATTTTTTCTGATTTTGTATTCGCTACTTCCTTATCTGTTAATTTCTCTTTACTCATGCGGAACCACCGCCTTCGCCAATACCGAAAATAGTTTCGCGGAGGCTAGTATCTGTGTCATCGTCCTCATTTGTCTCTGGTTTATGAGCAGTATATCGTTCAAACTCTTCGTCAAATTCGTCTTGATATGGATTCTTCAAGTTGAACATCTTAAGCAACGTACCCAGCACCCACACTCTAAAATACTTACCGATACCATCAACGTCCTGCCACTCTGGCGACGGTTCTGGAATCGGCTCTTCCTCTTCCTATTTCTGAATCAGCGTGCCAAAAGTATTCGTTTCAGCCAATGCGTTATCGTTCGTCTGATTCGGTTTGATCTGAGCGGACCCCATCAGGTTCTGCAGGTTGTCGTTTGCTTCTTTTATTTTCTTTGTGTCGCCAGTGGCATCAGCCTTATCGCAATTAAGTTCTGCCTTTGCAATGCGTTTGAACAGAATTTCTTGTGCGGCCGTCTTACATTCATGTCTAGTGATAAGATTTTGATAGTGCTCATCAAGGAATAAATAATCTTTTTCATCCAGACCAGTACCCCAGAATTTTCTCATCTTCAGAGTGACCTTTGTCCCCTTTGTATCACCGGCAGCCAAAGCGTCTTTTTTCTTCTGGTCGATCACATCGTCATAAGATTTATCTGCATACTGACGTATATTAAGCCGTCCCATATAGGTGTTAATTTTTAAAGCAGATGCCACAGAATGTTCTGATGCGTCAAGCAATTTATCATTTACATAGGTATCGAACATCATAGCCAGACGGTCAATCGCTTCATCTTCATCGTTATACTTCTTAACATAAAACTCAAACATCTTCTCACGGCACTCATTGCACCACGGGAGGTATCCGTCGTTACCAATAAACCATTGACTCTTCGTTTTTGAGAAATTACCTTTGCGCACGTCATAGATTTTTCCGCAACACATACATTTGCCACCACTCCAAGAGGGCGGAACCTTGATACGAGGCGGTTTCTTATCTGCGGCAACTCTGGCCATAGCCAATCACCACCGTTCCATCGTCCATCATATCATCGAAGCGATATTTGATCTGATCCTATAGTTTTAAAACTTCATTCAGTTTTTTCGTCTTGCGGAATTTTGTATATACAGAGCCAGTTACCGGGTGCTCTCCAATCTCTTCGTAAAAAATTCCCATAGCGCGAACAAACAGTGCTGTCCGTCTGGAATAGCAGTAGAAGTAATCGCCTCCTAAATCTTTGTGATATTTTTCTTCCATCTCTAATTTGGAACCCTCCTTTTTAACTTATTTTTGTGGGTACAGGTATGCGAGTTGAACGCATCCAAACACAGCTTATGAGGCTGGTCAGCACACCGGCGCTGTCACCTGCGACATATAAAAATGCCCCAGGCCGTAGCCCAGGGCATCAAAATCTCTATTAAATTACTATCTTTGCTGGCTTCTCCAGCTTGACATCGTACAGACATTCTAGGCCGCTGTCATCGATTACAGCCACTGCCTGCTGCGGCACATCATTTTTGCGCAGTCCAATTGCATAGGAATCGCTGCCACAAACGCAGCCGCTCTCAATAACCTTCGTACCATGCACCGTTGTCATGCCGTTTGTGTGGCGGTGACCAAGGAACACCATGTCGATTGGCTGCTTCACCATCAGTGTCAGGTGCTCAACGACGTTAGCAGGGGAGTCCTTATCTCCATGTGCGTACATCACAAGACTATTCCTAGCCTTAAAGCCACCAAAGGTCGGATCGAGCTTCTCTGTTTTAATATCAATGCCAGCCAGATTTTGCAGTCGTGCCTTCATATAGAACGGAATCAGTGCTTCAAGTTCGTCACCTGCTACCTGATCCTCTTTGCTGGGGAATACTCGTGAATGATTGCCACTCACAGAATACACGTCAATATGCTGGCATACCTCGTACAGTGTAGCAACAAAATTACTTACCAGCTCTGCAGCCGTCATAACCTGCTCAATGCTGTTTTCATTGTTCTGCACGCGGGTATTAACATGGATATGCCCATTGATCAGGTCGCCCAACAGCAGCACATGAATCTTTTCGGCTGTATGTCGCGCTACGATATTGAACACCTGTGCAGCATAACTCTCAAGCCGAGCCTTTAGGATATCCTTGTTGAACTTATTCCACGCCGAATCAATACCCGCGCCAGCATGTAAATCAGACAAGCACACAATCACATCGTGGCCGCTGCCTTCGTATTGCACAACATTCAGAAAATTGTCAGGGTTATACGGAGCAACGTTCTTCAGAATCAATTCCTTGATGGATTCGGCACGGGCAACATCGCGATACACTTTGTTTGCTGCATTGCGTTCATCTTGTAATTTGATCTTTTCAATCTTCAGTCGCTGTAGTTCATCCTGGATCGTTTCTTCGTTGGCGTGATCAATAGCGTAGTCATAACCATCTTTCCACGACTTATAGGTCTTGCGATATCTGCATTCGCCATAGTCTGAGCCGGTTGCTTCATTCAGCAGTTCTGCTGCCTGATTCTAAGTCAGCTTACGTTCGCTGCATGCCTCACCAATCCGCATCATATATTCATCAAAGGTCTCGCCGTCCGCTTTCTTAAATTCGTCCATGCGCCACCTCAGATCTCAAAATTGGTGTTGGTACGCTGGGTGCGGTTCAGTTCGCGTAGCGCCTCTTCTGCCTCGGGATTGCCAGGCAGCTGAGTCAGCACAGACTTGATTTCCTCCGCATACCAGTGATGAACGGTACGAGTGATATGGACACCGGGAATAACCTTACGCAGATACTCTGCCTCACGCTTAGTAATTTCAACCATTATAATAAATCTCCTTTGTAATTTATAATCGAAAGGGAAATATACAACACCCTTTCATATATTAAGAACTTAAAGTTCATTTCGGTCGTTTGTTTCGATTCGCATTCTTTTTCGCTAGACGTGCCTGTTCTTTCTTTGCCGCACATCCTTTGCAATATCTGCTGGCATTTGGCTTTTCTGAGTGATACTGTTCGCCACACACGATGCAATAACATTCCTTCGGGTCAAATAGCTCTCGCACTATGGCGCTTAAATTCAGCCGATTGTTTTCAAGCGTCACATTGAACGTGTACGCAATCGTGTCATTCTTATCAAGGGCAAAATTTTGGTACTGGTATAAGCATCCAATGTCGTCAGTGCCGGTTCTGTTCAGCAGGTGATAGTCGTCAGAAATCTCTTTCATGCCCCGCACTGTATTATAGCCGTCGTCCTAGTTCTTCCCAGCGCAATACATGATCTCTGTCTGCTCTTCAAAGCAGCCACCAAAACGTTTCATCTTGAACTCGGTATCCAAGGCAAAGGTATCGCTTCCATACAGCCGGCAGAAGAATATTACCCCAAACAGAACACGTAATTGTGCGTAGTTGATATGATACTTTCGGCGCGCCTCTGTGATATAGTCCAGATCTTTCTGATAAAGCACAACTTGATGTACGTCAAGTATGGGCGCGTTATTTTTACGGCCTCTGCTGAACGTCTGGATCAAGTGGCTACGGTCATAGCTGACAGACTCAGGATTTTTCATCCGCTCATAATAAATGGTGGCGCATTCAATAGGGGAGAGGGAGGTTCGCTTCAGCAGATTTCGCAGCATCAGATTTGACTCGTGATAGTCCTGCCAATGATCGAGCAGTATATTCTCATTACAGTAGAAAGTTGTATATGCCATTTAACCTCCTTACTCGATTGGTATAATTTCGCCATCAATATAGCGGCAAAGTTGTCCATGTGCATTATAGTATGGAGACATATATCCACTATGTAGCCAATAATACATAATTCTTGTGTTCTCATCGTAAATAAGTTTCGTGTTGGAAATACTGTACAAAGAGCTTCCATTATAAATAGATTTATCGCCTACATTGTTTTTGCGCGGAATAGATGCCCAAATTCCAATACCTAAACATAAACATATTACAGCTATCAAAGTAATGATTGTTATTTTAAAACACCGATAACTCATTCTGTTTCATCCTTCCCATCAACTGCTTCATGAACATAATTTGAAATACGCTCGAATTCGGTATAATCAAAATACATCTCGCCACAATCACCGCATACCATCGCCGTGATATCCGGCACATGAACCATCTGATTTTTATAAGTAAATTCGTGCTCCAGTCCAGTCTGCTTTGTCAACAAGCCGCCACAGGTAGGACACTTGGTTATTTTCTGCGGTTTCTTTGTTTTCTTCTTAAACCAACCCATATTATTTCACCCTCGCTTCATAAATTTTCGGTTCAGCCAGACTATATCGCTGGCCAAGGTATTCGTACTCGCCGTTCGGATCGTGAACTGGCAGCTGAACAGGAACCGGCTTGATATTTTCGACCACACCAGCGCCGGCCATGTGCCACAAAAACTTCTTGAATTTATTGGGATACTTCTCATAGCAAAGCACTACAAGAATATTCGCCAGCTCTCTCACATCAGGACACACCAGCTTACACTTGTTACGGTAGACATTGTAGATCGCCTGCCAGTTCGTCTCATATGTCTTAGCCTCTTCTTTGGTAATACGCGACTCGATGTCCTTATGATATAATTGCCAGTTGCGACATTTCTTTTCGAACTCAAGCTGTTCCTTGCGGCATTTGTTGAAGTCCAAGAAAATGGCTTCGATCTCATCAAAGACTGCCTGGTCATAGGAGACCTCTGGATCGTACATGATATGCCAATCAAAGCTGCCTGCGGGCTCTTTACGCCACCGTACACCGCGCTCCCAACGCTCCAGACTCATGCAAAGCAGGTTCATGTTGCTATGTGCCTTGCTGAGATTATGTAAACGTGCGTAGTAAGGGCCTGCATACTTCATAAAGTAGGGTAGAGGACGACCATAAGCTGCTACATTACGCGGGATCGGATATAGAACACCTGTTTTAGCATAATCGATAGCTTTTCCGTTGCAGATGCTCAAAAGCGAAATATTATCGTGATAGAGCTTCTTGGTCTTTTCCATGGTCGGAACCTTATTATGGTATGCAGTTGCGTAGTTTGAAATTTCGCCAATAGAACTCTTCAATCCGCGAATGGTGCAGGCAACTTTGTTCTTCACAATATCACATTCTGCCAACGCAGTGATCTTATCTTCAACATCGAGTGTAATGGGGATATTATCAGGAACACCACTCATCATCAGCGGATTATCGATGATTAGAACCAGGTCGCCATCAAAATCCGAACCATTGAGTCTGGAAGCCACGATGGATTTGATATTTACCATAGCAACATTCTGAAGATGGCTGCAGTATTTGCGGGTGTATTCGTTGTCTACGGCCTTGGCCTTTACATGTTCTGCAACAGAGATATGGGGATTGCGCTCAATTAAGCGGTCTCCCTCCATCACACCACGACGATCAAAGCTGTAGAACTCACCGTCTTCAAGGCAGCCAGTCACAGGTAGGCCACCAATGTGCTGCAATAGTGCAATAAGGTCAGGAGCCCAGAACTTAAAAGTAGCATTCATCCAAAGCCGACCGCACTTCATCTCATTGCGATATTTATCAAGCAGCGAGTGAATATAATCTTTGATTGCAGGCTCTTTCACCATCACTGGGTTACGCAGGGCAGCAGCCATGTAATGATTCATCGGGTCGTTGTTCTCGGCAAGTAAACCAAGGAAGCAGTATGTATAAATTGGGTCGCCTTTGACAATATTCTGATACCAGGTAATGCTGTCGTCAGCTAGATGCTTAAAAGACTCATTGTCGAGCTGTAGATCTTGAATGACCTGATAGTTGCTACGGGTGGAAAGCGGTTCTTGTTCAAGCGTAAAGTTCCATTTAGCTACACCAAGGCAGTTGTCGTACTTCTTGAAAAGTTCCCAATATCTCTCCCAGTCAGAATAGGTACCAGTTTTCTTGAAATATTTGAGACCCTTGTACATTGAAGCAGTAATAATAATCATTGGTTCGCTGCCAGGTGTTACATCATATTCCATGCCCCAGATGTCCTTGATTTTTGTAACGCCGTTCTCTTCAAAAAAACGCTCGTAATCAATCTCGTGTAAGCAACCCTTGATATATGGAGCACGCAAAATCAAGCTGTTCATCCGTTCAGAAGTGCCGATACGCTTTTCAAATTCGCGCATGATACTTGGGTGGCAGATTCCAGCGCCATCAAAGGCGTTGATATCAATGTCAACTGTTTTTGTGGCGATATCTTTCTGAGTCCAGGTACGCTCTTTGCCTGTTTTGCGGTCATTAAACGTCACAGTCTTGTCTACCAGATACTCGATCCACTGATTCTTGATCGTTGTCATATAGTCTGGAACAACAATCATTTTGGGGTACCAGTTCTCTAGGCAGTGGCAGCTACTCAGCATCAAACCACGATAAGCATAATACTTGCTCAGGACGGTGGGTGTCTCAGAAAAATCCAGTTCCATGCTTACGCGGCGGTCAAGTTCAGGGTAGATATGTCGCTCAACAAAACTTAACATGCTCTGACGGACCATACTTGCACTACGTTCACAGAACAGATATTTCTGGCCATTAAATTTGAATCCATGCTCTACTAAATGATCAATAGCATCAGGGTGGTTCTGGCCACCTGTTGCATCAACAAAGATAATAAAGCGCTGGAATTTATTCTAGTCGTCGGAAATGAGCCGAATTTGTCTGAACAACATATCGTCGCCCTGTAAGACCTCATACTGCTCCATCTCTTCTGGTGTCAGTTTAAAATTATAGTTATGAGAAACGATATAATTCAAGTTAAATTTTAGTACGCTATATAATGGTGGACTAAACAAATAATATCACTCCTCAATGAATCAAATTATTCCAGTGGTCATTAAAGTGGTCATCGCCGTCATCTTCGCCATCGCCGCCCATATCATCGTCGCCATACATGATCTCATCGTAGGCCGCCAGACACTTACTGATAAACACAACCAAAATGGGCGTAACCACCAGGGCAGTAAAAAGCATACGCCCTAGGATCTGATATGTAAGCACAAATACAACAAGCATTTCTGCGATAGTAAACATCCAATCAACAAAGTCAACGGAACTTAAAACACCAGCGATAAGTACCATCAGCGGAATAGAGTTAACGCGGATCTCCTGAATATCGTCTCGCTCTGTATCGTTCTCTCCGCCCGGCTTCTTAGGCTCTTTGTCCATACTATTGTGTACCTCCTTAATCCTCGTCGTCGTCCCACATTGTGCGCCGCTTCCGCCGCTCTGATTGCCGCTGGCGTTCGCCGCTTTCCTGAGCCTTCTCAACTTCCTGCAAAAACTGATTCTCAATCATACGCTGTTTGCGGGCGTTACGCATATAGCTGCTCTTAGACACCTTATCACGCTTGCGATCACTCATCGTCGCCGTCCTCCTCATCATAACCATAATCATCTGGGCAGTACATCTCGTGAAATAAATATCGTGTCAAAGAAGGGGACATGGGCGTACCATCTTCCATCCACAACGTATCATAAAGCGATGCATTGCCGATCAGTTCCTGCTATTCTGCATATACCTGAATCGCGTCAAGGATACCCTCGTAAGTTACATCATAATCGCGCACAGCATCAGCTACGGCAAATCCAATATTATAAATATCCTGTTTTGAAAAGTCGTTTTCTTTCATATAGTTCCTCCTTATAGCAGCGGCTCACAAATACATGGCCCTGTCAGCAAATCGATTTTATGTTCAAGTTCTGCGATTCGAGCTTGTAATTGATCAATCGCAGTTTGATACGAAATTGTTGTTGCTCTTATAGTATCTATACGTTCTACTGCAAAATGCGACAGATTATTTGCTTCATCGACTTTAATAATCGCATGGTTCACTGTATCGTGCATAGAAAATAAATGATTATCTATTTCTTCAACTCTTACAGTTAGCTCTTGTTCATCCAATATTTTCACCTTCTTTACAATAGACTTTCACAATAATATTCACTATTTGTATTGATATCTCCATTTATCAGTTTAAGATATCGTCTGTACATCTGTTCAGCATAAGGCCCAGCAATTTCGAATTCAAATCCGTTATTTAATAAGAAAAGTCTTACTTTCCTTTTAACTACAAACGTTTCATCTGGTTCTCCATAGCGGCAAACCGTCATATCGTCTTCGTCTATTTGAAATCTGAAATTATCAAATTTTATTTTACAATCATTTTCAATTTCGATATGTAATTGTAGGGCTGCTTGTTGTTGTACTTCTTCACTGATATATTTTTTCATAATAGGCTCTCACAGTAACACTCATTGTGAATAGATACACTGTATTCTTCTTTTGGAAAATTTTTCGATATATAGTCTTTGATAAGCTTTTGTAAAGTTTCATCAGTAACTATGGTGTTATAATCAACCCATTTGTCGAATTGAATAGTGTGATGTGAATTGCCATGATTTACAGTGTCTATGGTCGATCTATTTTCAAATTGAATTCGTACAGGCTGCTTCCAATCTGATGGATATATGTATATCTTATCATCGGGTATCAATAATTGATTGTTCATATCGTGCCTCATAATAGTGATTCGCAGACACACTCGTTTTCTGCCTCGACAACATTAGGAATTGCAATCGTCCACAGCGTGTCGTGTCCCATTCCATAGTATTTTACTTCCGCTTGAACTTCACGCTGATTACCATTTGCGTCAATGTAAGATACGATTTCGTTTGTGGTTCGCAGTGGTTTATCGCTTGGCAGAGTCCATGTGAATCCATCTTTCGCCCAGTCAAAAGTAAACTCGCCACTGTTGATATCATCGGGATATCTGTACTTACACCATCTCAGCGTGCGATCATCATGTAGCGTATCAAATTTATCCATTGTTGGCACCTCTGTTATACCAAGCTGTCACACACGCATTCATCCCGCTGCACTTCTTGAGGTGCAGTTGGCGGTGTAAACGCAACCTCGCTCGGATCATATGTCATCAGAGAACAGGCATCAATTCGCACATTCGGGAAGCACATGAACTTAAAGCATCGGTCAATATCATCAACAACAAGTGGCTTATCCTCTAAGTGCAATCCACGATAATTATCGGGAGGACAAGTAGTTGTTATCACGTGAATACTGTATTCTCCGCGAGCTCTGCTTTGTAAATCTACTATAAGGCATTGATGATCAACCCTATACCCCTAATATTGAATATCAAGATTCCTTGCGATTTCCTTGATATAGTCCTGTGCACATAATATAGCCGTCCCGCCCATCGGCACCAAGATATTGCAATTGTTCTTGACAGCGTATTCGCATATCGCATATGTACGTCCACCGCCTCGTGGCGTTAGTATTCTTTCCATATTTTGCCTCTCCTTTACAATAGCGGTCTGCACACACATTCACACTGTTGATCAGCCAGAGCATCATGGATTACATCGTCCAGACATTCGGGTGTGATGGAGAACTGCTGGAACAAGTCAAACTGATTGTTGTTCATTAAATAGTTCATGGTGATCCGCCGCATTTTATTTTCTGAAATATATTTCGCATCCTCTTCACCATACAACCGCGCGATCTCTTTGAAAAATTCAAAAGTATCGGTCAGCGCCAACCTATCGTCAAAATAGAATGTCGTATATTGTGCACCGAATTTATCTTTATTGAATATATCCCAAAAATCTTCGGGTGATTTACAGATTGCGGTCTCCTTGCGATGCTTTTGCACAGTATCCATGCGTTCATACCAGTCGCATACTGTGTCATAGATCGATGACCTTACGAATAAAACGCGCATGATTTCTTCTCCTGTTATAGCAAAGTCTCACAGACACATTGTTCGTTGAACAGCTGTTCGTCATATTGTTGGCATATTTTCAAAGCAAGATTAGTAATCCATTCTGCGTCGTCTCCACGAAGTACCTTATAATTATCATCGATAAATGCAAATACAGCAGGTCCCGTCTGCTTATATAGATGATAATGGACTCCTGCTCCACCGACAAAATCCATGAAGAATCCTGAGTTGTCTTTTAAACCAAGCAACAGAACATAAGTGTCAAAATATCGAGACATCTTATAGGTCAGATACTCATTGGTTGTATAAAATATTTCTTCACTAGCTTTGCTCATCTGTCCCATGCTACTATGCCTCTGTTAAATGGTGTAATCAGATATCGGTGTGTAGCTATATTATTCAATTGAGCTTGCAATTGGTTTAATATAACCATATTGTCAGAATGTTGGTTTTCTATATATTTTTTGAATTCCTCCAGTATCTGTTCTGTCTCAACTTCTCGAAGTCGGTCACACAACTCTTTCGCTAAACCGTCAATCGCTTCATAGTTCCAGTCGCCAGTAGGAGAGATGTAATCCATTGGTCGTAATCCGTCTATTCTTACTTCTATCATTCTGCTGTGCCCCCTTAGTCTAACAGGTCAGCCAGTTGTGCGGTCTCGCTGCGTTCTGTCTTGTTCAGGTAGACATATCCAAAGTGCGGGTTGCCAGCCAGACACTGAATTGCCTTACGCATACCGCTGTTATTTTCAAACACGGCCTCGTCAGTCTGCTTCAGATCGCCATCAAGCCACAGCATAGATCCTTCACCAACACGGCCGAGTAGCAGCTGTACATGCTCTTTGGTCAGATTCTCAGCCTCTGAAACCATAATAATTGCGTTCTTGTAGTCGCGGCCACGAATAAATCCAAGGTGAGCTACTTCTACCTGCCCATTATTGATCCAGTATTCCAAACCAGCTTCGCCGCCCAAGTGATCAGCCAGAGGTCCAGCAAAAGAAGCAGCGCCGAGCTTCTCTAGTAGAGTGCCAGGTAGTGCACCCAACTCCTTGGTATTCTTGACTTCGATGTTATTGCGAATCCAGATCAGCTTCTCAACCTTGTGCTTCTCGATCATATCAATGGCAGAGGACACCATAAGCATTGTCTTGCCGCTGCCGAATGTTCCAGCCAGCATTTTAACTGTAATATCGTCGTTCTGCAGCATATCAAATGCGAGCTTCTGTTGGTCATTGAGTGGTTTTACGTCGCCAGTGAAGCGATTACTGATCTTTTTGTATTTGAGTGGTACATATTTCTTGCCATTCCATCGTAGCCAGCCTACCGCATTGCCTGCCGGCATATCATCGTCTACTGTGTCTGGATCACGAACAATCAGATAGCCATTCACTGGAGTGTCAAACAGATTCTGATATGTATAGCCTTCATCGTGGGTTTGATATGCCATCGCCATGGCTTCCTCGCCGCCTTCATCAAGAGTGACTTCAGTCTAGCCAGTGTAGTTATTATTGGCGCTTGCTGCTGCATCGGGATAGGAGAACTCGATCGGCAGATCAAGAATGCCGCTGGCGATATTGGCGCAACTTAGGTCGCTGGTGACGAACCTGAAAGAATCAATGTTGGCCTGGATCTGTCGCTGTGCTTCCGGGAGTCCGGCTTCAATCGCGTCATTCAGATTGCGCTTCATCTCGTCCAGATACCAGCGGGCGGTTGCCATGATCGTCGCGTCGTTGTTATCGCTGATCGGTTTGCCATCCAGGATATAGAACAGGGAAGACATGGGGACTGCCACTACCATAAAGGTGTTGTCGTCGTGATGCTCGGCCAGCAGGCGGGTTACAGTACGGGCCTTATAGCGGATCTCTTCGCTCTTCTTGCCGCTTGTCTTGATCTCTTCCAGCTCGTGCAGCGTCATATCGGCAATCAGAAACGGCTCTGTTGCACCAGAGGCTGTTGCACTGGCAGGTTCGAAAGCGGCGGCTCCCAAATCAAGAAGCGCGGAGGTGTCATAAAACTTCATTAACGGGTGATCCTCCTTTGATAATGATATTGTAAAGTGTGATTGACTACTGAAAATATAAGCTCGCAGCTGTGGAGAGAACTGCGGGCTTTTTCTTTATACCTTATTATACACCCATGGCGCGGTAAAAGCAATAGTTTTGTGCAAAATACCGGAATAAAATAATCTGTTGTAATAATAAATAAAATATAGTAAAAATGGCAGAAAATTATTAAAATTAAGCAAAAATGAGCAAAAATAATGCATTTTAAGCGTTTCTACGGCGCTTTTGAGACGCTATTACACGGTGATCGAGACACAACTGCGTGAAAATTGGGATGAAAATCATTATTGACTGGGAGCATTTTATAACGATAATACGTTATTTACAGGAGACGAAATCGGGGGTTAAATATGGGCGTTTTACGGGTGCGCAGATAGGGGAGATGATTGGTGATTTATGGGCGATCAACAGGTGATTTTGGGTGCTGGTGACTGCGAATTTGGAGCGAATGCGGATGGATGATTGTTGCGTATAGGAGGCGAGTGAGGGGCAGGCGATGTGCGAAAACCGGGTGATTTGGTACGGGCTGGGGAGATGGAATAACTGGTACGCACGACCCAAACTCGACCCCCTTTCCAATTTTTAACATCCCCCCGGTATGGCCCGAAAAGTCTAGGATTCATGCGGGTTTTCGGTGAATGCTACCTTCCGTTATTAGGTAGTATTCGAGTGCTGGAAATCTGGAATTCTGCCTGGATTTTTACAACTGCCTGTTGTGCCTTAAAATTTCTTTGCTGTTTTTTTGTTGTATTGCGTTACCATGTATTTTTGTGGCTGTACTATATAGACAGGCCCGCCGCCGTGGTGGGCTGGCATCACACTTTTTTAGAAATGAGGGTTATTCAATGAGAAACAACAACAAATTGCCCCGCCGTTTTCGCCGTGTCCGGTCAATGCACCTTTGCACTTTGTGGACGTGCACGCCGTCTGAACTGTCCGCTTTTGCCGCTGAACTTGAGCGGGGGCGGGGCGTGTATCTGCCTATTGATGGACTGTTCTTGTATCCCAATGTTTGGGGAACGTTCACAATTCTGGACACGTTTAAACAGATGATTCACACGGAATTTACCGCCCCCGCCGCTGTTCGTTGTGCGTGCACCTGTATCATACTGAAATAACCACGCCGCCGCCCGTCTACAAACTTTTAGAAATGAGGTTTATAAAAATGCTGTACTTGACCGAAAAATCCAGCGCCCCCGCAACTGTACGCCGTTCCACTTCTACCCGTATTGCCGCCCGTAATCGCCGTATTGCCCGCCGTGCCGCCGCCCGTGTCCAGCGTGCCGCCCGCATTGCCGCCACTCATACCGCCCCCGCCGCCGTGCTCATTACCCCCATTGCCCCCGCTGTTCGTATTGCCGCTATGCTCATTACTGATGATATTACAGGACGTTTCACCCGGCACGCCGCCGCCGTTGCTGTTGCCCGTGTCTACCCCCGCCCCGTTTTGACCCGTACCGTTGAGGGATACCGTTATATCCAGCCCGACGGCCCCGCATACCTTGCCCCCGTGGATAATGCCCCCGCATACCGCCGCCCCGCCGTGCCTTATACGGGCGGTACGGCTGAAAGTGTGCCTGTATCGTATCATCCCGGTATCAAAGCCGCCGCCCCAACAGCGGCCCCCGCACCCTTGTATAAGTCCAGCTATGCGGCACAACATACCATGCACACTGGTGCTGTATCGCCTTTGATGGGTTTGGCGGGTGCCGTTGCGTGCAACGTGGTTAAACGCCGCTTTGAGGATAGTGCCGCCCCCCGTTTTTTAACCTTGCAATGGGACAACGTGCGGGATGCAAAGCGGAATACAGCCGCCCAAAATATGGAAAACCTTGCTACACAATATGAGGATGCCGCCGCCGTTCTGGATGCCGCCCAAACCCTTGCTAAAAGAGACGCAAAAATTTTAGGCTTGACCGGACACGTCAAAACACGCTATATTGCCGAAAATACCGCCGCCGAAAAGGCCGCTTTGCAGTCCATAAAGGACAGTATTGCCGCCGCTGAAAAGTGCGACAATACGACTATTTCGGACTTTGCTGATATCAAGAGTGCCGCCTATATTGCCGGGTATGAGTTACTTACACAATTTGCCCGCTGGACTGTAAAAAACGGCGGTAAAGCACCGGAAAATATTGATTGTGACGACTTAATCAATACTCTAGTTGCCCGCAACAAGTCCGAAAAAGAGGACTTAAAGGCCGCCCGTGCCGCTGTTGATGCCGCAAAAGATGCCGCCCGCCGTGCGGGGTATGCCCGTTTGATGGATTTTGCGCCGTACCGGGATGCAAAAGAACAGCTGAAAAAATACCGCCGCCGCAATCTGGTAATTGTAATGAGTAGTGCCGCCCGCACTTATATTGGTGGTGTTGACCACGGCGGCAATGTCCATGCCGCCGATATTGACGGGGCCGCACGCCGTGCAAAAGACGTGCAAAGCGCCGAAAATGCCGCCCTTTACAAGGCCGTGGATAATGCCGCTGTATATGATGAGCACTATACCGCCGCCCGTGCCGATATCCTAAACACTGTACAGGATGCCCGTTCCCGTGCCGCCGTGGCTTGTATCATTGACGGGTATACCATGGAACAAACAGCCGCCCGCCTTGCTCAGCTGTACCCCGCCGAAAAGTGGTATAAAATGCGTGTATCCCGTCTCATTGCCGCCGCCCGTGCCGATATTGCCGCCGCTGATGGATACAGGGACAGTGTACAGTGTGCCGCATATCTTGACGCAATCGCCGCCCGTATCAAATAAGAATCTCCAGCCGCCCGCCGTGGGCGGCTTTTCTTTTGCCCGCCGTATATCGCCCTTTTTGAGGCTTTATGCGGCTTTTTCTTTTGCCCTATATCCTACCATTCCAGCCGCCTTTACACGCTTTACAGGGCTTTACAGCCGCCCTACAATGCACACTTTTCAACAGGGTATCGCCAAAAAATACACCTATAATAAAGCGCCGAAAATTTTTTCAAAAAATTTTTTCTGATTTTGTTACAAACGTGTTTCCCCACGGGGTATAAACGCCGCACGGCACAACAACAAACGCCGCACGACAAAAACCCCGCCGCACAACAGCGACACGGGGACACGGCACAACAACAAGCGCCGAAAAAAATCCAAAAGAAAATTTTCAAAACTTGTTACAAACGCCGTTCCCCACGGGGTAACAACAGAAACGCCGCACAACAGCGGCGGCAACAAGTTCAACAGCACCGGACAAAACGGAACGGATGCCAAGAACAGGAAAATCCAGTGAATCCTATAATGCGCTGGACGATGTTGGCCCAAAAGAAATTATGGGCCGTTGGTGTCGGGAATCGCCGCCCACATGAACACATTCGCAAAAGTTGCGAGAATGTGAAAGCGACCGACTATGTGATGCAGGAAATGGCACCATGAAAGTGACCTGAAAAACGGCTACCAATGGATATAATCGTAAGCTCCAACAGGAATGCAAGCCTAAACGCAAGCCCTGACTGGGGGCATCTAACTACACCTGCGGCCGATAGTGCTTTAGTCGGCGCTGGTATTAAAGGTGCAAGAGAGCGTACTGCAAACGCAATGAATGGAGATAGAATTGAAATCAATGCAAGTGATTGATTGAATTGGCTCCGTCAATGAAAATCGTTGCTCTATGGCCCCTCCGGGACTATGGATTCAAAGTATTCGCAAGCAATGATTGAAACGATATCGAAATTGATTGTGTGGTGATTTTAGCGATATTACATAAGACTGGCGCAAGCTGGCCTTGTTTGATATATAGCCCTCCGGCGGCAACGTCAGAGGGCTTTTTATATGTCACTGAAGTGGTTCAAATGATTGCAGTTCGATTCTGCAAGGTGGCGCAAAACATATCAAACGAGAGGTAAAACTTATGGAAACCACTACTACTATGAACACCACGCCCGAAACTGAGACCAAAGTCGAAACGAAAGCTCCTCAGACCGCTGAAGAGTGGAAGGCTGACGCAAGTCGCAAGCTGCTGGCTCTGGAGCTGGCTGTCGATGAGTACAAGGCTGTAGTCAACACGAAAGACTACGACGCAATCAAAGATAAGCTGGGACGCGTCAACCTGGCACTGGCTGGCTACAATGGTTCGTACAAGATGGCCGTTTACGCTGAGCTGGCTGAAAGTGAAAACCCCATGAAAGCGGCTGTCGAATACGGCTATCTCAAGTGTAAGCGTGTGAAAGAAGTCGTTGATCGCGACACTGGCATGATTGGTGTTGAAATCAATGATGCAACCGTTGATAAGCGCAACGTTCTGAATCTCATTGAATTTACCCGCTTTACGACCGCAAAGTTCAATAACGCAAGCTGGCCCTTCGCCTGCAATGAGTTTGCCCGTGTAATCAGCATGGACACCATGGCAGAGCATACCATGAGCGCCGAAGAGCAGAAAGAGTTTAATGAGGCGTATGCTGAAAAGAAGGAAAGCGGGCAGCTCGTCCTGAAGTCTGTTGAAAAGATGAAGGCCGGCGCAACTGTAAGCAACAATGACCTCATCACTGATATCCAGAGCATTTTCGATGCCATTCTGATGATCCCTGTTGAAAACAAGAAGGGCGAAACCGTTAATGCCATCAAGGCAACCAGCCATGAGCTTAAGTTCATTATGAACCGTAAGTCCGGAGCTGGTAAGAACGCTCGTGACACTCATGTGATGGGCGGAACGGAAATGACTCAAGCAATTATGAACATGATGTGGAACATCGCAAGCCATGTCGATGAAAAGGGCGAACATGATTATCATGCCGACTACACCTTCAGCTTTGGCAAGTAATCGCAATCGCTATGAAAAGCCGACTGAGCGGCTATAAAAAGGCGTTAGGCTCAGTGCGTGGGGCCCTTCGGGGTCCCGGTCGCATTACAGAAATGAACGGAAGTAGTGCGAAAGAAAGGATGCACAGCAGTATGAATGCAATCGAAAACGCAATTCCGATGGAATGGGGCGACATAATAGCCCTGTTCCGTGAGTACAATCACATCGCAACCTCAAGCGCAAGACCCTTGACCGCCTACATTGTGTATGATGCAAGCAACTGGAAGAAAATTTTCCATGAGAGCTCTCGCACCTATGCGGTTAACTCGTGGAGTAACCTTTTCTTCGACGGCAAGATTTCCACCAGCTTATTTGGTGACTGCCTCGATTTGTCAGAGTTCGGTGTCAGACTCGATTGGTACGACTGGAAGCGTGAGAAGTGCTATCTGTGCACCGATGGTCTGCCCGCTAACTGGAAAGAATTGATTCGGTCTTACAATGACCGTATGGAAGCTATCGCAAGTATGGATGAAATTGAGTTCGATTGAAATGGAGTATAAGAAATGAAAAAGAAGACTGTTAAAAAGCGCGTTGCAATATCGTGGCGTGCTCTGACCATCGTGAACACCGATTTTGAAATCACTGAAGACGGGTGGCACATTCCGTTCAGCGATGAAGTCAAAACCGGTAAGCCCATTTCCGGTAAGACTATGAAAGCCATCCATCATCCTGCGGTGTTAGCTGAGATCAATCGTCTGGACCCGCACATGATTTTTCGTGGTTGTCCTAAGAACGTCCGCTCTAGGCACAAGTACACCTTGATTGCCGAAAATTGGGGCGGTCAGAATTCGATTTACGATGTCAGAGTGAATCGCGAGTAAGCGAAAAGGGGAGTCGCGCTACAATGAAATCAAAAATAATAACCGATGTCCCGAGCATGACGTTAAACTGCTTTGCCCTCAATATCAGAGCCTCCACGCGGCGAGGGTGGATAACCAACAAATCTGAACTGGAATCCAGGATGAATCCATGATATAATAGCCCCAACGAAACCCAAGTCCAATGAAAGGGGTACTATGTTATGGATTGGATCGAAAAGCAGAATGATGATTTCTGTAAATGGCTCCAAGATATAGGAAAGCTCGAAAAAGTGTGCGCCAATGGTAAATCCTTTATGGTGAATCCGAAAGCCATACAAACCATTATGAAATTGAATGCTTTTTTCAAGACGAAATCAGATGAGCATATTCAAAAATGCAAGTCTGTAGGAATTGAATGTCAACCATACTTGATAAAACTAGCTATGGAAAACGAATCAAGTCCTTGGTTTGGTTTTGAAACGTATTACATTGCGACAGATGAAGATGGCATTTCGTTTTCAAAAGTGGAACAAAAGAAGTTTGACGAAATTTGTTCTGAAAATATAAACGGAATAACGTTTTCAGCAAATAAATACGATGGTGTTTCTATTACAATGGTTATCGAGAATTTCTATATCGAAGTAAAATAAATCCAGATTCCAAACGAAAGCCCTATGAGTATCACAGCTCGTGGGGCTTTTTCTTATGCCAAAACGTCGATGAATTCCTCTGGCGGTATCGGAGCGAATTCGTTCGGCGTTTTCTTTTTACCTCTTTTCCTTGTCCAAAATGCTGGGCGATTTACGGTACCAGGGCAGACGTAACCGTAACCACAATAAAACAAAAATTGAAAGGAGCTCAACAAAATGAAATTCGTCAGAATCAACGGCGAAAACCACGCCGGTTACGCTCTGCTTGATATCGTCGAGCACAAAACCACGAGCATGACTGTTGCAGAGCTGATGGAAGCTCTGTCCAAGTGCAGCCCGGACGCATACGTTACGTTCGGCAATAATTACGATGATTATGTCATCGAAACCGTAAACCAGATTTGAGTATCAAACGAAAAGGAGAATCATTATGGATTACTTTAGCACTGAATTCATTTTCGCTTGCGGCATCATCGTTGGTGTCGCTCTGGCAATCGTAGCGCAGTCTATCTGGCATGATTTTCTCCGGGCAGCACGCCATCACTAAGCGCCGCTGTTCGAATATAAACCACAAAAAAGAAAGAGGTATATCGTTATGAAATTCATTCTGAAATCGCTGAAGTCCATGGCAGTGACAGTTGCCGCTGTCTTTCTGATGGCCGCAATCTTTGCCCTGCCGGTTCCCACTGCAAGTGCCGCCACTGCAAGCATCGATGGTCTCAAACCTGGTCTGAATGGTCATTACATCCTGACTGGCATGGTTACTCGATATGATGTGATTACTGGTCTTGATTTGCACGACAACGAAAGCACCCTGTTGTACTGTACGATTGAGGACGAATGCGGCGAGACATGGATCTATGCTTACGAACTGGGCAGTGAAGTGCCGCCTGTAAATCAAAACTTGACCCTCATTATGAATTGCAATGATACTCCCGATGATATCGACGATGACATCATCGAAGATATTCTGTGGTGCGACTGCACTGCTGAGAAAGATTGAATATGATGATCTGGCGGCATTTGCTGCCAATTGATAAAACAAAAAGAGAGGTAAACAAAAATGCTGGATGTTCTGACTATTCTTGAATATGCTCGTAAAGGTGCACTTGCTGACTATGAAAAAGCATGTGTGATGCACCGTCTACTCAATATTAAAGAGACTCAGGCGATGGTTGATAACGCATGGGGAACGGCAAAAGAGCTCACTCGTTTGATGAATCTTAAAGCAGAACAAGTTAAGCAGACGGGACGTGATACTAAGGAAGATGCTCGGAAGCGTGTAGTATCAGCTGACCGATTCGTGCAACCTAATGAGCAGGCTCTCCACAAGCAGGTGATTGCTGAAGCACCTTACGTTCTCGTCATCAAATGGAATAATCCCATTATGGGCGAAATGGAATACCCCTTCAAGAGTTACGCCGAGGCTGAGAAGAACTTTGAGGTCGCCAAGCGTGAAGTTGGCAATCACCACGCAACCGAAGCTCATGTGTACGAACAGAGCGAAGGTCAGCGTATCCCTGTGATGGGCATTATGAGCAGCAAGCTGTAAGCCGACTGGGAAGAGGAGGACACTTTCTAATGATTTTGTCAGAGATCTATCAGATGCATGACAGATTGTGCGCCGTTGTGCTGGACCCGGAAAGCGAAACTCTCACGCCGATTCGTGTCGTAAATTTGGATACGAAAGAGTTGACCCCGCAGTTTTTCAGTGATGCGAGGGCGGGATTTCCTGATGCGAAACCATTTCGACCGTACAATCCGAACAGTCTGAATTGGCTCATCATTGAAAAATATGGTCTGCTGGTTGCATCTATCAATAATCTGGGTGGATTTATCGTGTTTGAAAGTCCTGATATGATTCCGCTGACAAAATCTCTATTCAGCAAGAAAGCGAGGTTGAATTATGAGAGACGTTTTTCCCCCAGAGAAACACGCGATCGCCGTGTATCCGCTCAACAACTGGGGCGGGCTTGAGATCACAGCGATTGAAGAAGCGTGTGTCGAAGTCGCAATCAACAATGGTGAGCGCCGCAAGCAGGCTGGCCGCCACAAAATCTATCAGACGAACAAGGGTCATGCGTATTTCATTATGCATGGCTCTCGTTATTATCTGGACGAATTCACAAGAGTATAAGTGCCGCAGCAGCCGTAAGAAGCGCCGCAGCGTAGCAATCGAAAGGAGCAATATGAATTATGTTCGCAACATACCTTAGTGACACGGATTCCACCTGGATGCAGTCCCAAGAGCGTCGTCATAAGCGCCGCATCGAATTGGCTGACCCGTACTTCCTGCCCTATAGCAGACTCCGGCCGCGTGTTCAAATCGAATTGCAGTTTCACATTCTGACTCTGCCATTCACAGTAAAGGAGGGTGATTTGATTGTCTGAGCATCCTATTGTCTGGGTGTTCGCCGCCATGTTACTTCTGGTTGGCGCACTCCAGCAAATCGGAACCGGCCTGTATTATCTGGGGTGTTTCCGCCGCTACAATCAGGTGATCGACACCCTGGCACGCTGGTTTGATACCGTAGATCCGATCGAAATGACTGAAACGATTCGCAATTTCTTTCTCATCTCGATCGCTCTGACTCTGTTAATTGCTGTGGTCGTCTAAGCGGCACGCAGTAATACATAAACGCAAAAAAGTGAAAGAGGTAATAAAAATGCTGTACTATCGTACCAAAAAGGAAGCCAACAACAAGCCCATGTATATGGGAAAGAGGCGGGACCGCGAAGAGAAGTGGTCGATCTATATCGCAGATGAACTGTTCACTGAGAAAGAAGTGTGCAGGTTGAATCTGAACATGGATTACCTGGAGCCGGTTGAAATTCCGCGTCTTCAGACTCACAAGCAGGGCTGTTTCCGTGTTGCGAATTTCGATGCCACCATCACCAAGGTGGAAGAGAAGCCCCTGGTCGAGCCGCTGTCCAAGGAAGCCACGCGGGAGTTGGTGAAGAAGATGAAAGACCGAGAGCTTTATAAGGCCCGCACCAATCAGATTCCCGATGCCCGTCCCGCCACCATTATGGTTCGGTTCAAGGTGCCAACCCCGAAGCAGGTCGGCGCTGCAAAAGCAGGTGGTGCACAGTCGAGCGGCGCACAGGAGTAATCCGGCGGCGCTACTTATAGCGGCGCACAATACATAACAGTGAATTTTAATCAGATTTATAATAAATGCTTTGCGGTGGCGCTCTGGTAAAAATCGGAGCAACAAACTGCGGAGCCCATGTCGGGCGACTGGTGGTACCGAGGCAGACGTAACCACATCCATTTACTAACGTATCAAAATGAAAAGAGGTTTCGTACTATGACTGACTATGCAGACGCTGGCTATCAGCTCCAGCATTACAAGATCACATTCTATGCCGACAACAATGGAAAAATCCCGCTCAAAGTGGTCCGTCGTGCATTCGCCAGCTATGATTGTGCCAAGATGTGGGAAGCTAATGTGATGTATCGAACACCTGAATATAACAGTGTCACAATCGAAATGGAATGAAAGGAGGCGGCGCAGTATGTTCGTTTGGGGAATTTTTATGTCCCATGAAGACCGTGACGAAACTATTCACGACGACAAGTTTCATTACGATCTTTTTGCTACTGAAGAACGAGCACTTGAGTATCTTAAAAAACAAGAAAAATGGTGGCATAACATCTACAATGATCCTTGTATCACAGATGCGGCTAAGAAGGAAATCTTTGGTGGTAAAAAGCCAGACGAATCCATTCGCTTATTCAAAGAGCCTGCCGAAATCTGCGGCGAAGAAGATGTATGGGTTCTTACTCGCGATTGCATTTCCTCAACTGGAGCCGAAATGCGCGAAAGAATCATGGCAAAAGAACTATCAGTAAAAGAATAAGGGGGCAAACGTAGCAATGGTTCTCAACATGACTGAACTTTCTATCGCCCAATGGTCCAATGCCCAGCTCGATGCAGCTCGCAAGCTGTGTACAGATGGCACTCTTCATGATTGTGCGCTACCTATTATCGTGCCGACTGATTCCTCTGTCCGAGTCAGAGTTCTTGCATGGGATACGGCTGATACAGTTATGACCATGAAACCGGAAGCTGTAATTCTTCAGGGCGAACCTGTTTTTGTAAACGCATTCCTTGAGCGATACGGTACAAGAATTCAGTGTTACTCTCCTTGCTACGCTGACGGTAAGTTTGTACAGTTCAGGAGATTCTGATATGTGTCAAAAATGTAGTTGGACATTAAATAACCATATTCTCTGGAACAATAAGGGGAAATGGCTGTTCACATCAAAGAAAAACTATCTAGCAGAAGACATTGATATGAGTCTGGTTGAAAATTTTGGCACTGATTATACTGTTGCATTACTTAGTATTATTGATAAGCACGGATTCGATGTATTCAATGATACCTGCGTTATGAGTGGTAATACGCCACAGGTATAAGTGCCGTTGGCGCAGAAAGGAGACCCGCAAGATGTCTGACTGGAAACTCGGTAAGGACATGATTCCCAGCGATACGATTCTCGATCCTGTCACATTTGATGACCTGATCTTAGCTCTGAAATGCAACTGTGAGTGCATCACACCAGATGCAGTCATTGTTCAGGCAACACAGATTATCAATCAGCGGCTGGAAGATTGGAAATATCTGATCGAAAATAACATGGAAGAAATCATTGCGCTGGCAACAGATGAGCCGCTTGAAGACGCTGGCCACGATGATATCACACTCGAAGAGTAACAAGTAAGGAGGCAACGCAGCGATGACCATCAGTGAAGCAACAGGAATCCATCAATGCAACATCGATAAGGCCACTGGCAAAACACTCAGTCATCGTGAGCGCTTCACTCGCTACATCGATTATCTGGGCGGTCTGGATGCGGTCAAACCGTACATCCCGTTCGAGATTGACTATCTGATTCCGAAGTACAAAAATGATCGCCTGTTCAATAACACACCGATTTCGACCTGGGACAATGCGGCTGGATTTCGCCGTCTCGGGTCCGATGCAATTCCTACATACGGCGGACTCTGGAACCTGTATCGCCAGCATGGAATCAATACAGCAAGCTGTGCAACCGGTGTCTGTATTTTGAAAGAAGCGGCCGCGATTCTGTGTGAACGAGCGGCGCAATAAGAGGGGTGTTAATTTGTATACGATCAAAGTAACATATCGTGCAGCAATCGCAACAAGCACGCGGCTCGATTATAAGAAGGCTACTTACCAGTTCGAATCTGTGCCAAATGATGTGGTCGATACGCTGTGTGCTGCCATTGATACAGAGTATAAGAAGCGATCAAAAGAGCAGCATGGTGTGATGATTCACCTTGAGACGGCGCTTGAGACCATGGAGCGATTCAGAAAGCGCATGTACGTGCCGAACTCCATCGAGAGCGTTGAGATCGTTGACTCAGAAGAAAATGGCGACTAATCAACGCCTGTTAGTTGTTGAGCAAAACCCCAAACGGTTGTATAATAAAAAGGAGCGTAACAGTATGAAGTCAGTACAGATTACATACGATGCAAAAGTTAAGATCGGAACCAGCTATGAGCGCGGCGAAGCATGTACGCAGCTCGATTTCCTTGACGATAAGGTTGTGGAGAGCCTGATCGCTGATTTGAATGCGGCACCTGCTGAACAGAGTTCGCACTGGTTCGATCTGCTTCAGACGCTTACTTTTATGAACATGCTGCAAGGACGAATCTTCATTCCGACTTCAATCAAGATGATTCAGGTCGTTACTGAGATTCCGAATTGTTGAAAACTCACTTGTTCAAAATGTTGAAAACTTAATCACTGATTCATTCTTTCGCTTGCAACAATAATTCATTCCTAATTCGAACTCAAACTCAATTACGCAATCGCTGGCAAACAAACCGATTCGAAGCCGAGACGAGCGATAAGCGAGATGCGGCGAGAATAAATTTGAAAGAGAAAAAGAAGAGGATTATAGGAGATAATAGATAGAGAGTGTGAGAGAAAGGAAGAAGAACCATCAAGGAGAAGGAAAGGAGGAAACTTTATGCGATTCCGAAAACTCATCACGGCGACTGTACTGGCTGCTGCTCTGATGCTGACTGGATGCGGCGGAAAATCTGAGCCGGACGAAAATCTTAACCGGGTCAAGTATGCCAAGATCTACAACCCTGATGGCACGCTGTTGACTGAAGGAGAGTATGAATCCTGCTACTACGGCAACCAGGTCGTTACGATTGAAATCAACGGTGTCAAGTATCAAACCGCCTATGTCAATGTCGTCACGATGTGGTGGTATGAGTGAGTGCGGTAGAAGAAAGGAGCGATAAATCGTGGAAGAAATCATAATGAAAGCCATTCCTGAGCATGGCGGCGTTTCGATGTCCCGGGCTGAGCAGGAGACCATTATCACCATTGGCGCTCTGGATAAGACGGCCGATGTGTGCACCAACGATCCTGTTTACTGGCGCAAGCTTGATGCCATGTGTGAGAAACATCCTGACGAGTACAAGCTCACCAAGATCCACCGCACGAAAGACGGGTTGATCCTGTGTAAGTGGTATTCGGTGCCGCGTAAGCTGGTTCGGTTCGGAACGCCGACAGCGCCTCGCGAACTGACCGATGAACAGCGTGCAGAACTTCGTGAGCGAATGAAAAAAGTACAAGCTGCTCGACAGAATAAGGCCAGCGTCGATTCTCAGCTGAATTCATAAAGAGTTTGACTGTATTCTAGACATACATCATGGTTCGGTAATGAAATTACTCTACTGAGATGTGTTAGGTGTTTTTGTCTTGTAATTCTATTAGAGAAAACAGCAAGGTTTGAATCAGGAGGTGAATGAGATGAACGCAATGCCCTTCGACGATTCCGCATAGTACAGCAGAGTCGCCGCAAAAACAGATTGAGATGAATAGCAAGTCGAAAGGTTTGCACGTTTAGGCCAAGCCAAACGGAACGAATTGTTAGAGCGAGATACCCCACCCGTGGCTGCCGCTTGGGGACCATAGAGCCCAGCAGGTAACCCAACAGGGAAGAACTCACGGTACTCGCGGTAGGAGCCCAAATAGAATACAGCGATAATGCGTCACTCCGATATCCCGAGCTGCGCTCGCAGCTCAACCGCAGATCATCAACGCTGCCTGCTGCAGGTACGATCGCCGAGGCACAGGACTCCACAGATATTTAGATCTCGATTTGAAACAAAAGTACATAATCAAATAAGAAAGCGAGTTGAAAACTATGTTGAAAACAGGTCCTCCCATGTGAGGAATCCCGTATTTTACGAGCAGATTTGTGATGAATTGTTATCTGGTTTTACCATGATAGCACGTTTAGGCCAAGCCAAACGGAACGAATTGTTAGAGCGAGGGGACACCCCCGAGGAAGGCGGAAGACGCGTCGACTGCAGGTACCAGACATCGCTGGCCACACCAACCGGTGTCATCGAGAGCCGAATGAGCCTCATAAAGTACCAACCGGCGCATCGAACGACCATACTTGAGATCTCAACCCCTGGATCAGGACCTGAATTCCTCCTCCAGTCAGTGGCTTCAGACAGATTTAGATCACAAATCACCTATATTATAATAATGAAGGTTGTGATAAGAGCAACAAATACAAACAAAATGTAATGCTGTCATTTGTGAATATTTTCCAATTGACAACGATACGTTTTTGTGTAATACTTGTTTCAAGCGAAACACACTTTACAATACCAAACGAAAAGGATGAGGTAAAAAATGAATGCGAATGTAGTAATGCAAGTAGCCACCACCAAGCAGTTCGGTGACATGGAGATTCAGGTCTATGAGAATCCGGCGGTCGATCACACCAGAGCTCAGGATGATTTCTGGATGACCCGTGAGCAGATTGGCACAGCGTTGGGATATAAGAATCCTTCAATTTCGATTGGAACGATTCACAAGCGCAATGCGGCTCGTCTCGACCCGCTTTCAGGGTTAATCAATTTGATTACCCCTGGTGGAAAACAGCAGACCTACGTATATAATATGCGTGGTGTCATGGAGATTTGCCGTTACAGCACTCAACCCAAAGCGAATGCTTTCATTGATTTCTGCTGGGATGTGATCGCCGCTCTGATGCGGGGTGAAACCGTATCGCTGAATGCCAATCAGACTGAGCTCAAGCGGCAGGAGCGATTCGACCGGATGACTCAGACGCTGGCGGAGATTCATTCCAAGATGGACGCTCTCGAAGCCGCTCGCCAGCAGGACCGTAATGCTCTCGACAATGTGTTGTTCGTCTGTAAGCAGCTGGAACGAAAGCTTATCTCGATGGGTCAGCCGCAGAAGCAGCCTGAGCAGACCGCCACAACTGCCACAGCCACCGCAAAGGAAACCCACACCACTACATACAAAGGACGCAGCGAATGGCGGACTGAGATCTACAAGCTCGGCAACTCCATCGCTCGCATGACTGGTCTGACGCTGAATGCGGTTCTGAAACAGGCTTATGATTATATCGGTCGCAACTATGGCTGGTATTTCAAAGACGAACGCAAGGCGTATGTTGAGCGGGTCGGCTACATGGGTGACATCAAGAACCTCAGCGGCTTGGATATCATCGAGGACAGCGAAACGTGGAAGTCGATCTTTATGTCGATCATGAAGGATCGGTATGATAACGAAAAGCATGACGCTGAGGTCCGAAAGGGGATTAAGTCGGCACTCACCAAGAAGCCGCCTATGATCCCTGCTGATATGATTCCTACTCGCCACAGGGTAGAACCTGCTCCTGAGGTCGTTGCTGAAGAACCCGCACCGGTCGTTGTGGCCGAGGCTCACGCAGTCGAGATTGAAACACCGGCGGCTGAAACACCGGCAGTCGAAACTCCTGCGGTTGAAGAGCCGAAAAAGAAGTATTATTACTACAAGCCGAGTATCACGCTTCCGATCGTTGAACCCATTGCAAAAAAGCTGGGGGATAAGACGCTTGGGTATTGGGTTACCTATGCAAAGATCTATGACGCGATCGGCACTGCAAAGATGGACCGAATGCGTAAAGCGTATGTACGTTCTCACAATAAGCCGCCCAAGTCTACTCCTGATATCTTCCAGAATTCTGATAAGAACATGAAAGTGTTTAAGGAGGCTGCAAAGATCGTGGCGGCAGCTATCTAAGCTATCTACTTCCTCCATTAGCCTTTGAGGCTGGCAGCCGGGAAAGACCGGCATATAACCGGGTGTGGCGAAGGTGGTATCGCGCTAGGTTTGGGACCTAGAGATTTTCGCCCGTTCGAGTCGGGTCACCCGGACCATAGCATAGGGCTTTATCCTTTCTCCCTGTGCAAAAAAGCGAAGTTTTTTCTCTTTCACTTTTCCTTTTTCTTCGCTCGTGGCTGAAAATGCCGGGCAGGTACGATAACCCTGCTTTGATATGGAGCTGATGGTCGTACAACAGTTCGATTCTGTTGGGCTCCAGCTAGGTTCGATGCAGCGGCGTAGTGTAGTACAAAGCTGTTGGGGTGGCGCAATTCCACCGTGGGTGATCATACTCCCCCTCTGACACACCCATAACGCTCTGACCGAAAATAATATCCATGATGCAACGGGAGTAGCTACCCGCCACAGTGTATGTGCATGGCTCTATTATGAGTAGGCGAATTTGGCACTGCCTGCGAAAGTGGCACAGATGCTCGGTGCCCAGAGTATCGGAGAGTGAATTTGAAAGGGCAGCCTTTGAGGATGGACACCATAAGAGACCAATTCGCTTATGTGTTGTATCCGCTGACGCGACTGAGTATTGCGCAAACTTTGTAAGCCGCTTGCTCCTCGCCGATGCCGTTACATGGTTAAATCCTCCTCTCTTATGCCGGTATCGCTCAGCGGCTAGAGCACTGGGTTTATACCCCTTGGTCCAGATAAGACAGAGGCGCGGGTTCGAGTCCTGCTACCGGCACCATTTTTAGTAACATTTTGAAAGAAGGTATGAATCATGGCAAATCTGAATATCAAAGAAATCGTTGAATGGATGATTGAAGAAGCGAAAGATAAGGCTTCCGATAGCATCGCAGTCATTGATGAAGGAAAAATCGTTAAAAAGTTCGGAGTGGAGTCTGGATGGCTTCAGAGCCATGGTCCAGAAATTTATCACGAGTGCGATCAGCACTCAGAAGTTTTGGACTCTTTGATTTACACTGGAAACGATAGAGATTATTGGTCTATTCAGCTTACTATTAACAAGGAGTAAATCAAAATGGCTGACAAATATCTCAGTATTATCACGAACTTCGGGTGCCACTACAGCTGCCCTGAGTGTATCGTCCGCAATAACAAGCTCAAGATGACACCGACAGGGGAGTATTCTTCTCGTGATGAATTATGGAGCGCCCTTTATAATGATTGCGCTGATTGCAACTGGGTGTCCGTATCAGGCGGCGGTGATCCATTATGGAAGTGGCCTCATCATCAGAAGTGGTGGGCATACTTTTTCGATACTTGCAGAAAGCTTGGTCGTCAGACTGAATTGCACACCAGTTATTATGATGTTAAGAATGATCCAGACATCATGCTTTTCCCGTTTGAAAGATTCGATCGGGTTGTTTATCATCTGCATCATATGGACGAACTGGACAAAATTCATCGTGTTGGCGGTGAAATCGTTCGTGTGGTTTTCGTTGTGGATGACGATATGACCGAGAACGATATCAATAAGATTGCTGATTATGTGTTGTATTCTAACCAGATCGACGAGCTCACCTTCCGTCAGCGGGTGGATGAGCACTATAAGGAAACCTATCATCTGCACGATTTTCTGTTGGCTGGTCATCAGAAGCGATGGTGGTATGTGACACAGTGCGATTACAATACCTACTTCCATAACGGCAAGCTGTATACCAAGTATACCGATATCTTTGATAAGGAGTGATTCAGATGTATATCGTCGCAAGCGATTACACCAACGAGAAAGCTGATGTCTACAAGTCAGTAAGTATTGATAAAGCATTCAAATCAAGAGACGATGCGATTGCTTTTGCCGCTGTCAGCTTTCAGTGTTTTCTCAATGGGATGCCTGAAGATGAGGCCGCTCGGTACGAAGATGCAGTGAAAGTTGACACTGAATCCTACGCTGATTTTTGCGGATGTGAGTTGGACCCATATCCTGAGTATGTTATCGGAGCATCGGTCGATAACGGTGAAGATAATCACATGTACTACATGGTGTTTGAAGTAGAGGAATGACCTGCGCAAGCAGTGGCGGCTCGGAAAGACGAGCATATATGGCCCCATGGCGAAATTGGCACACGCGGCAAGTTCAAACCTTGCTTATTGTTCCCGGTTCAAATCCGGGTGGGGCTACCACCGGCTCGATTGAGTCGGGAGCTTGTATGTAGAGCGAAACGGTTTGACAAATCGGAAAGACGGTTGGCTGCTGGACAGACAGCTTTGATATGCCGCTATGGTGAAATCAGGCTAGACACATCGAACTTAAGATTCGACGGTAGTAATATCATCTGGGTTCGAATCCCAGTAGCGGCACCACCCCGAAAGGGGTAACATAATAACTCTTGTCAATTATTCTCGGCTCGCTCGAAAGGGTGCAATTGGCCTTGTAAGCCGAGTATCTTATGCGATTGTAGCTCAGTTGGTAGAGCAGCAGGCTGAATGCGCGTCGGTGGTTCAAGTCCATCCAATCGCACCAGGGTTCCTGTCTTTTTGGTATGTTATTCAGCAGGGACCTTTTACCTCATTCTTGTTATTCCCGGCTCTTTTAATACGATGCTTCGGTCTATATCGTATCGAAAGCAACAAGGCTTTGTAAGCTGGGTTTATATGCAGCGGTCGTATAACGGTTAATATGCCAGCCTTCCAAGCTGGAGATGTGGGTTCGACTCCCATTCGCTGCTCCATGGTGTGCGACGGTTTGAGACTCCTACATACAAATCCAGCCGGGTAAGTCCGTCCACAACCGGTGTAGGTAGACAGCTTTGCCCATTAGGTCTCTAACAAAATGGGGAATAGGTACATGGTGGTAAAAGTACGATCAATAAAATAGCCACGACTTCCTTGTTGCGCCCTAATGTTTCGGATATTGTGGTCCGGAATGGAAGTTGTCCTGCTTGGAGAATCGGGAGTGCAGGTGTACCTAATTTATATGCGGCTATGGTGGAATAGGCAGACACGCTGGTTTTAGGTACCAGTTCCCAGTGAGTGAGGGTTCAAGTCCCTCTAGCCGCACCATGTTCGAATATTAACAATAAAAACCGAAAGGACGAAGTATTATGAAAGTGATTATTAGCACAACTCCTCTTAACGGCGTACTGACTGATATTACTCTCGACACGGGAGAAGACAAGAGCGACGTGGTGGATGTGGTTGGTAACAGCATGATTTCCACTACCATTGATTGGCTCAACAGCAAGAAGATGTCGAAAGAAGATAAGAAATTGCACACTGATATCTTGTGCAAAGTCCTAAAGGAAAATATCTTAAAAGGGCTCAAGTAAGGAGGGCACAGTCGTATGAACTCCATTATCAACCCTTGGGTGTTCTACTGGATTGGCATCGTAGATAGTGTCAGAACACTACTAATCGTCATTCTAACCGTGCTTATGATCGGAGGAGCGATTATGTTCATGTGTACTATGAGCGATGCAGACGATCGTGGCTTTAAAAACAAAGATGTAGCCGAGGAAGTAAAACTCTGCATCAAGGTTGCAATTGCAACTTTTGTTGTCGCGGTTCTGGTTTGTGTGATTCCTTCTGAAGACACCTGCTACAAGATGCTCGCCGCTGATATGTTTACGCAGGATAACATCAACAACGCCACTGAGTATGTCACTGACGTGATCGATTATGCTGTGGATAAGGTCAAAGGAATGGATAGAGAGGACTGAGTAACATGGACGAAAGAAAATTCTGTATCGGTGATCGCGTAAGGCTTGAGTCTCCGTGGGGTCCCGGTGATGCCAATGAGGGTGTGGAGGGAATCGTTGTTGGGTATACAGAAGATACCGATTGTCCTCAAGTGCAGCTCTGCGATGGGTACACATGGAACAAGCCAGGATCTCGCCTGATCGAGCACCTGCATGATGGTTGGTGGGCACCTGTAGAGTCAACCAGTGAATGCCGCTGCGAGTCTCTGCTTTAATTTTTTTCGCCATCCAAACACACTTTACACTGTCAAATGAAAGGAGAAAACGGATGCATATCAAGTATGTGGACGGCCATTATGAAATCGTGTCGGCGGATAATGGCCAGTTCATTCAGTCGGCCGACACATGGGACGAGGCTCTTGACGATATGAAAGAGCTGCTAACAACAACGGTATAACGAGCAAACCGGCTCGTTTACATAACATTTTTTTTATTATAAAGGAGATCAATATTATGAAGGCAACTGTTAAGTACAACAACGTTTTCGTCACTTCCGCTTACGACATCGAGACCCTGAAGAAGGTCAAGAAGTTCCGTCCCGAGGCTCTGGTTCTGTACAAGGGCGAGGGCAAGGAGAAGGAGCCTGTCTGCGCTATCGGTGTCAGCGGTTCTGCTTCTGCCAATGAGATGGGCGTGACTTTCGCAAAGAATTCCGTCACCACTCCCAAGGTCGCTACCATGAGCATCGAGCTTCCCAACGGCAAGACCACTGTCGAGGAGATCAACGAGTTCGTTCGTGAGAAGCTGGGTCTGGCTATCGTGAACTGCACCAAGATCGAGGAGCAGATCGCCGAGGCTATGAGCTCTATCGCTGCTGATGAGGCCGCTATGAACGCTGCTATCACCATCGAGAACGACGCTGAGCCTGAGGCCGCCGCTGAGTAAGAGCGCCGCCTGGTAAGAGCGCCACTGTGGTTCCACGCCGGATGTTCCAGCGCAATACGTCCGGCATTCGTTTTAAATGATTCGTCAATCCGACGTTTCAACAATAAATTTTTCAAATTAAAAAGGAGTACATATTATGCTGAAGATCACTGTGGGTACCAACACCAACCGTAAGACTGTCATGGCTACTGAGGACACTACCCTGCGTCAGTGCCTGGAGGAGAACGATATCAACTACTCTGCTGGTCAGACTTCTCTGGATGGCTGTGTTCTGCAGCCTGGCGACATGGACAAGACTTTTGCCGATATGCACGTTACCGAGAAGGCTTATCTGGTCTGTGTTCAGAAGATGGACAACGCCCGTTAAGGAATTAACGGAGTCTGATCCTGAATCTGTTCGAGCGAATCTCGAATAAAGTCCGAATATAAATCTGTTCTGGTTACAACAGATAAGTAGCATTGCAGCCGCTGGCAGGCCGGTTAAAGTCTGCCTTATATGTGTCCAGTATCTGGGCTTTTTAAATGCAAGATATGAATTTAAGGAGGAAGTAACTATGGCATTCACTGGTTTGCTGACGAAGCTCGGCTCGAACGAATGCAACGAATTTTTCTCTGACATCAAGAGCAGGAACAAATTCGAAACCGAAGATAACACCGTCCTGACCGTTCTCCGGGCAGTGATGAACGAGGAGCGGCTGGCGACTTTTACCGCTGATCCCGAGAACAAAGGCATCATGCAGTCTCTGGTGGTCGAGAACGAGATCCGGCTCCCGGACGATGAGAAGTTGACAGCAGCCTATTACGCTGGTGAGGTGGTCCGTTCACAAAGATCAAGCTCGGCCTGTATTTCCATTTCATCCCCAACAAGAAAGCGGCCGATTACATCAAGCAGGTGAAAATGTTCGACGAGGACTACAAGAAGGCGGGCTGGGTTCGTCTTGAGGATGTCTCTCTGTATGTCGATCGCAGCGGTGACGCTCTGGTCTACCAGAACGAAACCAAGCAGGCGACCATGGTGTTCGCTCCTTCGCCCAAGAGAATCCAGGTCATGCAGATGATGATGAGCTGTCTGCCTCGTCTGCTTCCGTGGGCATTCAAGGATCACCCGGCAACCAGGGATGAACTCGATCTGCTGAAGATGCTGGCTGAGCAGAAGTATGACAAGTTCAATGCGGCAATTGACAAGATCTGTGCAGCTTATGACTTCTACGGCAAGAAAGTCGAAAGCATGCTCAAGGGATTCTGCAGTCAGAACTTCACCCGCTCGATCCACGATCAGGAAGAACGTGTCCGCCGGGCAGAGAACAACGTCAATGATTACATGAGCAGCGCCCGCAATGCCATGAAGCAGGTGGATGAAGAGCAGATGAAGCTTCTGGTGCTCCGGAATCGTGCCTGCAACTCTGGAGACGATGAGAAGGAGTTGGTCGATTTCTTCAAGGCGAACAAATCTCTTATCGCTCTGGATAAGTCCGGCAATCAGCTGTGGGTCGGCGTGAACTGCTATCTGAATGACTACAACGAAGATATTTTTAAGCAGTATGTCGAAAAGCAGGATAAGATGTCCAGCTACATCTACGAGGAGAGCCCGTATGATATGGATCTCACCAAGAAGTTGTTCCTGGCTATCTGGAAAGAGCACCGGTTCAATCTGCGTGTCTACTGCGAGTGGATTGTCTATGATGACTGCCGCGTCGAAGCCGTCAGAAGCACTAACATGAATCACCGAGAAGACCTGATGAAGGATCGTTTTCCTCAGCCGCATATCGACCGGTTTACCTGTTACGGCGGCTATCGCGGTATGCTTCAGGATTTGGCTCTTCGTCGTGATTACATCGGCGTTTTGTCTACTCTGGTAACTTCTTCTTCCTATATCAACTGGACGGATTCTACGGTCGTCGAATGGATGATGGAAAAGCTGTTCGGCGATTATAGTAATCGGAAGTGTCTGGAAGATAAGGATGGCAATCTCTACACCATCAAACAGGTGGTTGAGATTCTGGAAAACGAAAGCAGAGAAACGGCATAAGGAGGTTTGAAGTATGCAGCCGGTTAAGATGAATGACGAACTGATCCAAGGGATTTTGCAGGAGTTCTATGCACAGGCTTCTGCGTTGGGCAATCTGCAGGCGGATAAGTTCTCCTTTAACAAGAATTTTTCCAAGCCTGCCAAGGACGCAGTCGAGGTGAATTTCACTCTGGAAGCTTATCACGAGATGTGTGCCCTGATCGATCACTTCAGTACCGAGGTCGCCTGGCACGGTCTGGTGAATCGCATTGATAAGACTCACTTCCAAATCACCAAGATCCTGGTTTATCCGCAGCAGGTCACGGGCGCAACAGTGAATACGGACCAGGAAAAGTATACGACCTGGCTGTATGAGCTGGACGATGAATCCTTTAATACGCTGCGGTTCCAGGGACACAGTCATGTGAACATGAGCACTTCTCCCAGCGGTGTGGATATGCAGAATCAGTGGGATCTCATTGATACTCTGAGCTCTGAGGATTACTACGTCTTTATGATCTGGAACAAGCGGCGGGAGTATAACGTCCGTGTTGTGGACATGGCGGACAATGTCATCTACAGCGGCGATGATGTCAAAGTGACGATTGGAGAGGCCGATACGAAAGGGTTTCTCGAACAGGCGGAAGCGCTCGTCCAAAAGCCGGTCACAACTACATACAGTGGCTACAGCGGCAACTACAATGGTGCAGCTTACTCCGGCAGCTACAGCGCGGGTACAACAGCTTGTCGGGGAGGCGCGTTCGTTGGTAACACAAACACCGCAGCCGCGTCCACGAAAACAAAAGCAGAAACGAAACCGGCAGCCACGACGAACCCGGCGCTGAAAACTGTCACGGGTGGAGCCGCCCCTAAGATCGATTCAGCCAAGAGCAAGGGAAGCGAATCCAATCTGATGAAGTATTATCAGGAGAATCCGAATGACCTGATGAACAATTGGAATTCGAGCTGCTATCCCTACGCTGAAGCATTTCAGGACTAAGAAAGGAAACAACAATGGATCTGAGCAAAATCGAAATGGTGTTTGACCCTGCGTCTGTTAAGGGTCGCATTCATATCATCGGCTGTGGTTCGGTCGGCTCTACTGTGGCTGAACTGCTGGCACGATACGGTCTGACCAAGTTCACTCTGTGGGATATGGACTTTGTCGAACCCAAGAATATCGTCAATCAGATGTTTTTCCAGCAGGATATCGCTCATCCCAAGGTGGAAGCTGTGGGCAACATCCTGTGCAATGTGAATCCTGATATCAAAGAGGATCTGGTCCTGATGCCCAATGGCTGGCAGGGCGAAACCGTCAAGGGTTATGTGTTCCTGGCCGTGGATAGCATCGAGATTCGCAAGCAGTTCCTGGAGAAGAACAAATACAATCCTGAGCTGCTCGGTGTGTTCGATATCCGCACTGGCCTGTATGATGCACAGTGCTGGTCGGCCGATTGGAAGGATCGTAAGCAGATCGACAATCTGAAGAACTCCATGAACTTCACTCACGAGGAAGCAAAGGTAAGTACGCCGGTGTCCGCATGTGGCATCGTTCAGGGTGTTGCACCAACCGTTCGTTTCATCTGCTGTCTGGCGATTACGAACTTCATCAATTTCGTGGAGGGCAAGCCGCTGAAGAAGCAGATCATTGCAACCCCGTTCATTCTGGGTGAAGAGAGCGTCATGGCGTTCTGATAAAATCGTAAATAAAAAAATCGTGATGAATAGTTGTTTTTCATAAACAGCGCACTTAGGTCAAGCCAAGTGTATCGAATTGTTAAGAAGAGGGGGGTCCTCCCCCTGAGGCATCAACATTGCAAAACAAGCTTATGGCACCGGCCGTCGGCGCTCCCACAGAGCTCGAATCGACCAGTTTTGGGTCATCCGAAGGCGGTTATATAGCCGACTTCAGCATCCAATCATGATCGGGACCTCCTGCTGCACGCGTTTTAGCCTCAAGAAACCCATTTAGATCACGATGAAATCATAAAGGAGAAACAATGTACATTACATATCTGAATCCTCCTAAGACCCGGCAAATCACTTTTGATGAGATCCTTGCCGGTGTCCAGAATGTAGAAGCACTGCACTATGGCGGCAGCAACACATCCACAATGACCGTGTGCCGCAACGATTTAACCTCCAAACTTCGCGCTATCACAAATGTTCCTGAGATGATCGAGAAGCTGGTGGACTACAACGTGAAGTATACGGCGCTTGAATCCAGCGATATCCCGAGTCACTATTCTCACTTTGAGATCCCAAAGAAATCTGGCGGTTGGCGACCCATTGATGCGCCAGATGAAACTCTTTCTGATGCACTGATCGAGCTGCGGGAACTACTGAAGAGCTTTATGATTGCAGATTATCACACGAATGCTTTCGCATATATTCCCAATCGCAGCTTTATCGATGCAGTCCGTAAGCATCAAGCAGGCCACAATAAAACCGTCGTTGATGAGGCGACCGGCATGAAAAAGGTCGTAAATTATCAAAATCATTGGGCGGTCAAGTTCGACTTCCATGGTTTCTTCCCCAGCACGACACCGGATTTTCTGCTCGGCATGATGAGTGTGATCTATCCATTTGCTCTGATCATGCGGGATGCACGTGGCCGAGATGAACTGGCAAAGGCGGTCAACCTGTGCTTCCTTCGCAACGGCCTGCCGCAGGGAACTCCCATCAGTCCGTGGCTTACTAATGTGATGATGATTCCGTTTGATCACTGTATCACTCGCAAGCTGTGCTATGGCTATAAAGCAAAGGACGGAATCGATCGCGAGTTCACTTTCACACGATATGCAGATGACATTCTCATCAGCTGTTATCATCATTTTGACCCGATGGAAATTCAGCAGATTATCATTGACGCGTTGAACTTCTTTCATGCGCCGTTTACTCTGAACGAAACGAAAACGCATTACGGCAACCGGCACTCCAGCAAGAACTGGTGTCTCGGCTTGATGTGGAACAAGGACAATCAGATCACGGTTGGCTGGCGCAATCTTAAAATGTTCCGTTCGGCTATGACGAATTATATCAATGCAAAGCAGCACGGCAGAACATGGGAACTGGAAGATCTGCAAAAGTTCAATGGCAAGCTCAACTATTATCACATGGTCGAGCCTGAGGTGATCGACGAGCTGATCCGTCGTTACAATGCGAAGTTCGGCACCGATATCATTGCGATGCTCAAAGAGGATCTTCGTCCCAAAGAGGGCGTTGTTGCATAAAAAATGGAGACACACACAAGGAGTGATGATCTATGATTGAAATTATGTGTCGGGATGGAAAGGTCCCATCGAAGGAGCTCGAAAAGGTCGCGGATATGATCTACTATTCCACGGGCATCGAAACAGAAGTGGTCTACGAAGAGGATCGGCGAGCCCTGGTGTTCTGGGGCCCTGAGGATGTCAAAGAGATCGTGGAAAGTTTGAATCTGAAATCGATCAACACAGACGATACCAATTTCTGCGATACCATTGTGGCCGCCGCAGAGCCGCGCATTCACCAGGCAATGTTGGAAGCCGGCAGAGATGTCCTGTTTGATGAAGTCTGTGAAACGGCTGCATCCATGGGCGAACAAATCGAATTCGATGAGCCCAATCAGTAATCAGTAAACAAAAAAATCACTTTGCATATCGTTCCAAAAGAGCGAGCATCACGCCCAAGGCGGATGTTAAGAAGAATACCACAGCAATCGGCCGCTGCACTCCGCCATAGGCCCCTGATCGTGCAGCTGGCCTCAGCCAATCCTTGTCAAGAAACACTCGTCCTTCGATCCGGGACGAAAGTCACGCGCCAGGTCGCGTGACAGAAGTCCCTGATCGTGCGTCCTCCCGTTTCCAGAGCATCGGATTTAGAAAGTGATTTTGATAAAAAGAAAATGAGGTAGAAATATGGAATTGATGTATAAGCCAGGCGATAAAGTAATGGTTCGCCCGGATCTGAACTGCAGTGAAATTTATCGTATGAGGTCAGGTCGCCACAATGGGGACAATACCTACTACGGTGTTATTGATCAAATGGCGGATCAGGCTGGAAAGATTTTTACGATTCAAGGTCCTCGCGATGGGGAACGTGGGTACACTCTGAACGAGATCGGTTATGGCTGGACCGACGAGATGTTTATTTCTATCAATGAGTGTTGCTGTGATAGCCTTCTGTGAGGTGAACTATGAAATACAGATACGATGTCGGTGACGCAGTGGTCGTAAAGCGAGATCTCAGAAAGAATTGCAGCTACTTTATGATGTCCGGCCCCAATCCAAAAACATACAACACTGTTGTCGACGAAATGAAAGAGCTCGAAGGTAAGACCGTTCATATCGCAGAACATATTGATGGTCAATACTTCATTGAAGAAGACAATAAATCATATGCCTGGACGGACCAGATGTTCCTGACGCAGGACAAATACAGCGCTGCTTGTGTTTGCGAAAGTTTACTATGATTGGAATGATTTGAAAATGCAGAATCCATGCCATTATTGTGTGGCTCCCAAGCGTTATCCCGGGTGTCACGATCACTGTCAGGAGCGCCAGCAGTACGTCGAAATCGAGCTGACACAGCAACACCAGTACAAAGAGAAATGTCGCATGATCAACGATTTCGATAAAGAGCTATACACTCATAACCTGCGTTATAGAGAAAAACACCAACATAGATATTGATTTACATAGAAAGGATGAAGATCAATGGCAGAACCAGCACGTAAGCGTAAGGATCGCGTAGTTCAGTTCCCGCAACAGCCTGGTTCCGAAGCTCACATCACCATGAGCGAAGCCGAGCTGAAGGAAATGATTTGGGACATCGTGGCTGCCGCTCGCAAGAAAAAGCACAAGACAAAGCCAACCAACAGCCTTTATACAAAGGATGGCCGCATCAAACCTTCGCCTGCTGATCCGATTCGTTCCAAAGAGGATTTCCAGAAACTGGCGAATTATCTCGCTTCCAATGGCGACCCCAAGTTTCGTCTACGCAACAAGGCGATTTTCGTGTTCGGGTGCAGTTTGGGCATTCGTTGTGGCGATCTTCTCAACTTGAAAACGGCAGATGTTTATGAACAGGATGGCAGTGTGAAAGAGCATGTCGAACTGATCGAAGAAAAGACTCGTAAGCGCAATGTGTGCAAGATCCCCAAGATGGCAGCCGACATTTTGGAAGATTATTTCGATGAACAGAATTTTGAAATCAGTCAATCTGATTATCTGTTCCGCAGTCGCAAGGGTGGTCCTCTGACAGTGCGCGGATTCTATCGGATCTTGAAAGAAGCAGGGAAGGCGTGTGAGCTGGATATTGATCTGTCCACTCATACCATGCGCAAAACCTATGCAATGGCTGCACTTCAGACAGCGAAAAAGGCTGGTACATCTGGGCAAACGATCGAGATGCTTCAAGAAAAGTTTAAGCATAGCAGCCAGCGTGTCACGATGCATTATGTCAAGGCCGACCAGGATAAGATGGACGAAATGTCTGATCGTGTGTCGGACTGGTTTGATGATGGAGGAACAGAATGACTGATTACATGTATCACCCTGGCGACAGAGTCCGCGTTCGGCTTGATCTCTCGGAAGATGAAGATTATAAAATGCTGTCTGGCGAAAACAAAGGCCAACGTTGGATGATTTTTGACTGGATGAAAAAATACGCAGGACAAGAGATCGTCATTGAAAAGATCAGATCAGATTCTGGTGTTTACAAAGCACAAGGAATCGATGGCTGCATCTGGTCTGATGAAATGTTTGAGCCGCTTGTCGTGGACGAGTGCGTTTGCGATTCACTGCTGTAATGGAATGGAGGAAGTAGAGCGATGTCAAGATATTATCAGTACAAAAACGGAGAGGAAGTGTTTGTTCGGCCTGATTTGGAGCGCGGTGTTCAGTATTATATGCGTTCCGGTTACCGAGCAAATGATGTCAGTGCCACCCTTACTTATTCTCAGGCGCAGCGGCTTGGCACTGTGGTTCATATTGCCGGCAAGCGCAATGGCCGCTATTACATCGACGAAGATTATGGCTGCGATCGGTGGACGGACGAGATGTTCGTAGCACCCAACGAATGTATCTGCACGCCGCTGCTGTGAGGTGAATCATGAAAAGGAAATACCTGTATGAAATTGGCGACCTCGTAAAAGTTCGCGACGATATTGATCGAAACATGCAGTATCGTATGCGTTCCGGTCCCAAAGCTGGACGCGAACCCGGGACTGTATATAATATCGGAAAATATAGAGGGTCGGTTCATAAAATCATCGCTTATGATGAGGGTTATTACAAAATCGACAATGACCCTGATTGTCTGTTCTGGTCTGATGAAATGTTTGAGCCGATGTCGGTAAACGAATGCTGCTGTGAATCTTTGCTGTGAGGTGAATGTGATGGTGATGGATAGTTTATTGTATCAGCCGGGTGATCTGGTAACGATCCGTTCGGATTTGGTTGGCGACCGCGATTATCCCGTCCTGTATGGTCCTTCAGCAGGTAAACGAACTCTTTATTGTAACGATAGTATGGTCAACTATAGCGGCAATACATATGAAGTCAATGGATATTCCGATGACGATGATTTCTATACGCTAAGGGAAATCCCATGGCTATGGACTGAGTCGATGTTTGAAAGCCCGACCGAATGCATTTGTGACAGTTTACTGTAATCAAAAAAGGAGAATGAAAACAATGGCAAACTTCAAAGAATTCCGCACTCTGCTTCAGAAGCATTTCGATGAGATGGTCAAGGATGGCGCACCTCTGTTTATCACCAATGCCGACGAGGACAAGCTATATAACCTCTATTTGGACAGCTTCCCGGCTGGTACGAATTCTACCTTCCGTAAGCGGCGTGAGTATGATTGCTCCTGCTGCCGTCGTTTTGTGAAGAATATCGGCAAGCTGGTTTCTTTCATGGATGGTCAGATGGTCACTGTCTGGGATTTCGATACCAAGTCCGATGTTTATCAGCCGGTTGTGGATGCGCTGGCTGCCTATGTGAAAACCTGCGCCGTTGTGAATCCGTATTACGTCAGCCGTAACATGATTTCTGATGGCAAGTTCGGCACAGAGATGAACTATGAGTATGACGCTGATCATAAGGCGGTTCGCACCTGGGATCATTTCGCTGTCGAGATTCCTCAGCGGTTCATTGTCAATTCCTATGATGTGTCCACCAAGATGGCCGAGTGGCGTGATTCTGCCAATGTGTTCAAGCGCTCTCTGGAAGAGCTGACTATGGACGCTGTGGATACTGTGCTGGAGCTGATTGCTCAGAACAGCCTGTATCGCGGCAAGGAGTTCGAGGGTTTGGTTCGTGGCTTCAAGAGCGATAAGCAGGTGTATTATCGTCTGCCCGATGAAAAGAAGTCCGCTTATGTCTGGATGGCTCCCGGCGGTGCATCGATGAACCGGCTTCGTATTCGCAATACGGCAATCGGTACTCTGCTGGTAAACCTGAGCGAGGGCATGGACGTGGATGCTGCTGTGACCGCTTTTGAAAAGGTGGTTGCTCCTGCAAACTATAAGCGTCCTAAGGCGATTTTCACCAAGAAGATGCTGGAGGATGCACAGAAAACCGTCACTGAGCTGGGATATATGAACAGTCTGGCTCGTCGGTTTGCCACTCTGGATGATATCACCGCCAACAACATCCTGTTCTGTAACCGTGATGCTGCTCCTCGGGTGATGGGCGCTGCGAATCCGTTTGAGGCAATGGCGAAATCTCTGGGTACTGATCCCAAGAAGTTCGGCCGCGCAGAAGAAATCGGCATCGAAAAGTTTGTCAAAGAAGTTCTGCCTACTGCGGCAGGTCTGGAATTGTTCATGGAGAATCGCTTCTCGAAGAACATGGTATCTCTGATTGCGCCGCAGGATAAGAGCGCGCCAAGCATGTTTAAGTGGTCCAATGGTTTCAGCTGGGCTTATACCGGTAATATAGCAGACAGCGATATTCGCGAAAACGTTAAGGCTGCTGGCGGTAAGGTGGATGGCGTGCTGCGTTTCTCGATTCAGTGGAACGATGTGCCGGGTGAATGGGATGAAAACGATGAAGATGCTCATTGCATTGAACCCGATAAGAATCACATCTATTTCGGCAACAAGTGGCACCCTCGTACTGATGGCTGCCTGGATGTGGATATCACTCATCCTTCGCGGGATAAGGCTGCGGTCGAGAACATCACCTGGCCTGACATTAAGAAGATGAAGGAGGGCGAGTACAGCTTCTATGTGAACTGTTTTGCTAGTCGTGGCGGTAAAACTGGTTTCCGTGCTGAGATCGAATTCGATGGCAACATCTACTCTTTCAACTACGATAAGCCGCTGCATGGTGGTCAGAATGTCGCCGTGGCAAAAGTCACGCTGAAGGATGGTAAGTTCTCTATCAAGGAGCAGCTGCCCAGTTCCACCAGCACCCGCGAGATCTGGGGTGTGAATTCCAATCAGTTTGTACCTGTGTCTGTGGCGATGTACTCTCCAAACTACTGGGACGAACAGACCGGCAATGGCAACCGTCACTACTTCTTCATGCTCAAGGACTGCGTCAACCCGGAAAAGCCCAATGGTTTCTACAATGAATTCCTGAAGACAGACCTGCTGCAGCATAAGCGTGTGTTTGAGGCACTGGGCTCTCAGATGGCAGTTCAGTCCGTCGATGACCAGCTGTCCGGTGTTGGCTTCTCTGAGACGCAGCACAACAGCTTCATCGTCAAGGTACAGGGGGCAACCGAGCGAGTTCTGAAAGTGGTGATTTGATGGCAACTTATCCTACAGAATATAGGTATAAAATCGGCGACAAGGTTCTTGTAAAAAATGATCTGCACGAAGCTCTCACGTATGGTGATAGTTACAAGATGCGATCTGGGCCGCGTGTTGGTGGCTGGGCCTCGTGCACCAAACGACACCTCTCTTTTGCAGGAGCTATTGTGACGATTAAATCGTATAAAAATGGTGGATATCATATCGCGGAAGCTCCTGATGCTGATTTCTGGACAGACGATATGTTCGTTGGTCTGGTAAACGAAAATGAATGTTACTGCGAATCTCTACTGTGAGGTGCTAAATGGATTATCGTTATAAGCCGGGTGATCGTGTCGTAGTGATCAATGAAATTCGAGAAAACGAAGAATACTACATGCGCTCTGGAAGTCAGTCTCCGCTTGATAATGCGATCTGCGTGAACGAATGTACGATTCGCACACGAAAAGCTTTGGAGGGAACGGTTGTCACGATTCTTGAGTATCGCCGCAATCGATATATCATCAAAGAAACGAATCAGAAAATCCTGTGGACAGATGATATGTTTGTTGGTCTGGCGAACGAAACTGAGTGCTATTGTGAATCTCTGCTATGAGGTGTCAAATGGAGTATCGATATAAAATAGGCGACGCTGTTTTAGTTCGAGATGATCTTAAGTATGGTGCCTTTTACGATATGAGGTCTGGTCCTTATCCAAAAGCCAACAGTAACATTGTGACATTGGATATGTCGGAACTTCATGGGCAGTTGGTTCATATTAAAGATTATTCTTCTAACGGGCACTATATCGTAGAAGAAACATATGATTTTAGATGGACTGATGACATGTTTTCTGGTTTGGCAAACAATGAGTGCTGCTGCGAATCTCTGTTATAAGGAGGCACAAGTTGCAAGATACAAAATATCATGCAGGCGATGTCGTTATTGTCCGCCAGGATTTAGATTTTAGAAAATGTTATTGGATGCGATCAGGTGGAAAAGAAAACGCTCCTTGGAGGAACGTTGTTTCAGATGTTGTAACTAAAGACATGATAGAGCTTTGTGGACAGACTATCGAAATCGAAGAAATAGTTGATACGGTCGATGGTAAAAAATACAGAGCAAGAGGTCGCTACTGGACAGACGACATGTTTTCTGACCAAATCGGCAATGAATGTTACTGTGAATCGCTTTTGTGAGGTTTGTTATGGATTATGTAATTCCACTTCGATTTAAGCAAGGCGATCATGTTGTGGTTCGTCCAGATTTGAATATCAATACGGTCTATCAAACATTTGGAGGTAAAAATGCCGGTTATCGTGCAACTCCAACGTTAAATATGGTTCGCCTTGCTGGGTCGGAATTTGAGATTAAAGAATACTCTAGGTCTCAAAAAACTGTAAAACTAAAGTGCTGTGGTTCTTATTGGACAGAACAAATGCTGATTCCCAAAAGTTTTGTAGAACAGGAATGCGTTTGTGAATCACTTCTGTAAATCTGAAAGGAGAAATTATCATGGAAAAGAATCTGTTTGAAATCGCAACTCGTAATCGCTATCGCTTTAACTACAAGGGTGTTATGACCGTAGAGGATCTGTGGAGTCTGCGGGTCGAGGATCTGGATGCCATCTTCAAGATGCTGAACCGTCAGAAGAAGACCGCCGATGAGGATTCTCTGCTGGCCACTAAGAGCGCCGAGGATCAGGATCTGGCCAATAAGATCGATATCGTCAGGTATATCGTGTCTGTCAAGCTGGCTGAGGCAGCGGAGCGTGTGTCTGCCGCCGAGAAGAAGGCACAGCGCGATAAGATCATGGAGATCGTGGCAAAGAAAAAGGATAAGGCGCTGGAAGACATGGGCATCGAGGATCTGATGAAGAAGCTTGAAGAGCTGAACTGAGAAGGGAAGTATTAAACATGAAAGTTGTTGAAAGCGCAAGCAATCTGTTCCTGTATGGCGACGATATGAAGGCGTATGACAAGATTCCGGCGGGTACCTATGATATCCACTGTTCTGAGATGACCGGTTTCTATCTGTCCCGCCGCCCCGATATGGTCATCAACGAAAAGGTGTATGGTGTCCAGAGCAGCAAGGTTGCCAAAGTGCTGAATTCGTTCAAAGTGTTCAACCGCAACCTGGGTGTCATCCTCAGCGGCAACAAAGGCATCGGCAAATCTCTGACCGCTAAGATGATTGCAATCGAGGCCGTCAAGCAGGGCTATCCTGTCATTCTGGCTAACCGCTATATCGGCGGTATCGCCAATTTCATTGAATCCATCGATCAGGAAGTTATGATTCTGTTTGACGAGTTTGATAAGACATTCAAGGCCAGGGACAATGAAAGTCCGCAGGATACGATGCTGAGTCTGTTCGATGGCACCAGCGCGGGCAAAAAGCTGTTCGTTGTCACCTGTAACCAGCTCAATGGCCTGAACGATTATCTGGTCAACCGTCCCGGCCGCTTCCACTATCACTTCCGCTTCGATTACCCGGGCGCTGACGAGGTCGAAACCTACCTCAAGGATAAGCTCGAAGAGAAGTATTACGATCAGATCCCTGCTGTGGTCGATTTTTCTGGCAAGATCGATCTGAACTATGACTGCCTGCGGTCTATCGCCTTTGAACTGAATCTGGGCACTCCATTCGCAGAGGCCATCAAGGATCTGAATATCATCAATATGAACGAGACCAGCTACAAGCTCACTGTTATCTTCAAGGATGGTTACCGTGCGTCCAGCACCAAGCGTTTTGATATGTTCAATGGTGCACAGCGTATCTGTTTTGATGTCAAGCTGAAAGATGGCTACTGGCCTGATTGCTACATCAACACCGAGGATATCCAGTATAACCCTGCCAACGGTGAGCAGTTCATTGATGGAAAGAAGGTTGATGTGATCAATCCGTATTCCAAGAGTGATGACGATGAAAAGGATCGTTATGAAGCTTTTGAAAAGGACAATGGTGTGGTCAAAGTCATCATCTCCCGTACTCGTGAAAGAGACATTCACTACATGGTCTAAGGAGGCTCAATATGGTCAAAGCAAATCATTATAAAATCAGTTCTTTTCCTGACGGTACTCCGCTGATCAAGAAGGATCTGACTATCAATTATCTCAACGTGATCAGTATCGTCTGGACATTTGAATCCATGGCCGAGCTTCCCACGGTCATTATGATCGCAAAGGACGCAAAGGATAACGGAGCAGAAGTCGAGCTGTTTATGCCGTATATCCCGAACGCTCGTATGGATCGCGCCTATCACGACGAAGATGTGTTCACCCTCAAGTGGTTCGCTGACGAGATCAATCGGTGCGGATTCAGCTGCGTTACCGTGTTTGACCCTCACAGTGATGTGGCTCCGGCATTGATCAATCGGTGCGAAGTACATACTCCGATTCGTGAAATCTGTCAGGTAATCGAGGAAAGCAAGCCAGATGCGATCTATTTTCCGGATGCCGGCGCAATGAAACGATATGAAGGGACTGTTCACTGGGCACTGGATCGAGCAAAGTGCAACGCTTATGTCATCCATGGCGATAAAAAGCGGGACTGGGCAACGGGCAAAATTCTCGGTCTGGATGTTGTTGGTGAAGTGAAGCCTGGTGAAAAGGTTCTGATGATCGATGATATCTGTTCTTACGGCGGTACCATGTTCTATTCGGCCAAGAAGCTGAAGGAACTGGGTGCGGGTGATATCGATATGTATGTCAGTCACTGCGAAAACAGTATTCTGGATAAGGAACGCGGCCATCTGTTTGACGACCCGAATCTGATTCACAAGGTTTATACCACAGACAGTATCTTCACCGGCCATCACGACAAGATCACTGTGTTAGAGCATCATTGGGACGAGGACTGATATGAAATTTAACAAAGAAGAAGTCTATAACGCTCTTGATATTCTGGCTTGTCAAGTCCAAGAGTCTGACGAGCTCGGATGGTGTTGTAAGCAGGAACTAAAAAATGTCCTTGACGACTACTTCCGACTAATTGAAAAGGAGAATTTGAAATGATCAATATCAACCCGATGCTGCTGTGCGATTTCTACAAGACGACTCACAGTAAGCAGTTTCCGGCCGGCACTACCAAGCTGGTCAGTTATTTTACTCCACGCATGAGCCGATTGGATGGCGTAGATGAAGTCGTTGTGTTCGGTATTCAGGCATTCTGCAAGGATTATCTGGTGCGCTACTTCAAAGAGCAGTTCTTCAATCAGCCCAAGGATAAGGTCGTCGCAGAATATAAACGTGTTCTGGATGCAACCATTGGTAAGGATGCTTACGATCTGAGCAAGATTGCAGCGCTACATGATCTGGGATATCTTCCTGTTGAAATTAAGGCGCTGCCAGAAGGTACTCGCTGCCCCATCCATGTGCCGTTCCTTGAGATGAGCAATACGCATCCTGATTTCGCATGGGTTCCGCAGTTCCTCGAATCTTTTATGAGTTCTGAGCTGTGGCATCCGATGATTTCTGCAACGGTCGGCACCCTGTATCGCGATATCGTGGACAAGTATTACGATGAAACCGTTGAGGATGGCGTGCCGCATGCTCGTGCTCTGGGTGATTTCAGTTTCCGTGGTCAGGAGTGTATGCAGTCAGCAGTTAAGTCAAGCGCCGGTTGGTGTTTGAGCTTTCTGAACACAGCTACTGTCCCTGCGATTCCGTATCTGGAAGAAATGTATCGCTGCAATTGTGAGGAAGAGCCCGTTGCGTTTGGCGCTGTTAGCACCGAGCATAGTGTGATGTGTTCTAACTTCGCTGTCGATGGCGACGAGATCACTTTCATCCGTCGGGCGCTGACGGAGCTGTATCCCAATATGAGCTTCAGTATGGTGTCTGATTCCTACGACTACTGGAATTTGGTTGATAATATCCTGCCGCAGCTCAAGGATGAAATCATGGCTCATAATGGTACGCTTCTGATCCGTGGCGACTCTGGCGATCCGGTCGAAATCGTTACGCAGACGGTCTATCATCTGTGGGATATCTTTGGCGGCACAGTCAACAGTAAGGGTTATAAGGTGCTCGACCCTCATGTAAAGGCCCTGTACGGCGATTCCATTACGGTGCAGCGGTGCGAAAAGATTTATGCCGAACTCAAGGAGCATGGTTTTGCCTGCAACAATGTTAGCCTGGGTGTTGGCTCTTTCTCTATGCAGTGCATCGAGCAGAATGGCCAGTTGAAGCCGTTCACTCGCGATACGTTCGGCATGGCAGTCAAGGCAACTTATGGCGTGGTCAACGGCAAAGAAATCCAGATCTTCAAGGACCCCAAGACCGACACCGATCATTTCAAGAAGAGTCTGAAGGGTATGTGTTATGTCACTAAGGATGATTCTGGAAAGCTGGTTTGTACTGATGGTCTGATGGATCACGCCGCTCATTCGGATGGTAATCTTCTGCAAACCGTGTTCCGCAATGGGGCTATGGTCAAAGAGTACAGTCTGAAGGAAATTCGCGATCGTCTGTGGGGAAGGTGAATTCTGATGGAGAAGCCGGTTCTTCAGTTTTGGAGTAATCAAAGACTTATCTGGAAAGGTGAGCGGAAAGATGCTGTGAAGCTGATTAAGGCAGGAGCGTTTGACAATCTGAACGTGATGGTGTGGACGCAGGACCTTGAGAATTTTAATCTGCACAGTCAACGAGGAGCACAATATTTTGGAATCAAAGAGTTAAATCGGAGGTGAAATATGGCTGTTGTAATCAAAGAAGGCAATGTGTTTGATTCTGACGCTAAGATCATCTGTCATCAGGTGAATTGTCAGGGCGTTATGGGGTCAGGTGTTGCCAAAGAAGTTCGTGAGCGGTATCCAAAGGTGTACGAGGAATATCACACTTACTGCGAAAGCAACAAGGATTGTCCTGAACGAATGCTGGGTGTCGCTCAGATGGTTCCAGTTGATGAAAAAGGTTCTCGATGGATCGTCAATTGCTTCGGTCAGAACAGTTATGGATATGACGGAAAGCAGTACACGTCTGTTGGCGCACTGTTTGAAGCATTCAAAGAAGTGGCCAAAATCGCCAAGGCATCAGGAGTCAAAGTGGCTATGCCGTATGGAATCGGCTGTGTTCGTGGTGGCGCAAAATGGCTGCTTGTGAAAGAAATCATCGATTTTACATTTAAAGACGTTGACGTGGAACTGTGGAGATTGGAGGGTAAATAATATGCGCAAGTATGAATTTGACGCAGCAAAAACAAAAGATGAAATCGTCGAGTGGATTCGGAACTATTTCCGCAAGAATGGTCCTGATTGCAACGCGGTGATCGGTATCTCTGGTGGCAAGGATTCCAGTATCGTGGCTGCTCTGTGCTGTGAAGCGCTGGGCAATGGCCGTGTAATCGGTGTTTTGATGCCCCAGGGTGCTCAGAGTGATATCGATGTGGCGCGGGAACTGGTTGCCTATCTGGGAATCCAGTCTCATGAAATCAATATTGCCGAAACTGTGAACGCATTATTGGCCAATGGACGGGCAGCTGGTCTGTGCGATTCCAAGCAGGCTCGTGTGAATCTGCCGGCACGAATTCGTATGGCGACTTTGTTCATGGTGAGTCAGAGTATGAATGGGCGAGTAGCTAACACTTGCAACGCTTCAGAAAATTTCGTCGGATGGCAAACTGTGGGAGGGGATGGATTTGGTCAGTTCAGTCCTCTCAGTAAGCTGACTGTCACTGAGGTAAAAGCCGTTGGTCGTGAGTTGGGTCTTCCTGAAAAGTTCATCGAGAAAGCGCCGGAAGATGGACTGACTGGAAAGACCGACGAGGATAATTTCGGCTTCACCTATGATTTTCTTGATAAATATATTCGTACTGGCGAGTTTGGCGGAGACACTGCAACGGCTGCCAAGATTGATCGGATGCACGAGGCAAATTTGTTTAAGGATTTGCCGATGCCTACGTATGACCCGACCTTGTTTAATTGGTTGTTCTAATCAAGGAGGATTCAAAATGGAAAAGGAAAAAGTTGATGTTCTGATCGTTGTCGATATGCAGAACGATTTTGTCACCGGTCCGCTGGGTACTCCTGAAGCGCAGGCCATTGTGCCGAAGGTCGTTGAGAAGATCAAGAACTGGAAGGGTGAAATTCTGTATACGCAGGATACGCATTATGACAACTACCTCGAAACTCAGGAAGGCAAACATCTTCCTGTAAAACATTGTATCGAACATACGAGGGGCTGGTTATTTATTGATGAAATCGAACACGATCTTTTGCTGGAAATGAAAGACCCACAAGCAAAAATTTACGAAAAGAGAACTTTCGGTTCGACATTGCTAATGGAAGATTTATGCGACTCTCATTTCTCTACAATTGGAGGAATGGCAGATTTTAAGATCAATTCCATTACTCTGGTCGGCCTCTGCACGGATATCTGCGTCATTTCGAACGCGCTTCTGCTTAAGGCAGCACTGCCTGAGGTTCCTATCATTGTGGATGCAAGCTGCTGTGCCGGTGTTACTCCTGAGTCCCACAAGAATGCGCTGGCAGCTATGAAGATGTGCCAGATTGAGATCGTGAACGAGGAGAAGTAAACATGGAAGAGATTATTATTTTCGGCTAACGTCCGAATGCCAGGTGAGTAGCGGTACTGGGGTAGACATAACCGCCGCCAAAACAATTTGCAAAGGAGAATAGATATGAACGAAGAAGTTAAAAAGAAGCAGGACGAACTCAAAAGCGAGATTTATGAAGACTTGAAAAAATATCTGACGTGGGATGATTATATCAAACTCACCCAATGGCTGAACGAACATGAGTTTTGGTTGGCTCCTGCGTCTACAAAATATCATGGCGCGCATCCTTGTGGTCTTGCTGAACATAGTATCGCCGTTGCCAAAAATCTGGTCTCTTTAACAGAAAAGCTCGGTCTAAAATGGGCCAATCCACGCTCTCCATTTATCATTGGGCTGCTTCACGATTTATGTAAGACAGATCAATACAAGCTTGATAACACTTATATGATTGATCTTGTGACGACAGGGTATCATTATAGCTATCGAACCGATTTCATATTCAGTCATCACGGTGAGAAGTCAATCTGTATGCTGGCAAGCATCATCACTCTGACTGAGGAAGAAGTCGCGTGTATCCGCTGGCACATGGGTGCATATGAAACCGACACCAATGAGTGGAAATATTATGGTAATGCCATTGCAAAGTATCCTAATGTGCTATGGACTCATACCGCTGATATGATGGCCAGCCATATTGATGGTGTATAAGGAGGAATTACAATGTCGCCCTGTTTGATGTGCGCCGAAAAGAACTGTCACAACTGTCCATGTGCGATCTGTGAGGTCGTCAATGGCAAGCTGCAGGATAATTTTGTAATGCAGACAGCAATGAATAATAAAGCGGACTGCAAGAAATTCTTGGTGCGTCTTTCAGTAGAGCTTCAGCAAATCGGCCAGATGGAATCCAGGAGCTGGACGGATAAAAACAACTGGCGAGGGTTCCCGGCGGGCTGGTTCAAGCATGATGATCTGGTTTCGTGGTTGCTCTGTCACTGTTAAAAGGAGATGGCAATATGGGATACACAGTATATATTACAGCAAATCGCTATTACGAAGTACATATAAAGGATGCAAAAGACACAGAAGATGCAATGCAGCAGGCTCTGGCAAAGTATGATAACGGAGAGCTCGAAAGCTATGAGGATGAGTTTGAATCGGCGTTCGCAGAATCGGAGGATGATTGATTGGCAAGCAAGTGGCAAACCTGTCGGCTATCAGAAACTCAGGATCGTCGGGTAAAGTTGACCAAGGCCAAAAAGGAAGAAATCGCCTGTAAGTTTGAAACCGGCGAATACTCACTCCGGGGTCTGGCGCGGGAGTACAATGTCTCGCACAAAACGATTTCGCTCATTGTCGATCAGCGGGCAAAACGAAAGAACGATGAATACAACAGAACACACTGGATGTATTATCGCCCGGATGCAGAAACAATGCGGGAAGCGCACAGAAGATCAAAAGAATATAAAAAGCGACTGTACGAAAGAGGAGAGTTGAAATAATGGGACAGCGGTTGGTTATTACGGTCCATGCGTTTGACGAAGACATCGCCAAGATTTATTATCATTGGTCTGCATATACCACAAGCGCACTGGACGAAGCTCAGAAGATCCTTAAAAATGTCAAATGGGAAGATACCACGTCAAAGGACGAATTGATCCTGCGTATCGTTCGCTTCATGGAGTCCAATGGAGGCTGTATCGATTTTGAGGATAAGCCGGAGTTCAATAAGCGTTTCCCGAATGTTGAGTTTAAGGACGATGGCTCCCGCAACGATGGTCTTGTTGCAATCTCTGAGCAGGTAATGGACAAGCAAAAATACTGGTCTGAGGGCGATTTGATCATTGATTTTGATAACGAAATGATTTGTAACTCGGTTTTCTGGTGGTATGATTCGGACGAATCTCTGCGGGATGAACTTGGCGAGGATTGCGATATTGATTTTGACACTATTCCGGAGCTCAAGATCAATCCTGGCGAATTCTCGTTCGATGATCTTACATATATGATCAAGACGTTTACAGATGGCTATAACTATCATCGCTATCGTGGGGAAATCTGGGAAAGTATTGATGGATGAGTGAGGTGATAAAAAATGACACGAGAGGAATTGCAGTTGATCATTGCAAGCGAACCGTATAATTTTCTGCGCACCAATCCGAATTTGGGCAAGCAAGTGATGTTTTTGACCATTGGCGGCAGCCACGCCTATGGAACGAATGTGGAAGGGTCAGACGTTGACATTCGCGGTGTAGCGCTTAACACAGAACATGAACTACTTGGCATGGACACGTTCGATCACTGGGTCGATGAAACTACTGATACAACGGTATTCAGCTTCAATAAAGCAGTCAAGCTAATGTGCAGCGGTAATCCGAACATGCTGGAGCAGCTTGGAAATGCTGACGATCTTGTCATCAGCTATCATCCGGCCACAAAGCTTTTGATGGATAATAAGAAGTTGTTTCTATCCAGACAGGTCGTGTATTCGTTTGGTGGCTTTGCAGATAAATTGTTCAAGAAGGCAGTCACTTTGGGCGAATGGTGTAATCAATACCCAGAAGATCAGAGTACAAAGAAGCGAATGAACAAAACCATTATGAATATGATTCGTCTTTACCTTATGGTCTTTGATATTCTGGAAAAGGGTGAGATCATTACGAATCGGGCGGAAAATCACGACCTGTTGATGATGGCTCGAAACGGCGAATTCCAGGCTGCAAACGGTTATATCAAGCACGATGTAAAAGATTTCCACAAAGAATATGAAAAGCGCCTGCAGTACGATAAGGTGAATACTGCTTTGCCGGACACCATCGATAGAAACCGTGTCAACGAGTTAGTTATGACTATCAATCGAATGGCGCTAAAAATGGCTTGATGTCCGATTTATAGGACTGGTCTCGTAGTATTATAATATGATTAGCTCCTATTAGGAAAACACACTGTCAAAGGGGTTTGTAGCGGGGATTAGCCCGCTACTGCGGTATCTTCCGTAGTGTTGATTTCAATGTACTCGGCAATCTTGCGGAGCTCGTCAGCAAATTTGAATTTCACGCTGATATTGCCGTTTTCATAGACCTTGATATAGTCCACAAGTTCAACCAAGATTTCACGGTTGAGGGCTTCAATGTTCTGATACTTCATAAAGGCTACCAGTGCAGGATGTTCGTTATCTACACCATTTGCCAGTTCTGCGCGTTCAGCGTTCAGCCGGGTAAGCACTGCGGAAATATCAGAAGTCTGCCGTTCATAGTCGGCCTTCATATCCCGGTATTCCTGCTGGGTGATTTCACCGTCTTTCCAGTCCTGATAAAGAGACTGCTTGTAGCGTGTTATCTTTGTCAGTTCCCGCTCTTTTGCAGCTATCAGATCGTCCAGTCGGTAAGACTGGCTTTTTTTGATTGGAGCGGAATTGATCTGTGTGACGATTTCCGAGTAGGAAACAGCCAAATGCACCTGATGCTGTACAGCGAACAAAACAGCAGCCTCCAGCCGTTCATGCTTGATTGAGTGCATGGTGCAGGCTGTCCGGGAACGGTTCTTGTAGGTTGAGCAAGAATAATATACATTGTTGTTCTTGCTAACGCATCGAGTAATGGCCCGCCCGCAATCGGCACATTTCAGAAAGCCGCTGAATAAATGTACCTCACGGCCTTTCGGGGAAGTACGGGTATCACGCTGTAAGAGAGCCTGTACCTTATCGAAAGTTTCATAGTCGATAATGGCCTCATGCGTTCCAGCCACTTCCACCCATTCCTCACGGGGAACAGCTTCAATCTGGTGTACCTTGTAGCTTTTCACTCGGCTCCGTCCTTGGGCTAAGTCCCCGGTATAGGTTGGATTGGTAAGAATGGAGTGGATCATGCGGACTCCCCACATAGGATCGTCATACCCTCTTGTCGAAACAGGCAAGCCCTTTTGTACCTTGTAAGCCGAGGGGCTCGGTACGCCGTGTTCGTTCAGGTACAGCGCGATAGCACGTTTTGATGACCCTTGAATAATCATTGTGAAAATGCGTTTGACATTTTCAGCAGCATCGGGATCAACAATCAGCCTGTGCTTGTCTTTTGGGTGCTTTACATAGCCGTAAGGAGCAAATGCTCCGATATACTGGCCGTTGCGCCGCTTGTAATCAAACACCTGCCGGATCTTTTTGGAAGTCTGATAGCAGTAATTATCGTTCATCACGTTTGTAATGGGAACGATGATATTTGAAACGCTGTCGGGGTTCTTGTAGCTATCCACATTCTCAGCAAGACTGATAAAGCGAACACCCATTTGAACAAACAGGTTGTCGATCAAACTTCCGGCATCGCTATAATTTCGTGCGAAGCGGGACAGGTCTTTTACTATAACGCAGTTGATTTTACCACTCATGACATCCGCCAAGAGCCGTTGAAAATCTTCACGGTTAGCGTCCGTTCCAGTATGTCCGTCATCTACATATTCCGTGATACTTTCAAACTCGTCAATGTTGCGCCGGTAAAAATCGTTCAGTAGGTCACGCTGGTTCTTTACGCTGTTGCTATCGTCTTTTCCTTTTTTCAAATCTTCCTTTGAAAGCCGGATATAGATGCCCAGCCGCCAGCGGCGGATTGTGTAAGAGGGAGAGAAACTCTGCTGATACCCTCTGTTTTTTGCTCGTGCCATTGTTCCTCCTTCCCTATCACATTACACTTATATTATAACTCTGTCCGGGGAGGACAACAAGGATGCCTCCGCTTCGGGACACTTTGTCTCGAAGAAGCAAAACGAGCTGTAACCGAAGTTACAGCCCGCTTCTTTGCCGCAGCAGGAAATCCGTCAACTTATCTTGGAGAGATGGCCCGCTTTCAGCAAATTCAATTTTCACGCCAACGCCACCGATGCAAAAGCAGTATGGATTTTTGACAGTCTGCAAAAATCGAGTGATGCGCTCCTTTCGGGAAAGCGCATTGTCAAAGGTCATACCGCTCACATCAGGCAGGGACTCGGCAGCCACCGCGCCAATGTCAACGCTTCTCATTTGTTCAAGTTCCTGTGTAGTTAATTTCACGGTAAACCTCCTTCGCAGATTGATAGAACGCCTCCCGCTGTATGGTGGGGAAACGCAACAGGCCAGCACCACCGGGATGCTGGCCTGTTGCCTTACTCCACCTTGGGACACTTTGTCTCGAGGTTTATTATAGTTTTTGAATATTAGAGAGCGCCGCACATATTTACTTGGCCTGTCCAAAGACAATCGTTATTTTCTGTGCGGCGCTCTCAACGCAAGTAAAGCGACAAGCCCGGAGGAACAGGCAGCCAACCTGTTCAGCGCCGGATCATGGCCTTGGGATGGCCGGGCCCATTTACAGTGTTGGTGTTGTTCGCTCAATCCCTTTTGGGAAATGTCACCGCGCACCCACCGTTTGGCTCCCCGTACTTACTCAGGGTTGCCGTTATTCCCTTGCGTTAAGAAGAAAACCTCCTCTCATAAACCGAGACATTTTTTCATCAATTCCAAGTGGGTTAAGAAGAAAAAATCAAAAAGTTTTTTTCATGCGTTCAAGGCCACGCTTGATCGACTGGCGAATAGACTCCTCATGTACGCCCTCGGCCTCGGCAATTTCCTTAATCGACTTGCCAAGAATGATATGTGCGTCAATTCTGCGGCCCTGGATCTCCGGCAGAGAATTGAGAGCGTTCCACAGACGAAGAAAGGTTTCCATCCGTTCAAGGAGCTCCTGCGGGGTCGGCTCATGCAGGCAAGCGGAATATTCAATCCCGTCATCGCAGTCCAGAGAATACTGCGCCTTGTGCCGGGAGAGCCGCCGCTGGTAGGCCATTTCATAGCGGGCATCGGCCTTGAATACCTCGGCCACCTCGTCAGAAACTTCGATAAGCTGATCCTGCGTGTACCAATAATAAAATTCTTTCAAATTGATAGTAGTCAT